AGGTTTTTCTCTGATACCCTGTTCATGCTAGATAGAGTAGATTGCATCCTTGTACACAAATGTATACGAGTATTACAAACTTGTACAGGTGTTTTAAGGTGTCTCACACTCCGTTACACGTCGTTTTACAAACTAACTGGTACAAATGTATTAGAACAACAAAAAAAGCCCTTCACGGTGTGTGAGGGGCTTCTCTGCTATAATGTGGGGTTTGCTAGTAGCTCACTGGAATGCAAGCGCAACTCCTAGTAGCTCACTGGAACAGAGCCGAAAATACTTAGTAGCTCACTAGAACGCATAGGTAACTACAGGGCTTGTCCATTTAGCTCATGAGCAAATACGCCCATCGGAGCTAATAGCATCATCTGACAATTGTCAGACAATTACGACAACAGGTATCTACAAAATGTGCATCGACCTGCTCCAACAGAATAGCACATTAAATGACAACAATACAAGCATAGACAAAATAAAAGTTTTTTATACATATTCTGACTAACTAAATATTCTGACAATTAGCAGCACGTATAAATATCACAGATGAGGCTATTTGTCAAGTTAAAAGAGTATTGCAAATGTTCTGACAATTTGATAAGGGCGAACAGTGCTAATAGTCTGACTGTCATAATAGTGTGAATTGTGCTATTGTTCGGATTATTCTAAATAGTCTGAACATTTAGATAAAAACCCTCGGGAATTATTAGTTGATTATTCTTAATTGTCTGATAATTGCGAATAATATAATAGTCTGACAATTATAATGTTCGTGTTATTGTAAATATTCTGATAGTTTGAATGTTATGAATAGTCTAAATAGTCTGACAATTGTAAGAGGCTGCAATAGAATTAACTGACAATTCAAAATATTCACGCAATTATGATAGTCAGCCTATTCTAAATATTCTGACAATTAGAACAGTCCAACAATTATCATTAGTGTGAATATTCTGACAATTGTTTGATAAGGAGCTGCTGTTAAATTATCTGACAATTCATACTATTCAAGTTATCATACTATTTCGAATACATTGTTAACTTGACATTTGCGTTGATGTGTGGTAAACGTGTGTGAGCTATTTGTCAGACAATTCAAATAGTCAGACAATTCTGACAATAATAAGATGACTAAATATTCTGACAATTTGTGAAGCCTTGGTATCACTGGGATTGGAGGCTATTTCCTCTGTATGGGCTGTTAGGAGGCTAGGTAATACAAATACTAGGGCTATATACTAGAATCGCTGTACGGGGCTGTGAGGGGCTTTAAAATAGATTTGACAAATAGATAATTATGTGATATGGGAAGTTATCAGATAATTCTGACTATCAGACAATTTAAAATCCCTATTATATTGCATAGGAGCGCGCATATGTGGTTATCATAGTAATAGCTAAATGTCAAGTTAATCTTATATTCTGACAAATTAACTGTTTATAATATTCTGACAATTTCGAATAAACTTTTATTTTGTCAAGGGGTTGTATTATTCGTCGATATATGAGATATTATAGGAGCAGCAGGGAAACACCTTGCTAGCATACATAACGAAGGATGGTAGATGAATATGACATACGAGAACGAATTTGAAATGGAACATGATTTTATATGTGATGATATTGGCGAATGCCTTAAGTGTAATGAAGATTCTAACAATTGCGAATGTGAGATAATTATAGAGGAGGAAGTTGAAATGAGAACAGCTATTAAAGCAGGTCAATTTGAGTTAGGTCAAGTGGTAGAGGTTACAATGATGTCAGGCAATCAATACAAAGGTTATGTGACTGACTTCACTGATAGTCAAACGCTTGTATGGTTAAACGTTGGCGGCGTATTAGAACAAATTAATATGCATCACGTGGTATGCGCTATGCTTATCACTGAGAAGGTAGAGGCTAAAGAAGCACCTTATCATATTGGACAACTATTATTCGTTGAATGTCCAAACGGATTATATTTCTCAGGTCGCATCGTTGATATCGGTCTTGATACTAATATTATTTGGGTTAATCGTACGACTACGGATGAGTGGGTTTTAGTTAACGTTGCTAAATCTCGTATTACTGTATTAGACGAGCCAAAAGAGGAAATCAGCGAGGAGTTAGCGAATGAGGTTAAAGCGGCTACTCCTGCTCCTTTAGATGTAAAGAATATTACTCAAATTAAAGGGGAATATAAAGAGGAGCTTGCAGAGTTATGGGAAGGCGAACCGGACTATCATGAAGTACGTGTATTTAATAGCGAAGAAGATGACACGGAGATTTACGACGTGGAGTTTGCTGCATACGATGAGGACGGGCAATACCTATTCTGCATTTATTTCGGTACTTACTACGATGAGAAGGAAGCTACTAAGGCAGCTCGTGCAATGAGAACTAAGCTACGTAAATACTATGACATTAAGGGTCAAGTATACACGTACGCATGCTAGACGGGGCTTCACGCCCCTTATAATTGTAAGCTCACTATTATATAGATAAAAGGATGGGATATTATGAACGCTAATATCGAACTTGCTATTATTGAACTCGAACAAATTGTTAAGCATGCTGAGGTTCTTGGTGCTATGTATAAGACTAGACAAACGTACTCAATTGTATTACCTGCTCATATGCACGTTCATATCATTGACGCTTCGACGTTTATTGACAAGGGCATGAAGGGCGTTAAACACGATATGGCACTGGTAGAGGCTACGTATGTATCAAAGCGTATTAGCGCTATCGTGTCCGGCGTAGTTAAGCAGGAGCATAAGACAGATACTGCTATTAGAGACCTGCAAAGAGCCGCTGAAGACTTGATTGAGAATTTGCGCAAATGGAATAAATAGTATGAGGAGGGGTGACCCTCCTTTATACCCTATTGACAATTTTTTTTTTATATGCTTACTTGACATACGGTTTGATATGTGGTATAACCCCGCCCCTACCATAAAACCATAAATTTGTCAAGTAGTATTTTACTACCGCTCTACCTGAGGTAAAAATTTTCTGAACTGTGAAAAACTTTCTATATATTAGATACTATCTTGTATATACATAAACTGCTAACGGAGCTATTACCACCCCTGATATAAGTAAGCACATAAGATACACCCTGATAGCAATCTTCAGCATCTCACTAATATTCCTGCCATTTACCGCCCCTAATACTAAGCACATAATAAGTGATATAGTAAGTCCGAGAATAATCTCCACTATACCCACCCCCTATACTTTTATTTTACAAAATTCCTGCTGCAAAGGCAAGCATCCAGATACAAAAAATTACCAGACAAAAAATTAATGCTGTAGCAATGCAGATAAGAACACTTGTTCCGTTTGCCCGAATACCACCGTTTCTAACGTACTGTACGAACCCATAAAGGTAATACATGCCTCCTCCTATAATAAGTAAGACCAACCATAGTCCCATAATACCTACCCCCTACTGTTTATAAGTATATTTTACCACATACTCCAAAACATTGCAAGTAATCCAGACAAACCAATTTCCATAAATGATACGAGGAACACCATAACAATAATGTATGCGACCTGTCCGTCTGATGGAGGGTCTGGGTCCGTTATAACATCCTCACACATATCCCAGATTACTTTAACACCCCACCCCATTACAATTAAGGTAGTAAGCATATATAATGTTATCATTTATATCACCCCCATAACGTAACATACCGTACACACACCGTATAGGATTGTTAGAATGATAGTTACCATTGCGAATATAAAGTTCATCATTTCATCGAACGTACTAGGGTTATATCCTATCTGGTCTTTTATCTTCTGTGCTTTACTTACCTCATCATTAACAATGTACCATAATACTAAAAGTCCTATACCTAGTATAATTAGGACAATGCCCATTCACCCACCCCCTATCATTTTCCAGAAAATTTTAAACGTTGGTTATGGAGTACTTCCATATTATGGTAACTTAGGAAGGATAGAAGAGAAGATAATAATCGCTATTATGAGTCCGCCTATGATACGGTAACCCATTGTCTCGTCTGTCACGTTGAACGCAAACTCTAAGATTGCTAGTAGTGCTTCACTGATAAGGTAGAAGGCGATTAAGCCCACTACCATGCTACCTAGTATTGTAACAAGTGCAAACATCAGTCTCCCTCCTTAGTATGTTTTAGAGTGCGTACCGTTACCATGGTCGATTACTAAGCGATATCCTTCTTTATCGAATATACCTTTCATATGTTCCGGTAACTGACGCTGTGTATAATGACGGAACCCACGTTTATCTCTCCCTACGATTCTATTAAAGTACCTACCTTCACCTGATACATGGTTTTGTTTCTTTGTGAAGAAGTATACTGTTACAGTTCGTTCTTCTACTTTGTTTGACTTACGATGTAATGCTAGTGGTAATAAATCTCTAAAGAAATTGTGAATGTAAATGGTAACTCGTTCTGTATGGAAGTTAGGGTCTAAGTCCCATACTACAGGTTCACGGTAAATACTCTCCATTGTTACATTGATGCTGCTCATTTCGTGTCGTAACATCAGCTTCTTATGTGGGTTACGTCTATTAATCTCTACCATTTGTCTATTACGTGTATGTCTTGTCATATGAATCTCCCCTTTACACTACATGTGTGAATCCGAATAAGTTGTTATCGTTAGCTCTATACGATACATAGTTCGTTACTTTTGTTACTCTTACTTTCCAGTTATCCTTACCCGTCTTCTTATTAAAACGTTTACCTTTCCAGTACGCGGCAGATAACGTCCGCATGCTGTACCTGTTCCATTTGAAATCTTTATCTAGTGTACCTGCACCTTTCTCGAACATGATACTAGTTGGCATTGTCATATTAATCTCGTAGTTCTCGTACATCTCTTTGTTTAAGTCTCTTAACTGTTTATTCCTTGTATGTCTTGTCATTCATATCTCTCCAATGCAGTTTTATGGAAATTATTGAATCCTTTTGCTGGTAGTACAAAGTTAGGTAGTCGCTCATAGTAATTGTACGTATGGTCCAGTTCACCTTCTGCTATAGCTAGGAAACATCTAACGGGTATGCTTACATTCATCTTATAGTGCTTTACCCCTATACTCTTTAACTGTCTGTTACGAGTATGTCTAGTCATCTTTTATTCCTCCATTCTATATATGAGCATATGAGGTATACAAGAGAGTTAATCCCCGCATACCCAATTAGAATAATAACTGCTAGTGACAGATAGAATTCGAACAGTTCTTTCATTAGTAGAACATCTTTCTATTTAACTGCTTGATAATGTGCCTCATTAAGTCTAAGTCATCAGTTGATATGTGTACACATTCGTATCTGTCATCACTATCAAACTCTATTACATGGTGGAATGCCCCTCCGCAGTATTGGTTAGAGATTGATAGTTCTGTATCTTCGTCCTTCATTACAATCTTCTCTGACTCGTATCCATCTGTACATTCACCTGCTGTATCTAATATTGCTATGAATCTCTCTACACGGTGTTTGTTTAGTACTAGTTTGAACTTAGTTTCACAATCTGTATCCTCGTACTTTACAACCATTTCGAACTCTGACTTAAGGTGTACTTTAACTAGCTCATCATGAACACCTTGGCTGTTTTTATGTTGACAATAAAATTTATGTTTACTATACATGTCGCATCCCCCATTCGATTTCTGGTCCTGTGTATACCTCTTCTACTTTAACTTTACCGTTTGCTTGGTGCGAAATATAAGTTCGTGTATCCTCACCTCTACGTCTAAATGACACTTGTGCAAACGTGTAGATGTAGAACGGTTTAAAAGGTCCGAACATTCCTAGACCATAAGACTTACGTTGTCTATAATTAGGGTTGTTAGGTGACGTTTCGACTTCGAATTCTCTTTCCCATCTAAAGGACTTGTCCAAGTTAAGTTCGATTAGGTTAAACTTCGCAATAGGTACATTGCGGATGCCTAACTTTTCTCCTGTACGGATACTTCTACCAAACTTACCTTTCGTCGCTTTCTCCATTTGCTTGTTACGTGTATGTCTTGTCATACTTCCACTCCTATCTCTTCCCTGTTAATGAATATCCACAAGTACTCTCGGAACTTAATTGCATCTTCTCGTGATGCGGTTATCCCTACGTAAGTTACATAGTCTACTAGTAATACTTGGCACATGGTAGGTAATATAGATATATAGAATTGATTACCATTTTTATCTGGGTGCTTACTCCCGCCAATATCTCCACTTGTCAAGTTATCACCAGAAAGAGTTTCATACATTTCTTTAGCTGTATCCTCATTGATAAAGAACTCAAAGTTATTCTCATTTTTCTCTCTAGGTATGCTTTTGTCATCCTCTAGTAGTACGTATAGGTAATCTCCATGAATACCTACTGTTAATTGAGATTCGTCTGGGTAGTCCGAACATGCTAATACTAACTCATCTACTTTCATTGTTTTCCCTCCTTCTGTTTCTCTCTAAATCGTTGCACAGCTTCTCTCTGCTTTTGTTTACCGTTACCTTCTTCCATATACTTCTTATGGTAAACTTTAACTCTATCTTTATTGTTGTAATACCATTCTCGTCTAGATTCGTTCACTCGTTCTTTATTTTCCCGTTTCCACTTCTCAGTCTTAGCGATAACGTGCTCTTTGTTGTTTTGATAGTATCGTTTACTTCTTTCCTTTTTCGCTTCCTCTGAACATAGTCTACATGTAAACTTCCTACCGTAAGACCCATCTCGGCGTATTGTGCCTGTCTTATCAAATGATTCGATGTCTTTTACTACACCGCACTTCTTACACTCTCGTACCTTAGCTGATGGGTCATACTTCAGTTGGTATGTCATGTAAACACCCCCTTGTTTTGTATATTATTATAGTACAACAGATTGATTGGAAAGTCAACCCATTTTATTGAATTCTTCTAAAATAGATTTATAGACTTCTATCAGTCCTTTATCATAGATGAACTTCTCATAAGCAGCTCCTACACTCCATAGGTTTAGACTGTGTTTTCCTAAATGTTTAATCTGGTCTAATGCGTCGTTACACTTCAGATAGGAATCCATGTATCCTACAATGTCGTAACCTTCTGTGTCTAATTCTTTTAAATTATCGAATCTACCTAGAACATGTTGAATGACTGCTAATTCTTTAACAAATATTTCTAGGAATGTAGCCTCAGCTCTACCATGCGTTATACACTCCTCTATAGCTTCTCCTAGCTGTCTCCCGCGCTCTACTAATGATAATTCATGTTCGTCTACTATGCGCAGCACTACACGGTTCTTTTCATCGATATCGTAATACTCTTGTTCTTCTGGATTCATCTTAGTCCCTCCTATTATCTATCATTAAGTCATGGTGGATTGTCTCTTCCATACGATAATTACATCTCTTACATACATGATGCCTTATCGTAAACCTTTTCATAACAACACTGCCTTTATGTTCCATTTTACATCCGAACAACGCACAAATTAATTGATTAATGAACGACACCCGAATTCACTCCTTTGTATGTGAAGAAATTAATATCGAACCAATACACATTCGCGAACTTACCTGTAATGTACTGAACATGTATATAATCATCAAACACCTGATGTACTACTACGTCTAACATATCCATTGTACCTCCAGTGAATTTGTCTTGTATGCAGATATCATATGTTGCACCTACTTCAAATTCATCTAGTATTAGCTTCTTAATGTGAGTTGTTTTCATGTGATTCTTTCCTCCATAATCTGTACGACATTGTACGACCAACTTTGGGGTTCATGTTATATTTAATAATAACTCCACCTTCTACTTTAGTCCAAGAGATTACATTCTTATCTACGTAGTAATAGTAGATTTCATCATTTTCGTCATACCTAAAGTTCGCTCTCTCTGTTCTACTCCAACGGAACGTAACATCTAGCTCTCTTCCCATTAGCGCGTTTCTGTATCTAGCGATAGTGAGGTTCTTGTCCTTCATAAGGAAATCGTGATTTAAACCTGTATCCATCTCTGCTGCTAAACGTCTCTGTCTGTTGCGTGTATGTCTCGTCATACTACCACACCCACCCTAGTCGCTTATTTTGTTTGTATCGATTGTACATGCTGCATAGCTCAGCTGTACTAACTTCTTCAAACCCTACTACATACTCGTCACCAAGTTCTCTCATCTTCATATAACAAAACTCAATCATCATTTTACGGATACTCATATTACCCCTCCTAGTATTCTAGTAATTCTGTTGCTTGTGCATGAGTCATAAATGTAATTGCACTTAATGCATGACGTGGCGTAATCGCGATACCGATACGGTCTGTCGTTGAGTTAATAACTGATACTGCTTTACTTCTGTCTTGTCTAGTTGCATACAGTTCTGTCTCCGGCTTAACCTTACCATCTAGCATCTGTGCAATGTTATACTTTAACTTAAGCATCTGTCCTTCGTTTAACATCGCTCGCTGCACGTACTGGATGTCTTTCGTACGACTTTCGATGATTGTCACTCCATAAACCGTACTACCATTGTCTCTTTCCGTTGTGATAATAACTGTGTCACTATAAGCGTTATCTCTATGCGTATTAATTGTTAACATTATTGTTCCTCCTCTAGTATATTTACTTCGATATCTAAACTGTAATCCTCTTTAACTAGTGAGAAAGAGGTATACTTACCTGTCTTATGGTCGTATGCCATAAAGTCTAGTTTATCATCCATGTCTTTTATATAATTCTTTAACTCTCCTATAGTCATTATAACACCCCTCTATTAAATTGTAAAGCATAAAATTACTGCTGATAGAATCCACACGATAAAACCACCGACTGCAATATCATTATCTTCAATTACGGTATAACCCATACCTTGGAAGGCGTTCATCAGATACATAAACAAGAAGGCTACCGTGCATGAGATTGCGTACCATCCAAAGCATGCAAATACAACAAAGAATATCTGCCCTAATAGAATCATTTAGAAATCACCAACTCATAACCGAACCAAGTAATAATGTAAACATCTTGTCCATTATAGAAGCGCGGTTTCCAATTCTTCCATTCCATTTGTCTCGCCTCCTTATATCTCCCCGTATTTTACAAAGCTCATAATATTATCATGTAGGTCTTTAATATCGTCATCATCCAAGTGTACCGATACAAGAGCAATCCCTTGCTGTCCGTAGATAATGTGATGTCTTTCGTGAGATTCACAGTATGAGCGCATTACGCCAAACTCTCTATCTTTTGTAAGTCCTAATTTATATCCATCTCGCATGTCATGTATCTCCTCATGTAAAGCTCGCCCTATAAGTTCCGCTTTATACTTATCTAGTTTTATATTAATCTTTACGTCTCGTACATCATCTCGGAACACGAACTTTAACTTATTCTTAACTACGGACAATTTAACTTGGTCTAAATCATTGTTCTCTTTGTTATGCTCACACTTGTATACTACTGCCATTGTTATACACCTCCTTGATAAAGTCGTTTAGCTGCAATGCTTGCTTAGTTGTGATACAGATACTCTCGGAGTCGTTAAGTCCTACTAGTAGTAGTGAGACTAGTGGAGTATTATACGCACGAGTGTCACGTACCCATATGCCTACATTATGGTTGATATCGAAACGTTCTTCTATCGTGCCTATCATAGCTGAACTAATTGCTGTTCGTATCTCCATCGCGTTTAGTAGAGGTACATTGATTGTTACTTCTACTCCGTTTAGCTTGTCCTGTACGGTAAACTTAATACCATTCTTCGTTTCCTTTACGATAAGGAAGTCTTTCTGGTCGAACGCTCGGTCGTTATAAAAGCAAGGGAATTTAAGTTTCGGTCTAAGTTTAAACATATTGCTCTCCTCCTAAAATATGGTTTGTAAATTTCGTCTTATCGGTTTACGGGTACAGCTTCCCATCGCGCAGAATCTTCTCTATTGTTTTTAATAGGTCCTCTGCATTACGTTGAGATAGATGAGCTGTTCCCATGTCTGCATCTTCGTCTTCTAATAAAACTACGATATGTTGTCTATCTTCCGTGCAGTCCGCTCTTTCTATATTAAGATATTCTTTTTCTTTCTCGTACTGGAACGCTTTCCAATCTCCTTCTATAACGTCCCTAAGACCTGTAATTATCTTGTGTATTTCTTTAACTTTTATATTTACTTTAACATGCGTGTCTTTCTCTTTATCTACGTGAACAAGTGATAGTTTACCTTTCTTCGTTACACCTACGATTAGGAACTCACCCTCGCAGTTAAAATCTCCGTTATGCTCACATGGGTACATCTTACGTGGACCAATCATAGTAACTCCCCTTCCATACCGAAGTGTCGGATTTGCTCATATACTTGTTCGAATTGAACCTTCTCTAGGTGAACTGATTCAAAGTCGTACTCCGATTCGATACCGAAGCAGTAATGCGGCGTTCCTAGACAGTTAATCAAATCTACATCGATACGCTTATCATCATTTACATCTACTACATTGCATCGTACATTCTCTAGTACATCCTCCATGCCACTCGTTAATTCTTGTGCCTGTTCTTGTGTAATCTTCACTTTTTCTTTATTGTTATGCTTCTCTTCCCCGATAGCAATAATCAACTTACCTTTCTTACTTACTTTAATTTTAAGAATATCGTAGTTGTTAGTTCCTAACGTTGTGTGTGCACATTTCCATTTTCTCATATTTACTACCTCCCTTTAAGTTACTCTTAGTATATCATTCTAGTTTTATAATTGCAACACTTTTCTGCAAAAAAAAAACTCCCGTTAGGAAGTTTTATGATTTTGATATATTTGAACCATGTCTGCTGCACTCATCCCTAAGAATTCCCACCATAGCCATAGTGTGGAGCCTAATAGTGCTGGGATGACGATTAATAGAATACACCATCCAGCTCGACTAATTAGACTACGTTTCTCGCAAAGCTTCTGTATCGTCGTGTAAAGCCCCTTACAGAGCATGAACGCGCATACCATATACGCTAATCCTTGCGCCCACGTTAGAAAGAATAACATTACTGCATCTACTGTTGATAATTGACTCATAATCCAAGCCCCTTCCCTATTGCTTTTAATGTCCATAAGAATAAAACTAGCAATACTATTAACGCGGCTACGCCACACAATTTATCTTTCGTTATATCAAATTTTGAGTATCGCAGCTCGTCATATGTGATAACGATGAGAAAGAAGAATACAAGTGCCATAATCGTGTTATTTATTAGAGATATCCAACCAACTTCAAAATTCACTTTATATCTCCTCCTAATACAAATATTAGTACCATTAACACTAGAAACATAGACCAACAAGATATAATTAGTCCGAACCCTATCGCAGCTATAACAGATGTCTGGGATAACTTGTTTGTTTTAAACAAGCACCCCAGAACAACCATCACCACACCTACGATGATTAGTAGAGTGATAGCCACTGTAATCAAAATATGTCCTCTCCAGTCTTACAATCTAGCATTTCCACTTTATGTGCATCTGGTTTAGGTTTGTTGAAGAAGAAGACACGGGTATCCGTTCTAAAGTACACCTCCCCGAATAGATACGTAGACTTAGGAGTTCGTAGAACGTTCCCTAGCTTGTCCATCTTGTATCGTTTTGTATTTCTTATACGGTAATTAGGCTTACGTACTTCTTTATGTGTAGTCTGTACGTATGGCATTTCCACATACGATTCGTCCATCTCCATAAAATACACACTTTCTATGTTATGCCTAATCTCTAGTGTACCGCCTACAGTCGCCATAATGGAGTGAATCTTACGTAACTGTCTATTTCTTGAGTGTCTTGGCACGTGACATCTCCTCCTGACGTTTTGCGATGATTCTAACCGCATCGATTACCTCTTGGAATTTTCTAAGTTTAAAGAATGCTACATTGTGAATATCTAATGGGTGTAGTGTCGCCATACCGAACAAACTTTTATCCTCTAACATCCAAGTTGATACACCTTCGATATGATTTGATGAGTAGTACTCTCTAGTAATAGTCATTGTTGACGCGCGGTGAGTGTACTCGTTTAGTTTCTTTTCTAAATTGTTTAGAAGTCTATGCGTTTCTGCTACATCTAACACAGCTGTTTGCTTTCTATTATTACCTTTTTTATCTTCTGTTTCATACTCTCTAATCGTTAACTTAAACTTACCTTTATCTGTTAGTCGTAGGTGCATGGTTGCGAAAATATTCTCACTATCACTATTAAAATCGAAACTCTTAATCATTTGTTTCTCCCCCATCTAATCGCTAATTTGAATACGAAGAGCTCTTTTCTCTGTTTGTTATACTCGATGTAATGATATCTCTTCAAATCTATGATTTTAGTATACCATAGTGTTTCTGCTAATGCAAACAATAATCTATATCTTTTTGTATCGAAGAAGAGACATCTAATAGTCTCTTCCTTATCGGTATGGTCGTATCTAGTAATATTCATATTATTGCTCCAGATAATGATTAATGAATGATACTAGTAAATCTTTGTCTGCTGGAGTGAATGTTACGCCTAGCGCTGCTCTCTCTAGTGTTAGCATGTGTTGTTCGAACGAATAAAGGTTACATACGTCTAGTTCCTCTTCTTTACTGATTTGAGGTAGCTGTACATAATTTCCCACTGGTTTACTAGTTCTGCCTTCTAAGATGTCTACTATTTGCTGCAACTGATTTTTATTTAGAATTACCGTTAGTTGGTCATCTTCTTCCGGTCCATCCACAAACATTAACTCGATTCCTGTTAAAGCTAGGTCAACCCTCAAGTATGAATCATCATAATCTACATCACGAATGATAAACATATTAATTTCCTCCTTCTAATAGTTCTGCTAGTTCGATTAGCTGCATTGTTAAATCCTCTGCCTTATCGATTGTCATAAACATTACCGCGCATGTCGCGTTATCAGGATTTACAGCTACACCAATTGCCCCACCACTAGCCCATACAGATAGTGACGCGCTACTATTCTTCTTAACGAATCTCTCTTTTACAGAAATGTATCCATTAGATATTGTGTCATCGTATAGTTTCTCTCTAAACTTTTCTGTTGTTTTTGTTAACTTATAGATAAACTTTTCTAATTGTTTATAACTGAGCTTAGTGCTCTTTTCATACGGGAATGTATTACCGATATCTTCGATTACGGTGAATTTTACTCTATCCCCGTTACCATAATACTCTACATTTAACTTGTCCTTATCTGCTCCGTGCTCCCCATTAGAAACAACTGATATTAACTTATCCATTATAACTCCTCCTTATTGTTTGTATCTTCTTTTTAAAATCTCATCTGCTTGTGTATCAATTGCGTTTACTGCTGTTTGTGCATCTTCTCGTGTAATCGATAATGTCACTAATTTAGCTACACCGTCCTCCTCCTCAATCACACTTACCATTATCGTATCTCCTGTCATTGACACGTGTGTCTTAAACTTAACTTGGCTCCCGTTATTCGCATTTATAAAATTAAATACATTTCTGTTCATGATATCTTCACTTACTTTACCGAACGCAATGTGCTCCAGTAATCTTACGAATCTAGTTGTATATTCATTCGTAAACTTCAATTTAAATGTAATTTTATCGATAGATTCAGTTACATCTCGTCCAATAACAGTTAATTTTATGTTACCTTTCTTAGTTAACTTGCCTTCGATAAACTCATCCGCCATAGTTGTATCTATAATTTTAAACACTAAGCAAGTCCTCCTCTAAAGAAATCAGCTTGTTATCAATCACTTTAAGAATATCTGTTAGGTCTTCATACTGTATGACGATAACTTCCCAATCAGTCTGTATGCTGCCATCTAATGTACCTACTACAAATCCAAGGTTCACGAACGCAATCTCAACTTCTAGGAACTTGTCCGACTTCTCGATGACAATAGATGTGCCATCAGGAATGTCAGATTCATCTGCATTCGCTACTCCATGAAGTTTTTTAGATAGTTTTTTCAACTTATTGTAACCTAGTTTAATCGAAAACGTACCGCCACAATCTCCCGTATCCTTAACTTTAAACTTAAGTTTATCACCTGCATCCTTAATGCTTAATGTTACATTGTCGTTATCATTTTCTACTACCTTTAACATATTATCTCCTCCTTATAGTTATATATTACACTACTAATCTTTACTTGTCAATGGCTATTTTCCATTTCATACCGATAAATTCACCGACAAGTTTAACTGCTTCTCTGCTGTCTTCCCATACAAACGCATACTTATCAGTACAATCGATATTTTGATATCCTGCATATTCACAAACTAGTAAATCGTCCTCCTCTGCAATAGAGATAGCTGTAAAGAAGTCTAGGAAAGGTCTCTCCATGATTCTAACGTTTCTTAATGGGATGCTAACTACCTCTTCTCGCTTGTGGAACTGAATAAATGCGGTACCTTTGTGAGGATTCTCCGTCACTAATCCTACTAAACCTTCATACTTTCTGATACCCTCTACCCACACTCTATCATACTGTCTAATCATCGTCCTAACCTCCGTACTTTTATTGTAACTGCATGCATATGGTCAACTTCTAACATCTCGACAACATATGGCTCCTTTTGTAAGTGGATAACACAGCCCTGATACAATGTTCCGAATGTCATTAACTGCTCGTGAAAATGATAACCTACTAAACCGTTCTTGTCGACAACTTTAATCTTTTCTCTAAACATAGATAAACTCCTTCTTTGCTTGTTCTTTTGTTAACACTTTAAACTCATCATTGTTATTAGGAAAGCATAGCAGCCTGTCCCATATTAATTCTTTCATGTAATCCATTCGTCCAGAACCATAAGGTGAACCATTTAGTACTAAAACGTAGTACTCGTCACCCACAGGTGATGTTGATTTCGGCTCCAGTCGTTTCGGTCTTTCCATTGTCGCTAACATCTGTTATCACTCCATCCTTATCTATTGTGAATCTACCACAAACATACTTTCTAGCATTCTGCTTTCTAATTAAAACTAGATTACCTTCCATAAAGTACGGGTCTGTTGTTTCTCCTCTAAGGAATCTTTTATGAACCCAATCAACGTCTGTTGCTGTTCCTCCGTACTTTCTAACTGTAACACCGTTGTTATAAAATGTCAAGGAATGTTTTGCCATTAGTAGTCCACCTTCTGTATTGTTTTAGGTCTATGCTCCGTCCAACCTCCACGAGGAGTCCATGTCTCTTTCGTTTCCGAATCGAACACCATAATGTTGTAGTCTTGTAAGAATAAATTGAAACCTTGCAATGTCTCCATGTCTGGCTCTTTTAACAGTCGTTCCACATCGGTCCAATGTTCAGATGTAAAGACAATATCGCTTAAATCGCCTTTAGGGTAATATTCTACCGTATGGAATACCCAGTATCTATTAAATAAGTCAATCTCTAAAAACCCCATGTTATCTCCTCCTTATGATTAAATAATAGCATAATATTCCATAGATTACAAGAGAAAATAAAAAAAAAAACTTAGAAATTAATCTAAGTCCTTTTTCAATAAGAATTCACAACCTAAAGATTTATACGTATAACGTCTTTCCCACTCTTCTAGCCTAAACCACTTTAGTTCCGTTTCTTTTGTTCCGCAGCGTGGACACCGACTCTCCGCTGTAAACAGAACCTCTATCTCATCTTTTGTGTAACCCCTAGATATGCCAAGTGGTGTAGGCGTCCAAGGTCTCACATCGCCTCGTTTATGTCCGAACCATTTGCACAGTAGACTCATCGTAACCACCCCATGTTAACTAATAGACTGAGTCCATTTATTAGTGTTAGTAATACCATAGATGCCTTAGAAACTGCACTCATATACTCGAACTCTGCGTATAATACACACATACAAGCTATGATTGCTAAGATATTAAGTCCTGCAACGAAACCGAGAGCACTCATTTTTCGTCCTCCTCAAACATAATCGTTTCATCTAGTCTAATCACAAACGATTTAGTGAACTCGTAGTTGAAGAACTTCAATGTCTTATTATCGTCTTCTAGTAAACTTTCGATACTAGACTCATACTCATGATACATGCTTAACTGTTCTTCGTTCTTCATATGAATTAATACATGCTTTGCTTTGTGTTTACGAGCCTCCTTTTTGCTTAAAAGCTCTACAGTAATTCTATCATGGTCCATGTCGTACTCCATAGGATATCTTGAATCCCAGTTTCGTGAATTCTTCTCTCTTAGCGTTTTAGAATCGAAGAAGAATGATTTAACTTTCGGTTCTCCTTCCTTCTTGATAGGGTTATCTACATGAACTACTATAACATCGCCGTCAATGTTAACAACTTTACCATCTACATACGTTGCTCCATTGTATCTTTTATATAATCTAATTACCGCTTTATCGTGAACCTTAAACATTGTAGTCAGCTCCCTTTGGTAGGATTACGTATTGTTCCCAAAATAGGTACAGGTGATATGATAGTAGACCGAACATAGCCAATCTATACTGGTACGGCGTGTCTATAAAACTAAATGTACAATATAAGATGGTTACTAAAATCATACCAACCTTCATCTTCATTGCTGTATTATACTCAATCACGGTCTCACCTTCTTATTCGATTTTACTAGAATACCAATGTTCTTAAATACAAACACATTCTCTTCAATCGTAGGCGTCCGTAACATAACGCTGTTGATTGTTCCTTGCTTAATTGTACATTTCCCTAGTTGTTTATATCGTGCATGTCTTGTCATTAATAATCCACCCTTCTAACTTCATATGGTAAAAACGCACTTATAATTCCTGATACAAGCAGTGCTATAAGATACGTCCAACTGAACCCTTCTGTTACCATTAAGAATATTGATATAGTTCCCACTGCGTCCGATATCGTATATAGTAATCTACCCATTAATGTTTCACCCCTTTCGCCTGTGCAAATGCCTCTTCCATGTGATTTAGTACACGAGGCTCGTATTGTCGTTCACTTTGAATCTTTTCGATGTTTCGCAGTTGTGCTAGTAGCTCTCGAGTATCTTTAGCTAAATCGTGATTCTTGTATTTAGCCATAAGCGCCTTGATAGGTTTAGTCGCCTCAATTAATTCTTTAGCTACACGTCGTCTCTCAGCTGCTCGTCCTAGCTCGTCCCATTTAGCTGCTTTCTCTTCTACTGTTTTACCTTTACGCAAGAACTCTGCATCATGGAACATGTCCTGACGAATACCATCTATGTGTTTTACATCATCGATAGCTGAGTTATGAGCTTTAGGATACTTGTTAAAGATATTCATAGCTCCTGTCATATCCTTAATGATAGCTGATACGCTGTAATCTGCGAACTCTCCACTTTTTCTTAGTTCATCGCGATACTTGTTCTTCTCTACTTTGTCGTTCACTTGGTCATACGCTTCTTGCAGCTTAGCTTTATTCTCCTTTGTCATTCTTCCGCCATCTAGTACATCCTTTAGTAAATCTCTAACTTCTGTTAAATTCATGTTAACTACCCCCGAGTTTTTATTGTTTATGATGACTGTGAATCTATATGGTCTTACTCATCTCATCACCACTTTCTACAATTTATATATTATCATAGATTGCTAGTCTTGTAAAGGCTTTTCTAAAGATAACCCCATTTCTTTTATCTCTTCTTTAGCTTTTCTAATTTCATGAACCAGCATGTCCAACGTTAAGATAGTATCTTTATCTTCTTTACCTACTTTATCGATTAGGTATAAGCAAGCCTTCTCTAAGTTAGCGTGGTATCCTGTCGCGCTATACTTTTCGATTTTGCTACGTTCTGCAAAATCTGCATCCGTTTCATCTTTCTTCTGTACCGGAATGACTTTCTCGTTAATAATAATGTTATGCGTATCAGATGTTAACTTATACTTATCTCCGATTTTGATATCCAATTACTTGTCCTCCTCATCTTGTGAAGCTGCCCAGAGACCTAACATCTCTAGGACAACCCCTATCAATTCTAAGAAAGTACCCATTACAGTACGTCCTCACCGTCTAATGTCACAGATAATCCATCAAATACTAAGAACTCTGCCAGAATCTCCATATCTCCACTAGCGACAACCATGTCCCACGCTTCACCTTCATACCCGAACTCATAAGCTAGCTCTTCAACTACGCTATCAAACCTACTTCCTTCTACATGTCCGAAATTAACATCAATATATGCCATGTTATCAATCCACCTTTTTATAAATTGCAAACTCGTATTTTATCCCATTATGCTCATGAACTTCTCTAGTCTCTCCTTTGTTGAAGAAACGCTTGTACACTTTCGTGTCAAATGGAGGGTAGAATGTATCTGCTCCGAACAATGCATCAATCTCTGTTACATAATGCCTGTTCACCATAGGCGCGAATTGTCTATAAATCTCTCCTCCACCAATAACCATAATCTCTTTCTCATCTTTAAAGTAGTTCAACATCTCATGGATGTTATGGAATACAATTACATCTTTATCTATCGGTACAAAATCTTTATTCCTAGTTAATACCACGTTGACACGTTTCTCTAGGAACTTACCGATTGACAGATGCGTCTTGGAGCCCATCACAACTACCTTTCCTATCGTTTGCTTTCTGAACCACGCTAGGTCTTTCGGTAGGTGGATTAGTAGTTTGTTATCCAATCCTATACCACCATTTCTGTCTCGTGCCACGATGCTGCTAATAATCAATCCTATTCCTCCTCGTCGATGAACTCACGGAACTCTTCTAATGTTTCGTCGTGTTCTGCGATGTATTTAGCTAAGATAACAAGTGCTTCATCCTCTTTCTCTTCTGTTCTATCTGGGTCGATAACTAAAGCGAATGTAATATCCTCATCATCCGTAAACAGGTAGTAGTTAGGGTCATCAGCCTCTAACGATGGATACTCCACTTGCCATTCTGCGAACTGCTCTTCTGTAATATATTTGTTCTCTAACGCCCATTCCATGAAATCAGGAGCATGTAGGTTGTACCCATAATGGTCTACAAATGATTCCCCGTTCTCAATTTCCCACTGTTTAATCTCAGAAAATACTACTTCGTGTCTCATGTTTATCATCCTCTCTCTTTGATATGAGTTAATCTTATCACACGATTTACTAGATTGCAAGACTTTTATAAAAAAAAAAAGAAGAAGATTTTACTCTTCTCCCTCTTCTAGATTAGATAGTTGATATACAACCTCATCAATCTCCGCATCTAGGTCAGTTACTTTGTCTTCTAAATGGTTCTGGATGCGTTCTTCTTCCTTAAGTTTGGCTTCCATATCATCCAGTTCGTTTTCTTTTCGTCGTAAGTCCTGCTCTAGTTCCTCAATCTCGCACTCTAGGTTATCAATCTCGTAACCCGTCTCATTAACACTAATCGTTACCTCATCTAACTCGCGTTCCGCCTTTTCTAACGAATCCTTAAGGTCACTCAGTTTATTTATTAATTCTATTCTCTCACTCATTAGAATCGCCCCTCATTAATAGTGTCTCTAATAATTTCGTCTAGCCAATCAATCATATTCTCTGGATTATTCGTATTATTCTTAACCACGTAGTCTACTTTTTCGTTCATTAACGTAGCTTCTGTCTCGTGTTTAATAGTCTTCTCGTCTACAACCTCTCCAGACGCCTTTATACGCTCGATACGAATGCCTTCGTCAACTTCTAGTCTAATTATAGTAAAACCGTTTGCGCGGGCGTATTCGAACTCATTAGGCTGTCTAAGACCAGTTAATAGAACCTTCTGGTGTGGGTTGTTTCTTAGTGACATTCCGTTGCCGGATTCATGTTTTCTTTGTTTAATGGCAACTGAGTCATTGTGAATACGTCGCTGCACCTTGTCAATCCAGTAGTCGTCTCCATGCACATATCGCTTTAATTGACCGAATAATTGATAACCTTCTCGAGGTTTACCGTCATGCTGAGCATACTCATATGGACCTTTCATAGCATCTTCGTCATAGTCTAATTTCAAGTCATCGCTCATGTCGTACACATAGAAACCATACATTTCACTAGCGTAATCAGCTGCGGTTGATTTACCTGTTCGAGCTAACCCTGTAATAGCAATCTTGTGCTTAATACCTAACTTTTCGAACGATGCATGCATATCTTTATAACTCATTATTTTACCTCCGCTAATTCAATTTCTTGATTAATCATGGTTTTGATACGGTCGAACTCCTCTGCACTCATAAATCCTTTATCAAATAACACCTGCATGTCCTTTAACTCGTTAATTAACAGTTGTACGTTGTTCATTTTACTTCCTCCTTATGCATGTTTATTTCGTTTGTAAATTGTTCTTCAACAGCTCGTTTGAATTCTCGAAGTATATACTTTACTTGGTCCTTTGTTAACGGACCGTTCTTTGCGCGTCTATCAGTCCAAAGGTATAAACTAAGCATATCCTGTTCGAACGGTGTCACTATTTCTTCACCTCGCCCACTGATACGCGACCCTTAATAGTTTCATGGTGCTTATATTCTGTGAACTCCATGTCTTCCCACTTGTAGTCTGTAATCTTCTCTTTCACACCGTTAACTTTAAGTTGCGGCTGCGGGAATGGTTTACGTGAAATCTGTAATTCTACCTGTTTTAAGTGGTTTAAATAGATATGTGCATCTCCTGCATCATATGTTAATGAACCTACTTTTAACCCAGTCATAGCCGCTACTAAGAATAATAGATACCCATAAGAGCTTACGTTGAACGCATAACCTAAGAATAAATCATTAGAGCGCATTGAGAATTTGAGATTCAAAGTATCCTTGTTACTTACATAGAATTGAAATGCTACGTGACAACAAGGTAATGCTGCCTTCTTGAAGGCTGTTGGGTGCCACGCGCTTATATATAATCTTCTTGATTCTGGGTTTCTCTTAATCTCTTCAATAACCCATTCAATCTGATTAAACCCTTCACTGTTCCAGTCAGTCCATTGTTTACCATAAATAGGTCCTAAATCGAATCCGTAGATGCTAGCCATCTCTATGAAACTATCAAAATCTAATTCTCCACCTAGTTCTTGGTAGAAACGATAAGCATCTGCATCCCATATATGAACATTTCTATCTAATAACCACTTAAGGTCCGTACTTCCACTTAAGAACCACATAAGCTCTTCAAATACTACGCGTAAGGGTACCTTTTTATTTGTAACTACAGGGAACTTATTGCTGCAATCGAATGTGTGATTTACATTAAATAGACTAATAGTGCCTGTCCCAGTTCGGTCCTCTCTGCGCTCGCCATGTGTTAATACATCCTTAAACATAGCATTCGTTAAATAATCTACGTCGTTTTCTCTAATCTGCTGTAATGTTGTCATTTGTTTTCTCCTTTAGCAATGATATAAATATTTAGCCCCACATACAGGACAAAAATATGTTTTATGATTTGAATAGTATCCTTTTTCTGTTTTCATATGGAACCACCAGTGACCTAGTAGCCAACATGTGAATGACGCTCTTTTAAAACTGCTAGCGTATTCTGAGCCGCTTAAGAAAGGGCTTTTCTTCATATCCCTCACGAACAACCAGAACACGCATAAAAATGCAGTTATTAATAGTCTTACTTGTTCCATAATTCATCCAAGAAGTCACTGTAGTTATTTAATTCTTCGTCTGTTAGTGATTCTAAGTCGCGCGGAGCCATCCCGAATGCTTTCTCACTCTCACGGATGAATTCTCGGAACGTTTGGTCATTCTGTACATCCGTAACCCCGTGTAATTTATAAGCCTCTTTAACTTGTACATCTAATAGTTCATTCGTAACCTTCAACATATTATCTATCCCCTCTCTCGTCCTCATATCTCTTTTGAAATTCTTGAATCCAAGTCGGTATCTCCTCTTCCAACTTCAATTCTTTATGTGCCGTTGTCTTGTTGCATTTAACACAGTGTAGGTCTTTTGTATGGTCTCTCTTTTTCATTCGACCTCCACTTCTCCATAGTCGTGTAACATGGTTACATTCACTACATCTTAGGCTGGTCTCCTTTACATGTGTATTTTTCTCTCTAGCCATTTGTTCTCTCCTTTCTTTTGTATAGTCTTACTATACACTATAGGAGTATATAAGTCAATACTTTTATAAAAAAAAAAGAGAGATAGAATTAACTATCTCTACTTTAGTTGGTTCGCAACATCTAAGATACCGTTGAAATCACTATCTTTGTTGAATCCAAACAAAATTTCGATACCCGTAACCTTAACCGCAGCTGTTACTGGAATAGTCTTACTCTCTAAAACTACACTAGTATTAAACTCTGGGGTATTCTTAATTGTCTTAGCTGCACGCATCATCTTAACAACTTCAGTATCCTTAGCTTGGACAAGTTCCGCCGGAAGGAATACTGCACCCTCAAGTGTAGTACCTCCCAGAATCTCTCGTCGTTGAAACTTCTCTACTGATAGAATGAAATTTTCTAAGAATGTTCGTCGTGATGGGAACTTGCTTACTTTAACCTCGTCAATCGCGGATGATACTTCTTCGGTTACCTCTTTACCTAGTTCCATTAGTTGTTCACCACCAATTGTAATTTTTCTTTAACTTTTTCTTCTTCTTCGAATGTATTCTTAACCCACTCTTTGTAGTGTTCTTTCTTAACGAATGAAATAATAACCGCTACTTCAGAGCCCTCTAGTCCGGTCTGGATAGGACTTAGATTAGTAGGGTTAGAATTAGTACCATCGTCAGTTACAACCACTACATCGCCACCTAAATCAATTACATGCCCATCAGCAATGTGTTGTCGGAACATATCCTGTAGCATCTTCATATCAACGCCATAGTCCATACCTTTAGCGAAAATCTTTTTGTGGAGTTCTGGGTCGTCGTGCCAATTACTTACAATTTGAATGAAGTGTGGTACTTTTTCCTCATCTGTTGATGGATATAAAGTAAACTGATAGTTTTCAAATCTATTTTTAATAAGCTGCGCTACTAGGTCAATTACTTCACCATACTGAGTTACAGATGCTTTTCGTGATACGATATCTGTTAAACTCATTGTATTTTTAATACCTTCTACCTTTGTATCTAATTTTGTCATGTTATCGTCTCCTTTAATTTCGTTTTTAATTTCACTAAGCTTTCCTATAGCCTTCTTTATCGAGTCGCTATATCTTACTTCTTCTTTGTGCTCCTTTACGGATTTCTTAACTCCGAAGAACAGCACGAGTGTGTACCCTAGTAAAGCAATTATTATAACCTTCACTATAAGATAGTTGACATCGAAAGACCCTGACACATCAACGTCTTCCTTTTAGTCTCTCTTTAATATAGTCATATCCCATTCCAACCAAAACGAAAGGAGCTGCAATAACCACCAAAACTAGACCAAATGCGATAGCTCCTAGAACGAGTGCTACTGATATTAAAGCCATAACTAGTAGTAACGGAACACATACAATAATCTGCAAGATTACTAGTAATACTTCCAAAATTCCTAATACAAATTTCATTTAATCACCTCTATTCTATTATAACATAGTTTAGAATAATGAGAATTGACCGTCTGCCTCTTCAACTAATGGCTCTGGTTCTGGCTCAATATACTCGGCATATTCTTGTTCTACAGTTTCTGTTAATGCTTGTTCAACAATATCATAGTCTTCGAAAGGTTCCCCTTCTACGCTTGTCCATTTTCCACCAAGCTCATAGTTATATCTTGCTACTACTGTTAACTCTCCAATAATACCTCGAGTGTGCGCTTCTTGTTCGATATTCCCCTCAGCTGCTTTCATTGTATCTGCTGCCTTAGTGAACTCGTAACTCTTCCCATTTGAACTCTCTACTATAAATTTGAATAACATGTATATCTCCTCCTTATGAATCTATAACTAGATTAACATGCTATTAAATTTTAGTCAATACTTTTCTTAAAATATTCACAGCACTTTCTAACCCTGCTCGGTCATCTAGCAAAATATTATAGTACAGCTTCTTGTTTTCACTAAATGGCAAGAAAGATGGCATTCTATTGATTGAATCATATGGTATCTTATTCTCTCGTAGATACTTACCAACCTCTTCCAACTGGTCATCCGGTCTAGCGGTATATACCATCAGATGCGCTCCAGCTTCATCTAGCTCATGGATAAGTTCAATAACTTCACTGTAATCATGACCTTCTTGGTGGTAGTCATATACGGTATTATCAAAATCATAAGCCACTACTATTTGCCCGTAAGTGTTCCATTCTCGCACTAACCTGTTAACTGCGTTTTCCTCTATCATAAAGTAGTCCATTATTGCTCCCCCTAAAGTAAAGAGCCCCGTAGGGCTCATATTATTTTGTGTAGCTTGCTAGAATTTCACGAACCTCAGCTAGTGATTGCTCACGTACTAGTTTACCATCTTCAAATACAGTTTCTAGTAAATCTCCTTCAATCGGAGCATCGTTAATGCTAATGTTATCGATTGTTACAATCTTACCATCACGCTCAACTACCGCTACACGACCTTTGTTTGATTTCTTAGTACCATCATCCGTTTTAGGATTCTTTTGGATAAGTTTTTCTTCACCTTTAACCTGCGCCCATGTCGCTTTCATCGCAAATCCTAATGAGTCACGAGTGTTGTACGCATAAGTGTAAGAACCTACTCCTAGTACTACGTTTTCAATGGAGAATCCAGCAGCTACTAAGCGAGAGTAAATCTCCTGCATGCGCTCATAAGTGATTGAATCTCCGTAGATAGCTCCAATACAAGGTGGTAACACTTTATACCCTTTACTATTAACTGTGAATCCGAAGATTTTAGCTAATGATGCTACTAGTCCCATACGCGCCCACTCATTATCTGCATTAGGGTCACCACATAAGATATCTTCCGGAACACCAGAGTCTGGTCGAATTACTAGCTTACCATCACGACCTTCAATTACATCTTTAAGGTTAGGTAGTACACGTGATACGTTATCCCAGAAGTCGAATGAATCTGATACAACGCTCACGATACCTGTAGGGTAAACTTCAGTTAACAGTCTACGGAATGTCGCTTCTTCATCTAAGTTTACATCAGCTGATGCGCACATCACACTATGCTCGGTAGCGCTAACAGAACCCGCAACTAACTCAGTCTCTACGTTAGCATTATAGTATTCTTCTAGATATACGATAGCTGGAATGCTGTCAGTTCCTACGAATGATAGTAGGTGACCAGAACCTGATTTCTCTGTAGTTTGTAATGAGCCCATTCCTCGCATAGAAAAGTCATGTAGTAACCATTTAACTAGTTCTGGGTATTCCATAGTTAGTTCTGCAAACTCATTCATAATTTTACGGTAATTGTATGCAATCGTTGCAGAAGTCATAGCTTGCCATAACTGGTTAGAGATAATAGTTTCTAGGAAGTTAGTAACCCAGAAGAAATCTTTATGAGTATTTTCGATTGTCATCATAGGTGTACGTAATGGAACTACAGTACCTTCTTTAACTGCTTTGATACGTACTGGCAGGTAACCTAATCGATGTAACTCTGCGATACGACTTCCGTCTGCCTTGTCTGCACCTAATGAATACTTTAGTATTCTCGTATACTGGTGAACCGCTACAATCTCTGGTAAATTGAAGAAGTGGTTTTCGAATGCTTCAATCAAGTCTTCTTTAATCATTCCTTGGATTCCCCAAGATACAACTCCGTCTGTGTAAGGCATGTACTTATTAGAACGAGGCGTCCATGTAGAGTAAATGAACTCTGTTCCTTCTGGATACTGTGGAGCATGTCCTGTTTTATAGAAATCAGTTCTTAACATAGGGTTTTTAGTTGCTGTCATAGTAAATTCCTCTTTTCGTTTTTTTTTATTTTCTACTCTCTTAGAGTACCATAACTTTCTAATCTAGTCAACTACTATTTTAAAATTGTTAATTTAGGATGTACATCTGTTTCGTCTAACATTGAATCTGACGTAAACACCTCGTTGATAAAGTGTGTCTTTAAAATCTCACCATCAAATATTGTTTTCTCACAGTGTGCAGTAAGTAGGTAAACCGACTCCGCGCCCATGTCTTTAGCTGTAACAGCTGCTCCGGAGTACTTACCGTTGAAGTATCCTACGAATGTTCCACCTTTAGAAATTAGGTCGTCCACAATTAGTACCTTTTTACCTTTTTCCATATCACCTAAAATTGAAAATCCTGTGATGTTTCCTGTTTGGAAGTCTCGTTCTTTATGACCTATTAAAGTCTTGAATCCTTTTAAATCTTTATATCTTCCTGCTGCACCAGCATCTGGGAACAACAAGTAATCTTCTTTTTTATTAAAATTAATAATGCGTAATACCTTTTCCATGTAATCAACTTTAGTAGGGAATACTGATAACGTCTTATCTACTACAGCTGGTGTTACATTTGAGTGTGGCTCCATGATGATAACTTTATGGAAGTTTAAGTTATTGATAAACTCTCCTACATATTTAAGTGTGAATACTGAGTTACCTTCTTCTCTATCCATTCGTGAGTAAGGCATGTATCTCACTTTCAAAATCATTTTATTACTGATACCGTGGTTATCTAGATGGCGCTTAACGAACATTAAGTTAATTAAGTCGCTGTTGTCCTCGTATTTAAACTCGATAACTGGAATGTCAGTACGACTTGCTGCTGCTTGAATTGCTCCGCCGTTTAATAGAATTTCTTTATTAGGAAACTCTGTAACTACTACTAACTCATCGTTTACTTTAATCATTTTTTCTCCTCCTTTTGTTTGTGTTCCTTGCTACAAACTTATAGTAACATGAGAATCTACTAAATGCAACAGTTTTTTACAAAAAAAAAAGAACCCCGAAGGATTCTTTTAATCTATTACTTAAATGTACCCCAGTAGTTCACGCGTTTACCGCCTTTAGATTCACCAGTAGCTAAGTAGCCGTAGCCATTACTACGTGGTTGACGAATCCAGACATAACCATCGTATTCGATACCGAAACCATTGTAGTTAACTGTAGAACCAGCCGGAAGTGTAGCGATTACTCCTGCACTTGTGAATGGTGCTGTACGTAACTTGATTGTAGTATTTGTTACGAAAGTTCCTGTCTCTTTAGTGAACCAGCTAGAATCGTAGTCACCAGATGGTGGCTTTGGAGCTGGCGCTGGGTCTTTAGGTTTTGGTTCTGGAGTTGGTGTACCGCCGCCACCGTTGCGTTTCTCATTAGCACGACGTTCACATTCCGCTTTAAACCAACCTACACGACCTTCATCTAACATACGGTGTGGGCAATATTTACCGTTACGCTCTTGGTGAGTCTTAACTTTAGAGATTGGAATATTGAAGCGTACCATTAAATCTGAGATATGCTCGATAGCGTTTAACTCAGCTTTACGATAACGTTCTCCACCGCTCAATGAGTAACAGATTTCTACACCGATAGAGTTACGGTTACCAGCTCCGTATGTGCCGTCTCCAGCGTGCCATGCATTGCGGTCAAATGGTACGACTTGTTGAACTTCGAAATCATCGACTGCTGTATGGAATGATGTACCTGTAGAGTTGTTACGAACGTTACGTACTTCTGCGGATGCAGATGCGTCATTATACGTGTTATGGAACGTAATCTCGGTAGGATTCATCCAGTTAGGTCCGATAACTTTCAAACGTTCTGGGTCCGTTACCAAGTATTGTGTATTGATATTCATCAATGAATCATCCTTTCTATTTTTGGCTGCTTCTAATATAGCGGCAGGTTCACTTTATTTCTAATAAATTAACCAGCAGCCGCTGCATCTTCTAACACTTTAACTCTAGCAGCTAACGCTTTTATAATGTCATCTACTTCTGTCTTGGTGTAAGTTGTCAACTGATTCGCTTTCTTACCTAACTCGTTATTCATAGTTGTCGTATCAGCTTTCTTACTGAGCGCGTTATTCATGTCAGTTGTATTGGCTTTCTTACCTAACTCAGTTGTCATATCTGATATATTAGCTTTCTTATCAAGAGCCGAAACATCTGCTTTCTTCTCTAGTAATCCATCAACTTCTGGTTTCTTATAATAATCTTCTAAATCAACATCATTACCTTTTCCGCTGTCACCTTCGGGTATATACATATTGTAATACATTTCATCTCTAACTAATTTAGACATACTGTAGTCCTCCTTCTATAAAATAAAGAACCATAACGTATAGTCATGGTTCCATTACTTATAATATAGCAGAACTTACCAGCCCTTCTCGAAGATATCCGGTTTGGCAGAAGTTCCCATTACGTCTAACGCGGTGTAATCGAATGCATTCTCGAAAGTTTTCTTAATGTATGGCTCTAGAATGTGTTCCATACCAACCATCGAATATACAGAAGATTGTGCAAAATGGTCAGGACCCTTGTCCATAATTACCTGATACATTTCTTTCGTTTTCTCATCTTGCTCATCTCGGATAACTACGTTTTGCCAATGCTCCAGATACAGTTTTAACAGCTGGTCTTCTTGTTGATAGAATCCTAGTCGACCCATCTTCATATCTGCAATGTGTTTCTTATTCTGTGTTAACTTATCCACTGTAACCATATTTCTATTCTCAGACCATACCGGAACGATTTGACCTGTTGAACGTGGGTTAGGGTTAACTTTAACCCCGTAAGCGACGCCTTCACCGAAGTGCTGGATTAGCTTGTCCACGTAGTTACCAGAGTCACCAATATCCGCACAGATAATATCTGGTTGATACGGAGAAATCTCGTTAATAACTTGCCATAAGTCCGCCTCAATGTTAGCTACTCCACGAGCACGTTCGATAGAGAACATACGGATTAAATCGATACGTCCGTCATCGCGGAATCCTCGTATAGTAACCCAGTGACGGTTACCCCAGTCAATACCTACAGATATGAATCTATAATCTCCTCGGTTATGCAATGGTTTAGGAAGATATTCTCTCTTGTGACCAAATACATCGTCTGGTTGAACGGCTAACGCTACGTCTTGGTAAGGGAACCCTAAAACGTAGTTGTAGAAATGCTGTTTTGACTCCGAGTTGATTTCTTTACGTTTAATATCATCAGCTGATAGCCATACAGCATTTAACTGAGATATTAAATATCCTCGTTTACCTTGGTTGTTTAATGAGCGGTCTGCGTAACGCGGTACCCACAAACCGTTATACCATCTATCTAAAGGCGCCTTACACTTCTGACAGATAAAACGGTACGTACCATCTCGAACTGTCTTTGCAAGTGTATCGACACCTGACGGGTCTAAACACTCTACGTTTAAATCGTAATCTATTTCTTGTGTGTAATTACATGCATCACATTTGTGCATATAAATACGTTGGTCCGACTCTTCAAACAATTTATGAATACCGTAGTTCGGTACAGTTGGCGTTGACCATCTACGCATAATCTTGAACTGAGATGATGCCATCGACTCGATAGCAGACTGCTCAGCTGAAGCGGGTACACGGTCGTACTCATCCATAGAAAGGTAGTCAATATCGATACCCTCTACCGCTGCTGCTTTAGAACTAGAACGGAAGATTAAGAAACTATTTCTAATTTTCTTTTTATCTAGTGAATCTACGTAAGGGTCCGTGATAGAACCATAGTATCCGGAAGCTAGTAACGGATTTATACGCGTAGATACAAAGTCTTTCATCTGTCTGTTCGTTGGGAACGTATACAGACATTTAACACCTGCGTAACTGTGGATGTCCGCGAAGTGCATCATTTCACCTACACCAACCTCTGACAGACCTAACTGACGAGATTTGATTACGGCTTTATCGGGGTGAGTATCATTGATGATGTCCACCTGCCAAGGACGGTGAGCTTGCTTCCTTGCAGCATCTTTACCTGATACGTGGAATGTAATTGGGTGTGACTTAACACTATGATTCTTCAACAAATAAGAAGAACAGTTTACCATTGTTAGTATATACGTTAATTCTTCTTTCGTCAAGTCTGTTCTTCCAAAAGTTTGTTTTGCGATTCGTTGTATTAATTCTCCTGTGATGTTCGACATTGCGAATCTTCCTTCCTATCATACGGTATTCCCAGAACGACATTGTTAAATATTTCACTTCGTTCTTTAGCTAGAACATTGTAGTCTTCTAATTTCATTTCGCTAAGTCCCATAGCTCGAGACTTTTTAACAACTCTCACAGGTCCATAAACAGGTTCTGGATTAATTTCGATATTCCAAGGTCTCTTCATTAGAATGTCTCCTCGTTCTCTGTATTTTGTGCGATGTCCATGTCGCGAATCATCTTAGCTACATCGTCATCTTGCAAACTACCAATATCGATTCTTTCTTCTCCATCCTCATCGGTTTTGATTAATGTACCTTCTCGGACGAAGTCATCCACGACTTTCTCTTGACGCATATTAAGCTCTGGTAACGCGCCTGACTTGTTCTGACCAGCCATTACATCCTCGATACCATTTAACTCTTTGAACACTCCGAACGCTCGTACAGCATCCGCTACGTTATCGATTTTGATATCACCGTTCTGTACACGGTTAGCAAACTGTAACATCAACTCCGAGAATCCTAAGTTAAGGCTCTGACGAAGTTCCTCTTGTGCATCAAATAAGTTGTTCTTTGTCTTCATATTTCTTTTAATGTTATCCACCATTGCCATCTTCTAGCTCTCCTTTCTTTTTAAGGTACCTGTAGCAGCTCTGGACATCTTTGCAAACATTTAGAGATACATAGGACTCTATCTTGCAATGGAAGTGTGTGACTGCCGTTACGTATTTCTGCTTATCTGGGGAGAACTCAGCTAAGGCTCTCCCGCAAGCAGAGCATATGCGAGGAGTGTGTACTCGCTTGTCACCTTTATTAAAACTATTCCGTGTCTTAGCGATACTAAACAGGTACTTCCTTTTCTTTAGTACTTGCTGCTTACTCTGCATTTAAGAATAATATGAACGGCTCATATGCAGGTAATACGTTCTCTAAATACTCTTCGTGAGACTTCTCGTTTTTGAATAAGGCATTCGCATAAGTGAATGGAAGTTCCAATACCATCTCAGCTAGCAAGTGGTCTAACAGCTCAGTTGTATAGCTTAATCCTTCACGAACAATAGCACTCTCTAACTCTGTATCGTATTTATGAAAAATATCTCTAACTGTTGTAGGTTCTTTGTCTTGGAAATGTGGTTTGTTATAGTAGTCTACAGCCATCTTTGTCATAACAAGTGTCAAGACATGTTTATAATCATTTTTCATTTTGCAGTAACCTTCTGCATCCAATACTTTATTTCTTCCAATCGTGTACGAAGGTGTGATTTCTTCCTTATGGTCGTCGAGTGTAACCATTAAGTTTGTTTCCACGTAATCCTGTACCGATTCATACATCTCTTCTAATACATCTCTCATTTTTAAAGCCTCCCTAAATTTTATGTTGATGTGTGATACTCTCTAATCTGTCTCGTATTCTTCTGTTTTCCATCTTAATAGCTAAATCGTATAAAAATAGACTGAGACAAGCCGTAACAACACCCGAACCTACAGATAAGGCTGTAGTTACATGTACGTTTGAGTGATGTTGCGCAAACAGGTACACTGCTTCGTACCCAATAACTTGTGAAACTAGCATAATAATAAACTTCTCTCGTGTATGTTTACCCCACATTTGACAATAACCTCCATTGAGAAATATTTTTACTGTTTCTAATATAGAAGTTAGTGTATTTTCTTGAGAAGTAACCGCTATATTAAACACATCGAATGTGGGAAGAAGGTATCTGTATGCTATACACAGTGTTAGCTATCGTCTTTACGATAATCTTCTACGTTGTTGCATCATACATGTCCTTTGTAACAGCTTCTATACTGCATCGTGGAGTTGTTTTTAGGCTGTTGATGCCGACGGTAAAAGCGTTATCGTTCATTGTTATCGTGTATACCTCTATTATAGCAGATATCATCCTCTTCAATGCGCAGAAGTACGACTCAGTTGCTTTTAAAAACGGAGTTATGTCGACGGTAATAGTTAGTTCACTGACGACTTCTCGTGATAAAGGAGGTGTTAAGCACGTCTAGCTCGCTGTGAATTGTATGGTACGTGGTATAATGGAGGTATAACGAACGGAAACTGAGTCTTGAATGGAGGGTTTATATGAAAGCTGTAGATTTAGAGAGTAAGATTAAAGAGATTGAACGGATTTTAAGAGACCACGCTAACACATCTGACGAAATGAATGAGGTAGTTAAGGAATTGGAAGATATTGTTCATGAGTTAGATAAGAGTGTTGCACTTAACGGGGAAAAACAATCACAGCTAGCTTACAAGATTGAAGTGTTGAATCAGAAACTTAGCGCTGTAGAAATGCGTGGAGAGAAAGGGAGTGATAAACAACGAGCTTTAGTTGAGAATGCGTTAATGGTTGTTCTTGGTGGTCTATTAAGTTACATCTTTAGTTTAGCAAATAAATAGGAGGTATTTTTATAATGAGAGAATTTGACGTAGAGGTAACAATGCTGAATGGAGCTAAATGGTTTTTACACTTCGACCATTTCCATACAGCAGGTATTACCGATAAACCTGAGGCTGTGATTGGTAACGCAATCCGTGGTTCCGGTTCGGTCGTATTAGAAGCTTTTCCTGCACCTAAAGTTAAGGCAGATGCAGTTTATATCGTCGCACAAAATATCCAATCATTCAAAGTTGTATATCGTTAACAAACTGATACACTAGGCGTAATGCTTAGTGTATTTTTTAGTGTAATTAAAACATTTGCTTTTTTTACAAAAACACTTACAAACACAGTCATACCAAGGGTTTAAAACACGTAACTATTATGTAAAATTTGATGTAATTTATAATACACTAACTGACAGATTGTAAACCTAATCTGATACTGTTCATTCTCTTTTGTTAGTAAGTATATTATATTATTAATATATTCATCTTCTTATTTAAAACCACCGACGGAGTTGGGGGTTTATGTTTTAACTAGTCTTCTATTTATATATAGTTTAATAATATATAATATATAATAACTAATTAATTAGTAATAATATATATTTAACAATATAATATATAGAAAAATTCGTAAAACATAAACATCCGGTTCAGCTGTATGTTTTAATTTTATATAAGTAATTTATCTTTGTCAAATAAATATAAAATATTTTCAAATGTGTATTGACTTTTTGTTCAGATAATGGTATATGGATAGTGTAAGGGTTGCTCCCCCTTACAACCCTAGATATCAATGTTCTCTCCTCCGACTGAACGGATATCACTTTTTCTTTTGTTTGTTATACACCCTTTCGAACAAGTATGCGGTAACATGTTTGTTCAACCCCTCTTTTTAAATTTTCTTATCTCTCCTCATACGTATCGTGCGGGGAGAGTATCTTTTATATTATGTGCTTGTAGCTCAGTCGGTAGAGCTGGTGGCTGTTAACCACTGTGTCGTAGGTTCGATTCCTACCTAGCACGCTTACATGTCGCATTGGTGAAATTGGCTAACACACTCGGCTTTCTACCGAGGATTTAGGGGTTCGAGCCCCCTATGCGATTCCAATATTGGGGATATAGTGTAGAGGTAAACACGCACGGCTGTCTACCGTGAAGCACGAGTTCGAATCTCGTTATCCTCGTTAAATTGCTCCGCCTTAATCATGAGGTGGAGTTTTTTCATGCCCTCTTTCTGCTATATTAACTAGTGATGGGAATAAAACTATTTAAGGGGGCAACATATGATATATGTGAAGGATTTTAGTGGGATTACCGAGGCTGTCAAGATACAGAATGCTATCAATGCAGCAGCTTTACCAACTTCTTCATCAAAGACCGTAATGCTAGAAGAGAAAGATTATTACCTAGAATCGTCTCTTACTTTGTTAAATGATGTAGAGTTATTGTTTGGCTATCGTTCAAGATTAGTTATTGGTGGTAATTTCCCAGTCCTATTAATAGGGCGTAATGCTTCTGTTACAAATCCATTCATAGCTATCGATGCTCCGACTTTCGATTCACCTGTCTTTTATTTAGATGGTAAAAATAAATATTACAATACATGGAATAAGACAGCGATAAAAGATGGAGTAGTTCTCAACTGGACAGGTTCGCATAAAGGTGTAGGTATCCGATTCTACTCTGGAGGAACTGACCATGAGATTTCATTCGTAGATACATCGAATATCAAACTAGTAGGTTTAAGAAAAGGTATCGAGCTAGAAGCTAAAACTCCAGCTACTGGAATGGCTTGGGTGAATGCAAATCGTTTCGATAAGATATCAATTGAAGATTGCATAGAGATGATTACGATTGATAGCAGCGAGACAATCCCGAATGAATGTAGTGGTAATACTTTCTCCAATCTTCAATTACAGCCATCTACCGCAACAACAAAAGTCTTAAAAGTAAGTGGACAGCATAACCGATTCGATGGTATGCTCTGGGATATCTCTTTAATACCTACATCTAAGTTTGTAGATATTACAGCGAATAGTTCCTTCACAAAGATAGATTTCAATCGCTCATTACCTAGTACGAAAGTACAAGATAATGGGGCAAGCACAATTCTACTGTAGTACTCATCCCTGCACCTAACCAGTGTGGGGATTTTCCATGTCCACAAACCTTACATAATATTAGAGAATGCTATAATTAATACATACGAGTAACCATTATATTATACAAGATAGAGGTGTAACCATTTGTCAATTCATATAACTGATGCAAAATGGAAAACAGCTAAAACTTTATTATCTCGCGGTTATTCTTGGATTGAAGTAGTTACGTATTATAAACTATTAGGCGGTAAACAGGTTACCGTTTATATATTCCTAGAAAATAACCGATATAAACTCTTAGGATTGTCAGGCGAGGATGATTCTAAAGTGAAACTAGAAGATAGTTTAGGGGAAGTTGTTTTATTTGATTACTATGATGTAAAGAACGCTAGGAAGATTTTTAGTAGCGAATAATAGAAAAGGTGGAAGATAGATGAATCCGTTTAAGTGGTTTAGAAAGAAGAAGCCAACCACATTGTCAAAGATGGATATTTTGAATCCTGAGGACATGGGTGAATTCTCAGTCATGATTAACGGACTAGAACAAGAGGTCGTATCTAAATCTGGAGACAAAAAGGATATTGGTAGAACGAAAGGTTATGAAGAACCTTATCTGACATCCATGACTGTCAACCCAGATTATAAAGAAGCACCATCAAGAGATGGGGATTATCGATTACTAGATACTCTTAAGACATGGTCCAGAAAGAACATTATCGTCAACGCTATCATAAACACGCGTGTCAATCAAGTATCGATGTTCTGTACTCCATCGAGGTACTCAACTAAAGGTGTCGGATATGAGGTTCGACTTAAGGACCCGTTAAAGACCCCTAGCAAGGCGGAGGAAGCGAAGATTAAAGAGATTGAGACTTTCCTAGAGTACACGGGTGTAAACAACGGAGACTTGACGAGAGACACGTTTAGAACGTTCATTAAGAAGATAACACGTGACAGATTAATTTACGATAAGGTTAACTTCGAATTAATTTATAACAAAGAAAAGCAATTAGCTCGATTTGCTGCACGTGATGCTTCTACCATTTATACCGCTGTCGATTCAAATGGTAAGTTACCAAAAGGTAAAGATGCTTACAAATACGTACAGATTATCGATAGTCAAAAGGTCGCATCATTCAAAGCTAACGAGATGGCTTGGGAAGTGCACAACCCGAGGACCGACATCACAGTTGGTAGATACGGTTATAGTGAGCTAGAGATATGCTTACAGCATCTTCAGTATCACGAGAATACCGAACTATTCAATGCTCGTTACTTCGCGCAGGGCGGGACGACAAGAGGCTTATTACACATTAAAACAGGACAAGAACAGTCACGTTCTGCATTACAATCATTCCGACGTGAATGGCAATCAATGTTCTCTGGTGTAAATGGTGCTTGGAAGATTCCAGTTGTATCTGCTGAAGATGTAAACTTCATCAATATGACTCAGTCGTCTAAAGATATGGAATTCGAGAGATGGTTAAACTACCTTATCAACGTTATGTGTAGTATTTTCGCAATCGACCCATCTGAGATTAACTTCCCTAACCGAGGCGGCGCTACAGGGTCATCAGGTAGCTCATTAAACGAGACATCTGCTAAAGAGAAGAATCGTATCTCTCGTGACAAAGGTTTAGAGCCATTACTTAAGTTCATCGAAGATACAATCAACAAATACATCATCCGACAATTCGGTGATGAGTACCTATTCCAATTCGTAGGTGGAGACGCCGCTACAGAGAAAGAAGCGCTAGAGTTACTAGAACTTCGAACTCAAGTTGGATTAACGTTCAACGAGGCAAGAGCTATCTTAGGATACGGTGCAATCGAAGGTGGAGATGTAATCAACAGTCCATACCATGTTCAATCTAAAGGTCAAATCATGCAAGAGAAAATGATTGCTCAACAGCAAGCAGCTGAAGCTCAATCAGATGACAAAGAGATGTCCGAGATGAAGCAGCAAGGTATGAACGGTAAGTCTGACGCCGTTAACGGCAACGTAGGCAAGCCTAAGCAAGATGGACAAGTTAAAGGTGTTAAATCCGGAACTGCTATGAAGCAAGGCGGTAAGAGTGAGAATAAGGCAACAGTAAACGAAGATGCAAAGCGGGGTAAGAAATAATGCGCGATAAAGCATTCGAGTTTCTAGTATACCTATCCATGGGAATCTACTATGGTGTATGGGATATTAAAGACAAAGTTGTCGGAATTTTTAGATAAAACTCCAAACAAAGAGGTACTTTTGCTATATTAAGGGAAGTACCTCTAGAAAGGAGACGAGAGATGCAAACACTAGTTGATAAACATACAGGAGCATTTACCATGTTCGTTCCGATTGATATTGAAGAATCTATTAAAAAGAACGACGACTCTCCTGATGAGCGCTCTTGGTATCTACGTGGATACGCGACAACTCAACACTTAGATAGACAAGACGACATCGTGGACCCTAAAGGAATCGACATCTCTTATTTTATGAATCATGGTTATATCAACTATGAGCATAAGCAAGGAGACTTTTACAAAGTAGGCGTCCCGACAGACGGAACGTACATCGATGAAGAAATTGGATTGTATGTAGAATGTAAATTATATAAAGAGAACCCATACGCTAAAAGTATGTGGGACTTGGCAAACAACATTAAAACTTCTGGGGTACCTAGAACATTAGGATTCTCAGTTGAGGGATTCTGTCTAGCGCGTGACCCAGACGACCCTCGCATTATGCGTAAGCTACGTGTTACTAACGTGGCAGTAACGACAAACCCAGCTAACCCTAACGCGGTATGGGAGCACTTCGCTAAGTCGTTCACAGCAGGTTACGCAATCACACCGGAAGATTCTATCAATGCAGGTGCACTAAGTCCAGAACAATTCGCTAGAAGTCTTTACAACTTAACTTGGACGTTGAAAGGTAAGACAGATAAAGAATTTAAGGACGTTTGGAGCAAGATTGGTAGACACTTAGATGACATGGGAAGAAATAAACCAGAAAGTGCAGTTCTATTTTTACAGCTATCAAAAGGCATGTCGAGAGATGAAGCCTTAGAAACAGTCAAAAATAAAATGTTAAAGGAGACTATAAAATGACAGTATCGATTGAAGGATTAAACAAGGAACTTGAAGAGGTAACAAAGTCTATGGAATTAGCCCAAACAGAGGTAGTTGTTCCAGACCCAGTTAAAGTTGAGGAGGAAGTCGAAGTGAAAGAAGAAGAAAAAGTAGAAGAAGTAAAAGAAGAGGAAAAAGAGGAAGAGGTTAAGGAAGAAGAAAAAGCAGAAGAGGAAGTTGTAGAAAAATCTGCTAAGAAAGAAGATAAGAAGGACGAGAAAGAAAAAGAGAAGGAGGAAGTTGAAAAGTCGGACGAAGAAGATGAAAAAGAAGATGTAGAGAAATCTGACGAAGAAGACGAGGACAAAGATAAAGAAAAGAAAGAGAAAAAAGATGAGAAGGTAGCTAAGTCTGCTGAAGCCTTACCAACAGGTGCAGAGTTTATTACATTCCTAGAATCAGTTGTTAAATCTACTACAGCCGTTGCTAAGAATCAAGAGAATGTAGCAGAGCGATTAGAGCGTATTGAGAAATCTGTTCTACCAATGATTGAGAATATCGCTAAGCACTTCGAAGAGTTAAAAGCTAAAGAGGTTCAAGAAGCTGAGGTTGTTGAAGAAGTTAAAGAAGACGAAGGCAAAGTAGAGCTAGACGTTCCCGAAACCAAAGTAGAAGAGGAAGTTGTAGTTGTTCCAGAAGCCGTTGCTAAATCAGCTAATGACGACGAAGATTTAGATGGTAAAGGTGTAGAGTATGTAGAGAAATCCGCTAACGCTCCAGAAGCTACTGAGGTAGAAGAGGAAGTTGAAGAAGTAGTGTTTAAGGCTGCTGACCATGTAGGTGCTGTAGTAGACTACGTAGCGTCTGGTAAAGCAAACCAAACAGAAAAGAGCTTCTTATTCGGCGTAGTTAACCGTGTTAAAGGCGGATACGCTAGCGAACGAGACACAGCTGCTGTTAAAGCAATTGTAGAAGGTCGCTACTAATTAGAAACAGGTAGTAAGAAGTGTTATATTAAGTACAGAAGAGGTTGTAGTGGACTCCTCCTAAGCTACCTCCTCTTGTTATGATATACTAATTTTATAGTGAGGAAACAGAATATTTTGAATATTGTGAATAAAATATAAACCACTTTGAAAGGAAGATAAAATAATGACTGAAGTAAAAGTAGAAAAAGAAAAAGAGGTTAAGTTGCCTGAGCAAGCTGAAGCCCAGTTAGCTGAGATTGTAAGCAAGTCGTTTACAACTGGTACAGGTATCACGCCAGACACGCAACAAAACGCAGCTGCATTACGCCGTGAGTTACTAGAAGACCAAGTGAAAATGCTTGCTTTCGACAATGCAGACTTCACTATTTATCCTATGATTAATAAGCAACAAGTAAATTCAACTGTTGCGAAGTATGCAGTATTTAATCAACATGGTCGAACAGGTCATTCTCGTTTCGTACGTGAGGTAGGGGTAGCTAGTATCAACGACCCTAACATCCGTCAAAAGACAGTACAGATGAAATTCTTATCTGACACTAAACAACAATCTATCGCAGCAGGTCTTGTGAATAACATCGCTGACCCAATGTCAATCTTGACAGAAGATGCAATCTCTGTTATTGCAAAATCTATCGAGTGGGGTATTTTTTACGGAGATGCATCATTATCAGCTGAAGATGATAGTCAAGCAGGTTTAGAGTTTGATGGATTAGGTAAATTAATTGACAAAGAGACAAACGTAATTGACTTAGCTGGTAAACGTTTAACTGAAGAAGTTTTAAACAAAGCAGCAGTTATCGTTGGTAAAGGTTACGGTCGCGCTACAGATGCGTTTATGCCGATTGGGGTGCAAGCTGACTTTACTAATAACTTACTAGACCGTCAACGTGTAATTCAACCGTCACAAGCTGGTGGATTCTCTACTGGATTCTCTATCAACCAATTCTTATCTACACGTGGTGCTATCACACTTCACGGTTCAACAATCATGGAGAACGATAATATCTTAGTAGAAGGTCGTATGATTGAACCTAACGCTCCTCAAGCTCCAGCATCAGTTGTAGCTACAGTTGCAAAAGGTAAAGGTAAATTCCGTCCGGAAGATATCAAAGAACAATCTTACAAAGTTGTAGTTCATTCTGACGATGCAGAATCATTACCATCTCAAGAAGTTATTGCTACAGTTGCAGAAGCTGAAAGTGAAGTTAAGTTAACTGTTAAACTAGCTAACTTATACCAAGCATCACCACAATTCATCTCTGTATACCGTCGTGGTAATGAAACAGGTCACTACTTCTTAATCGCTCGTTTCCCAGTTTCAAAACGTAACGACCAAGATGAGTTGGTAGTAATCGACCGCAACGAAACAATCCCAGAAACAACTGATGTGTTTGTTGGTGAGATGACTCCACAGGTTCTTAGCTTACTAGAGTTACTTCCAATGATGAAATTACCATTAGCTCAAATGAACGCTACAACTACATTCACAGTGCTTTGGTACGGTGCTTTAGCTCTTTACGCTCCGAAGAAATGGGTTCGTATCCGTAACGTTCAATACATCCCAGCTTTAGCTGCTGATGTAACTTACCGTCCTTAATCGGATGGTAAGCTCCCGCTTGGGGGAGTAGAAAGATACCACGAGGCGTGTGAGTTAACGGTTACGTTGCTCACCTAAATAATGATAAGGCATAGTGCCAATTTCTAAATAACTAGTAAACCTACGAGTGTGTTATAGTACACCAAACGAAACCGGAACTAGTTATCTAAGAAACTAATTGAATAGTTCGATGACAATTGAATAACAACTAAATAGGAGCAGATAAAATTCTGCTCCTTTTATTATATCTAAACTAGGAGGAAATGTAAATGTTAAAAAGTATTTATTATGGTGATTATAAAACAGCAACTATTTTCGGTGAAGTTTACTTCGATAAGGATGGTATCGCACAAGGCTTGACATTAGAACAGGAACGTGCTCTATCAGCAGTAGCAGACTACGAGTTTACGGAACCAGAACCTGAGAAGCCTAAAGCTCCGGCTAAACCGAAGACACCACCTAAAGCTAAAGCTGCACCTAAAGAAGAAAAATAAGGAGGTATTGATATGGGAGCTCACTTAGTAGAACCAGAGAGCGGTAGCCCGTATCAACATAATAATAAACAACGAATCGAGCTAGCTGAGGTAGATAAACTGACGCTAGCTGATTTTGGGTTTACAGTTGATGCGGTTAAACTAAACCACTTTGGTATCGACGTAAAGAATCCAACTACAGGAGAATTCCTTCCGGATGCATTCTATGAAGCTAAGATTGAACAAGGTATCGCACAAGCAGAGAAAATGCTTGACATCGTTATCATCCCTCGATACGTCGAAGAGCATGCCGATTTCTATCGTAATGACTTTGACTCTTATAACTTTATAAGAACGCGTAAGCGCCCTGTAATCCAGTTAGAGAAGATGAAGATGGAGTATGGTGGAGGTACAGTATTCTCTTATCCGCCTAAGTGGTGGAGAGTATACACATTAGAAGGTCATGTAGAATTAATGCCAACGATGTTACTATCATCACAAGGACAGAATCTAAGTCTATCAAACATCTACTCAGGTTATCCTATGATATCTGGTATACCTTCTCTAGTAGGCGGAGAATATGCGCCACAGCTGTTCCACGTGGAGTATGTTGCCGGACTATTACCTCCTAAGCGAAGAGGCGTCACAGAGGACTGGGAACTGTCTCCTGACTTATGGACATTAGTTATTAAACTAGCATTAAAAGAAATCCTGCAACAATGGGGAAGACTTATCGTTGGTGCTGGTATCGCAGAGATGACAACACAAATTGATGGTGTATTCCAGAAGATTAATACAACTCAGTCTGCTATGTACGGTGGAGCATCAGCTGATATCATGCAATTAGACCGAGACATTGAAGACCTATACAAAGGTCTAAAATCTCATTATGGAGTAAACTTAGGAATCATATAGGAGGAATGGAAATGGAAGCACATGCTAATTTAGAGAGTAAAGAAGTACTAATTAAGACAACTGTCGGTGAACTTAACGAAGGTCTTAAATTGCCGAATAAAGTAACAGAACTAGAAGGTGTTGTGTCTGCAAAGGATAACGAAATCTCGAAACTAGAAACAGACAAGATAAAGTTGCAAGCTGAAGTGGATAGACTTGAGCTTGTACTGGAAAACGCAGATATCGGCGAGCTGACAAAAGAAGTTGAAAGATTAAAGAAAGAAGTCGAAATACATCAATACTATCTTGGTGTTGCTTACACTAACAGAAACAACTTCCAGTCTATATGGGATGAAAAAGTTGTGAATCACAAGTCTGGGCTAAGTTCTATTAATAACAATTATGAACTTATTGACAATACTATTAAGGAAGCTGAGGCAAAAGGAGAACTACTTCCTCCAGAGTATTACCAACTTAGAGAAGAACTTTCCCACGAGAGATTACTAGTAGGGGATATTGTTTCGTTAAGAAAAGACGCAGATGCCGCATTTGTCGACCCATTTGTACCAGAAGAAATAAGAAAAGAGTACGAGTCTAAATTAAGCTAATATAGGGGGTAATTATTATGGCAGAAAAGCCAATTATGCTCCAGCAGATAGCACAAGCAACAAATAGGCTTCCGGACTTAGACCAGCATATTGATACATTCTCCCAGAAAGTACTCTGGGAGAAATCCTTCCTTTGCCCATGTAAGGACAAGGATACATCTCAGCCGGACCCTACTTGTCGAATCTGCCACGGTAGAGGTATCTCATTTAGACCACCAGTACAAATGACAATGATGGTTCAATCACAAGCCAAAGGCGCAATCAATGACGACCTTGGTATAAGCGATACAGGTACCGCTATAGGAACTCCAGACCGGAGCCAACGTATTGCATTCCGCGATAGAATAACGGTACCTAACGCTAAGCTATCACAGTCTATCTTATTCGATGTAACGGACAAGCGTATCAAACATGGATTGTATCTAGTTTACGATGTTCAATCCGTAGACTTGGCTATGAGCATCGATGGTGAGATATTTGAAGGTACACATTTCCGTATTGACTACAAGACAAATAGAATTTACCCAGACGCTAGTATGCTAGGTAAAAATATATCACTCAATGTATTAACAACACTGAGATATCTTGTAGCTGATTTATTGAAAGAACATCGTTACGCACGTGATATGGACTTCTCCCAACATAACACGTACCAGAAGCTATTGCTTAAGCGTGAAGACCTATTTATCGACAAAGAAGCATTCTCACAAGGTATATCTAACGAAGTTGCTAGAGAACAGTTAGATTCCAAACGACCTCTAAATCCAAATGGTATGAACGGATTCTTCGGTAACCTTGGCTAGGAAACCAAGAAAACCACGGAAGGTTCCAAAGCTACTACGCGGCGGACAAGACACTTCGAGAGCTCTTAACAACATAGGTAAGGCATTGCAGCAGCAAGCCCTACAATCGACAGCTAAGCAGCTCTCCGAGTCACTTCCGGAAGGTTACGAACTTAAACAACGTCCGAAGTACTTAGAGGTTACTGAGAAACGATTAATAGGTATGGGAGTAGTAGATTTAAAACCAATGTTTGCTAAAAGCCCTAAGCGTAAGTTTAGTAAAAATGGTGGTTGGTACTTGGATGTGCCGATTAGAAGAAAAGCTCGTGGAATGTCCCGAAGAATGTACGACCAGCTAAGAGCAGTCGATATGGGTGGACAACAGAAGATTAATATCATATCTGATTACCTGTATGATAATCGAGGAGTATCAGATGCACCACTACTAAACTATAAGCCTAAATCTAATACTATCACAAAGATTGCATCAGGTAAAGGTCGACATGATTATGTAGCATTTAGACGTGTATCGAATAACTCATCACCTACTAGCTGGATAGTGAACCGAGATAAAGTAACAGTAGCCAACACATCAAAGACCTTCGTAGCAAACGTTAATAGACTTATGAAATACAACATGAAGAATATGTAGAAAGGAGGAACTTCATGTTACCAAGTATAGATACTTACATCAAAGGTGAGATAGAACGAACATTAGGAATGCTCCTAGACAACCGCTATATTATAGAGGAACTATTAAAAGAGGTTCAAGATAGTGTACGAAATAAGTTTATCAAGGCTTATGTCTATGATGAATACTTACAGACTGCACCGAAAGAAATACCTATCGTTTATACGATGCCACAAACAAAGCAACAAATGCAAGGCACGATTTACATCTCGTTACGAGAGGGAGAGGAAACGCACACTTCATTGAACAATCTGGAGAGTACGTACGATAATCCCGAAGTAAGGATGAGGTCGCAGGTATGTGATGTGAAGATATTCTCGGATGAGCGAATGTACTTTGAAGTTGACTATCCTGTAGCATCTATGGAATCCGTTAGTAACGTAACTTTTACAGATAAGGATAATATAGTTTGCGAAGGTAATAGAATCTACTTCAATTACTCTCCTGATTTAGAAGGACTAGGAGGATTCACAGTCTGGTATAACGAGGCATCAATAAAGGCTAATAGAGTTGGTGAGTTTGGTGTTCGTTCTGGTTTCACTTCTACCGAACATTATAGCATCCTTGTTATCTCAACCAACATGGACACAGTAAGGTGTTTAGACCTACTTTTGAAAGCCGTACTCATCTATATGCGTAGTAAACCGGAAGAACAAACCAATCATCTATTACAAGGCATACGGTACGGTCAAATGGAAGAATTGAATTCTAAGGATGGTACTGAAGCACCGGAGATTCTATACGGTCGAGAAACAATAGTAACGTATACGACTTCATACAGTCTGGACGTTCCAATTCTAGAAAAAATAGAAAACATCGTCCTTAAAAATAAAATAAACGTTAAGTAACAGGGAGGAAAAATGTAATGGCAGAAGTTAAGGAAGAAGTTAAAGAAACCAAGAAAATAAAATCGGAAGCTAAGAAGCCACAACCTCTATCGTTAGTCTACATCGATGATTATCTAAACATGGCAAAAGGCACTCACAAAGTGTCAGACGCTTACCTAGCAGGTTTTAAAGCGCACATGTATGGCAGTCACTATATGTACGACATTAACGATTTCGAGAAAGCTTTTAAAGCTTACCAAAACTCATAATAGAAAAGGAGAAATGACACATGGCACTTTCATATGGCTACAATAGAAAACGTCCACGTACTGAGGTATTTGTGGATTCAACAGCTTTACGTTCAGCGAACACCCTTAGTGAAAAACCTCTTATCTTAATTGGTCCAGCTGATGGTGGTGTTCCTCATAAATATGAAGAAGTAACGAACTTAGCACAAGCCCGTACTTTCTTCCGTAGTGGTGACCTTGTCGATGCAATCGAAATCGCATGGAACCCAGCTACAGAGAGTCGTGGTGCAGGTAAGATTTACGCGATGCGTTCTGACGATGCAAAACAAGCGACATTAGTTGCAGAAGGGTTAACATTCACATCTAAACTATACGGTACAGATGCTAATGGTATCCAAGTTGAGATGAAAGAACACACAGGTATCAGTGGAGCTAAAACGAAAGGTAAAGACGTTACAGTCTACTTCGTTAAAGACCGCTATCAAAACACTTACCAAGATGTAGGTAACATTTTCTCAATTACGCACAAAGGTGAGACAGGCTCAGAGTACGCTTCAATCGAAGTTAAAGTAAATGCTGACAAGAAATCAACTGAGTTAATCATCAAGGAAGGTCCAGATGAAGCAGGGGCAGCTGTTCTTCGCTCATTCCCATTAGGTGAAGGTCTTTACCGTGACGTTAACGTTCTTGTAGAAGATATTAACAACATTGCTCACTTCACAGCAACTATGAACAACGTTGGTGGTTACAAAAACATTACAACTGATTTCTTAGATGAGTTAAAGGCTACAGCAGTAACAGAAACTCCAGCTTTAGCTGTAACTGCAATCGGTGCTGACTTAGAGAACGTACTTGCAACTGACCCATACGTATCTGCTACAATCGACCGAGCTAAAACAGTTCCTGCAACAGTTGCTATCTCGTATCTAACAGGTGGAGAAACAAAACCACTTACTAGCGGATGGGATAAATTGTTTGAGGAAATCGCTAACTGTGGTGGTTACTACGTCGTTCCATTAACATCTAGTGAAGGCGTACACGCAGAATTAGCACACTTCTTACGCAGCGAGTCTACTGGTGGTAACCAATTACGCGGATTCGTCGGTGGCGGTGTAGGTGAGTCATTCGACAAACTTCGTTCACGTCAAGCAGGCATCCGTTCTCCTCGTGTTTGCTTAATCGGTGACTCTGTAGAACGTCGTATGATGGATGGTCGAGTAGTTAAGCTTCCAGCTTACATGTACGCAGCGCAAATCGCAGGTTTAGCATCTGGATTAGAAATCGGTACTCCTATCACTTACAAGAAAATGAACATCGAGAAATTACTAGTTAAGTTTGATAGTGACCAGTTAGACCAGTTAGATGCATCTGGTGTAGTAATGACATCTTACATCCGTAACCGTGACATCTCTACATTCCGTATCGTATCTGACCCAACGACTTACAACAACGTAGAAGATGTAGTACAGAACAGAATGTCATTAGGTGAAACTTCTGACTTCTTAGCTACAGATATTCGTATGATGCTAGATGATAGCTTCATAGGTACACGTATCCGTAACACTTCTGCTTCTATCATCAAAAACGCTGTAGAGTCATTCCTTGACAAACAAACTGGAGTAGGTGGCTTAATCGTTTCTTACAACCCAGAAGATGTACAAGTAATCATCAATGGTAACACAGCAATCATCAATGTCGGTGTTCAACCAACTCGTGGATTAGACTACATCAACGTATTCTTAAACTACAAGGACAACGCAATACAAGCTTAATAGACTGTAACGGTTTTTCTGCTACATGTGGAAATTCCGTTACACCCTTTAAATAAATTATAGGAGTGATTGTTAATGGCAAGTTTAGCTAACCAAACTGTCCAATCCGCAAATACCGTCTACTTCATGATTAAGAACGTACCAATCGCTCGTGCACAGTCAATCAGTTCAGAGCGTTCATTCGGTACAACTGGTGTTTACGAGATTGGTTCTATCATGCCGAAAGAGCACGTTTACTTACGATATGAAGGTACTGTAACAGTTGACCGTTTCCGTATGCGTAAGGAGAACTTAGCTGCATTAGGTTTCGCCGCTCTTGGTGAAGAAGTATTACAAATGGATATCATGGACATCGTTCTATATGATAACATTACCTCTGAGGTAGTAATCGCGTACCGTGGTTGCTCAATCGATACTTACAGCGAGACTGTATCTGTAGGTGAAATCAGCTCAGAGAGCGCACGTTTCTACTTCTTAACATCTGCAAACGTTCGTTCTAACTAATAGAATCCTTCGGGGTTCTATTTTTTTTTTATGTTGACAATTAAAAACTACCATGATACGATTACCTCAACAAATCTTAGGAGGTAGTTAACATGACAGAGTTTAAATTAGGTAGCTTAGTGGATAACATGCTGGAGATTAAAGATAATACGATTCAAGAACAAATTAGCAAGATTGTTGATTTAGAATTTGAGAACTATGACCTAAAGAATAAGAAAAAGAATTTAGAAGATGACGTTAAGTTCATCTATAAAGTATGTGGTGGTTGGATTGGATTATGTTATGACTGGGCTAGAGAAGCAGAAAAGGATAGAGAGCATTATTATTACACAGATGAAGAAATAGATGCTAAGAAAGCTAAGTATATGGAAAGAGCACAAGCACTAAGAGAAGTAAGAGAACTAATTGAACGAACACGAGAGAACAGAGACTTCTAAGAGGTCTCTTTTTTTATTGACAGAAAAGTATAAATCTGTTACAGTCAAATTATACCAAAGAGGAGGAGATACACATGCAACATAAAAAGATTGGATTTAAGTTAGAAGTAGAAGAGTTTACACCGGACCCAACATTGAAAGCTTATGTAGACATGATGCACGAACATGTATACCAAGCAACAAGCAAGATTAGTAAAGAGATGGATGATGCTATTAAACAAGAGATAGAAAAGGGATTAGAGGGTTATGACTATGACACATATACCGTGGAGAAACCGCATCCTAGTCTACCATCTTTAATAACTTTATATCCTAGTAGAAAGGAGATACTACTATTCGGTGTCAACGAGCACCAACCAGATTTAATAAACTTCAAGCAGACAGAGACATTCAAAATAAGAATGTTCGATGGATATGATGAGATTTTTAAAAGTACAACAGTATTTTATAAAGACTATAACATTAGCGTCATTTAAGTTACAGGAGGGTGTCACATGGCATCCTCTTTTTTCTATGTATTTACAGTAATATTACAAAACTGTTACATTAATATAATATCTAACTAGGTGCGGTATATTACTATTAAGAAGGACAAAAACAAACAAAGGAGTTTTGATGAGATGAAAAAACTAAGGAACACGTTAACAGGTTTAGTATTAGGTACGGGATTACTTTTAGGTGCTGGAGCAGCATCAGCAGAAGAAGCTAGTGTAGTAGATTTTCTACATGCAAAAGGAGAATCATATGACTTTGGAACGCGCAGCAATCTAGCAGCACAATATGGTATTGAAGGTTACAAAGGAACAGCTAACCAGAACATTCAATTACTAGGATACCTACAAGGGGATTTAAACCAACCACAACCAAAGAAAGTACAAGATGAGTCTTATAAAGAGACTACACCACAAGGTAAAACAATCGTAGTTAAAGCAACAGCTTACACTGCACATCCATCGGAGAACGGCGGTACTTATGGTGGACGAGTACTAACAGCAACTGGATTCGACTTAACAGCAAATCCATCAGCTAAGATTATCGCAGTTGACCCACGAGTAATTCCACTAGGTTCTAAGGTGCACGTAGAGGGATATGGAACAGCAATTGCTAGCGATACTGGTGGAGCGATTAAAGGTAATAGAATTGATGTGCTAATGCCATCAGCCTCTCAGTCTAATAACTGGGGTGTACGAACAGTTAAAGTAACAATCTTAAACTAGTAAAGGGACTGTCTCTCAAGGGAGATGGTCTTTTTTGTTATACTATTTATATAAGTACTATATTAGAGAAGATAAAACAGGAGGTATAATTATGGAAATGAATAAAGAATATGAAGAAGTACATGAAGGTGAAAGCAAAGAGCTGACGCGAGAAGAGGTACAAGAGCAACAATCACAGGAGAAGCGACAACTTATCGATAGAATCATGCGCGGTAAAAACGATATGTTCATCAAACACTACAATCTACCAGAATATAACATCGAGTTTACGGTCCATATCCAAGCACCGAACGCAATTGAGAGTGGTAAGATTCAAGCCAAGACTGCTAGATACTTAGATGGTATGAACCTTTACTCATCTCAATACTATGTAATTGTTTACCAGACTCTTGCAATCTTAAGAATTTGCGGAAGAGAATTACCAGAATATTTAGAAAAGGACGAGAACATTTACAATCTAGACATCTTGTATTTAATCGGTGTCGATTTTGCAGAATGGTTGAGTACCTTTCGAAAGTAAGGTCAAACAGTATGGTGGACTAAAGCAGTTAGCTAAGGAACCATATATGAGAAACATGTGGGTACTTATCAAGACGCTTAACATGCCACCTACAGACCCCCGATTCTTAGCCTTAGATGACGCACAAGTAGAGTTAATGCTTTACTCATTAGAAGAAGATGCAAAAGCTATTGAGAGAGCTCGCAGAGGCGTACAGGTTGAAGATGAAAACTTCGATAGCTCATTCGATGAGAAGATTTGGAATAAAGCTGCTGGTGAGTGGCAAATGGTTGAAGACGGTCATGATATGGACGAGATTGCTAGACAGGTTAATGCGATGACAGCATCTAAGGACAGAGCAGACCTAGAAGGTAAGTTTGATGGTATCGACGGTTACAACGAGCATCTAGAAAACGGTGGAATGACTTCCCGTGAAGCTGAAGTGTCTAACCACATCGCGAATCAGTTGGCTAAGGCAGAACAAAGAGCGAGAGAGTTGGAATCAGGTGCGACATCTAACAAAGACTTCATTGATGACCGCGAACGCGCAGGAGAAGTTGTTATGGATGAAGAGCATAGGCTCAACAAACAAGCAATGGATGAGGCAATCGCAGCATTTGAAGACGATGATGACGACTATGATGTTCTTTAGAGAGAGGGGTGACCCTCTCTTATTTTAGATATAAGGATGTGGAAAAATGGCTAAAAGGGAAAAGTATATTTTCGATGTAGAGGCTGAGGTCGGTAAAGCCGCCAAGAGTATTAAGTCGTTAGAAGCTGAGCTCTCTAAATTACAAAAGCTAAATAAAGACATCGATGCTACTGGTGGAGACCGTACAGAGAAAGAGATGCTTGCTACATTAAAAGCAGCAAAAGAGGTTAATGCTGAGTACCAGAAGATGCAACGTATTTTAAAAGACCTTAGCAAATATAGCGGTAAAGTAAGTCGTAAGGAATTTAATGACAGCAAAGTAATTAATAACGCCAAGACATCAGTTCAAGGTGGTAAGGTTACAGACTCGTTTGGTCAGATGTTAAAGAACATGGAGAGACAGATTAACTCTGTGAACAAACAATTTGACAATCACCGTAAAGCTATGGTAGATAGAGGACAGCAATATACCGAGCACTTGAAAACGAATCGTAAAGATGCACAAGGTAATTCTAAAGCCTCTATGATGGGTCGTAACAAGTCTACTGCTGAGGATATGGAAAAGGCTGTAGACAAGTTCTTAACAGGGCAGAACGAGGCGACAAACGGCTTAAACCAAGCGTTAATGCAACTGAAGGAGATTTCTAAGCTTAATAGACGTTCGGAGAGTTTATCTCGTCGAGCATCTGCATCTGGTTATATGTCATTCCAACAGTACTCGAACTTCACAGGAGACAGACGTACAGTACAACAGACGTATGGTGGATTAAAAACAGAAAACCGTGCAAGAGTACTAGAGTTGTCAGGACAAGCTACCGGTATCAGTAAAGAGTTAGATAGACTAAATAGTAAGAAAGGTCTAACCGCTCGTGAAGGCGAAGAACGTAAGAAATTAATGCGACAGTTAGAAGGTATCGATGCAGAGTTAACAGCACGTAAGAAGCTTAACAACTCTTTAGACGAGACTACAGCTAATATGGACAGATTCAACCAATCCTTACTAGATGCTAACGTCTCTGTTAAACCTGAGCGTGGTACAGTCAGAGGTATGATGTACGAGCGTGCTCCTGCAATCGCATTAGCAATCGGTGGAGCAATCACAGCTACTATCGGTAAGTTATATGGCGATGGTGGAAATCATAGTAAAGCTATGAGACCAGATGAGACATACGTAGGGCAACAAACTGGTGCGGTAGGTGCAAACTGGAGACCATACCGTACACAGACAATGCGTTCTGGTTTAGGCAAACATCTAGGATTTACAGGACAAGAAATGATGGAGTTTCAATCAAACTACTTATCTGCTAACGGATATCACGGTGCTGAAGATATGAAAGCAGCTACTACAGGACAAGCAACATTTGCTAGAGCTACAGGACTTGGAGCTGACGATGTTAAAGACTTCTTTAACACAGCATATCGTTCTGGTGGGGTAGATGGTAACCAAACGAAACAATTCCAAAATGCCTTCCTTGGCGCTATGAAACAATCAGGTGCTGTAGGTCGTGAGAAAGACCAGCTTAAAGCGTTAAATGGTATCTTGTCTTCTATGTCACAGAATAGAACTGTTACGAACCAAGAGATGATGAGAACGATGGGGCTCCAATCAACCATATCCGCAACTGGAGTATCGTCTTTACAAGGTACAAAAGGTGGAGCTCTAATGGAGCAGCTGGATAATGGTATCCGAGAAGGATTCAATGACCCACAAATGCGCGTACTGTTCGGTCAAGGTACGAAGTATCAAGGTATGAAAGGTCGAGCACAGTTACGTAAGCAAATGGAGAAAGGTATCTCGGACCCTGATAACTTAAGCACACTTATCGAGGCAGCTAAAGCTCAAGCACCTTCTGGGGACAAAGAAGAGCAAGCCGAAGTATTAGCTACATTGGCATCTAGAATGGGCGTTAACATGTCTTCACAACAAGCAGGTGGTTTGTTAGGTATGGACCCTAAGAGCCTAACAAAAGAGAACATCGACAAGGTCATGAAAGAAGGTTTAAAAGAAGGTTCTATCGAGTCTGCTAAACGTGACAAAGCATACTCCGAGTCAAAAGCATCAATCGACAACGCATCTGAAGCAGCTACAGCTAAGCAAGCCACAGAGCTAAACGACATGGGTAGTAAGTTACGTGAGGCGAACGTAGCCTTAGGCGGATTACCTGCCCCTATGTACGCAGCAATAGCAGCAGTAGTAGCATTTACAGCAGCAGTTGCAGGTTCCGCAGCAATGTTTGGTGGAGCTAGTTTACTAAAACGTGGCGCAGCTAGCAGATACGGCGGTAGAGGTCGTGGAGGTCGCGGTGGCGGCGGAGGTGGCGGCGGTGTTGGTGCCGCAGCTACAGGAGCAGGTGCAGCAGGAGCCGCTGGTGCAGGTGCAGCCGCAGCAGAAGGAGCAGCCGGAGTAGCAGCAGCAGGTGGAGTCGCAGGAACGGCAGCGGGCGCAGCAGCTGGAGGAAGTAAATTTGCAGGTGTAGGTAAAGGTCTCATGAAGGGTGCAGGTAAGTTAATGCTACCTCTTGGTATCCTTATGGGTGCTAGTGAAATCATGCAAGCTCCAGAAGAACAGAAAGGTGCAGCCGTAGGTTCCGCAGTAGGTGGACTCGGTGGTGGTGTTCTAGGTGGTGCAGCAGCAGGAGCAGCGTTTGGTTCATTCCTTGGTCCAATCGGTACAGCAGTTGGTGGTATCGGTGGTGCGATTGCAGGTGGTTGGGCTGGTTCTGGTATAGGTGAGACTATCGGTGGATGGTTTGATAGTAAACCTAAAGGAGATGCAGCCGCTTCAGCATCCGCAGTAGCAGCAGCCGCAGGTACTACTGGAGCAGTTGGCTCATCAGCGTTACAGGCACAGATGTCACAAGGTATTACTGGTGCACCTAACATGAGTCAAGTCAATTCAATGGCTTCAGCGTTAGGAATCTCATCCGGAGCCTTAGCATCTCAACTGGGTATATCTTCTGGTCAAGAGAATCAAATCCAGACAATGACGGATAAGGAGAATACAAATACCAAGAAAGCTAACGAAGCGAAGAAAGGAGACAACCTATCTTACGAACGTGAAAACATTTCTATGTACGAACGTGTACTAACACGAGCTGAGCAGATTCTTGCACAGGCTAGAGCACAGAATGGTATCATGGGAGTAGGTGGAGGCGGAACTGCTGGAGCTGGTGGTGGTATAAATGGCTTCACAGGTGGAGGTAAGTTACAATTCCTAGCAGATGGTCAGAAGTGGACTTCTAGTAACCTTCAGCAGCATGACTTAGGATTCACAGACCAAAACCTAACAGCAGAAGACCTTGACAATTGGATTAACTCCAAAGCTCCTAAAGATTCTATGATGAGAGGTATGGGTGCTACGTTCCTTAAAGCAGGACAAGAGTACGGGTTAGACCCTCGTTATCTGATTGCTCACGCAGCAGAAGAATCTGGATGGGGTACATCTAAGATTGCTAGAGATAAAGGAAACTTCTTTGGCATTGGCGCGTTCGATGACAGTCCGTACTCAAGTGCCTTTGAATTCAAAGACGGAACAGGTTCAGCTGCCGAAAAAGGAATCATGGGTGGTGCGAAGTGGATATCTGAGAAGTACTACGGTAAAGGTAGAACCACGCTAGACAAGATGAAAGCCGCAGGTTACGCAACGAATGCTACGTGGGCTCCAAACATTGCCTCTATCATGGCTGGTGCTCCTAAGGGTTCTGGTAGCGGTAATGTTACAGCAACAATCAATGTCAACGTTAAAGGAGATGATAAAGTATCCGATAAGCTGAAGAATAGCGCGGATATGAAGAAAGCAGGAAAAGATATTGGAAGCTTGTTAGGATTCTATTCTAGGGAGATGACAATAGCTTAATAGGGTGGTGTGGGCATAGCTCACCCATCCTTTTTCTGTTATATTAGTAGTATACAAAAGGAGGAAAATACATGACTACAATTGTTACTAGATATCCTCGTATAGAGGTTGACTTAATTACAGAAAAAACTACTTATGAAATCCAATACGATACAGGAGAAACACTAACGACAAAGAACTTCGATAATGCAATTCTATCTCTATCTACTAAAAATGCAATGGCAGACGATAGCCCTGCTTTCTCGTTAATTGTAACTGCACAAGATAAGTGGGATAAAGTTATCGGACCAAACGACCTAATCCGTATCAAAGCTATTCCAGATGTAACTGATAAGGTTCCAGATAACCCGTGGATAATGGTCGGATTGATATCAGACATTAAGAAAGATGGTGAGTACGCGAATGGTACACTTGTATATCGTGTAACTGGTCAGGCGATGACGAAAGCATTAATCAACTTCCAAGTTGGTGTAATCCAACAATTCGCATCTATTTCCCCTGATATCGGTTGGTTACCGGATGGCATGGAACAAGGTCTAAAGTTCTCTGGTAACACTGCCGCAGGAATAGGTAATGAATTAATGGACCGATTCTTGTATAAGTATGCACAATATGAGTTCGCAAATGGTACAGGTCTACAAGACTATTTCACACACGAGTTTAAGAGCTGGGAATCTGATGAATCATTACAAGACCCATCACCATTCGTAAACTACCAAGGTTCTATGAGACAGTTCTTAGAAGACATTGTAGCTAAACCATTTAACGAGTTGTACTTCGAGTTTACGAAAGATGGTCGATGTATTGCATTAATGAGACCAACACCATTCGATAAAGACAAATGGGAAGCGTTACATTCTTACGAGATAACGAGTGATATCGTATTGCAGGAGTCTTACAGTAGAAATGATAACGAAGCTTTCTCAGTTTATTGCGTGGATGCACCAAACATCGCGGAGTTTACTAGTTTAGATTTAGGGGTATATCCTCGTTTCCATCCAGAACTTATTAAGAAGTACGGATATAAAAGACTCGATGCCTCTAATAGATATTTACTAGCTGCTAACAAAGCACAAAATGGTAATGTGAACACTGGTAACGCCGCTAACAATACTGGGAATACTGCTAAGCAACCAACCTATGATGAACTGTTGTTGTACATCAACCAGCAAGGTTTCATGGATAAGGAGACTATCCGTAAGAAGAAGTCCGAAATGTCCGCTTCTCTGAAGGCACAATTCCCATCAATGACTGTGTCTATGACAAACAATATCATTGATGCGATTGCGGATGAGAAGTTCAATCCGGATAAGTATAAACAGATTATATCATCTGCAACTGGAGATGTCAACCAGTCAACTAATAATGAAAAATCTCCAGACAGCGTTAAGTTAAAAACTTTCACTGATAGACTGTATAACTGGTACTGTGAGAATCCTAACTTCTACTCTGGAGATATTCGTGTGCTAGGTAACCCTGCATTCCGTGTCGGCGCAAAACTGTACTACGAAGACTTCGAGCAAGAAACAAAGTGGGAGTTCTATATTGAATCTATACAGCACGAATTTAGTTACACAAATGGATACTCTACTATCATCGGTGTTACTCGCGGATTACAAAATAGAGGAGCTAGTAGATTCACGAACCTATGGGGTAAATCGGAAGACTTCAAAGGCGGATACTTAGGTGAGGATACATTAGCTACATTACTAGAGAAAGCTAAAGCTGCGAGAGAGGCACAAATGGCTGGTGGAGGACAAGGTGGTAACAATGGTGGTACAGGTGGAGTTGTTGCAGGTGGACCAGCAGCAATGAACGCAGTAGCTATCGCAAAAGAGATGACAACAAAACCATCTATCTATGTATTCGGCGGCGGTCGTTCCGGTGGTAACCCATTCACTAAATCACCAATCAAGACCGACTGTTCATCATTTATCTGGTGGATATTTAACCTAAACGGTGTCGACCTAAAAGGCGGGGAGCACGGTATGACCACGGATACTATTAAAACAGATTCACGGCTCCAGACAATAGGTTCTCGTGGCTCCGATAAGAATCAAGTTAAGTCGCAGATGCAGGTAGGAGACTTGATATGGTTCGACACGTACAAGACTGACGGTCACATAGTTATATACACAGGAAACGGTAAATTCATAGGTTCGCAGGATAAGGGAATTACCGAGGAAGACTTAAACAGTTCTTACTGGGACCGAGTGTTTAAGGGACACGTAAAACGGTTTGTCGGATAACTGTGATATACTATATAAAAAAGAGGAGGTAATAGCTTTATGGTAGAATTTGAACCTTTAGAAACGATGAGATTCCAATCACAACTCGGTAAAGAAATGAAACGCAAATACAAAGAGGGTAACAATCTTGTTACTCTCTCTCTTGCTGATGTCGTAAAAGTTAACTACAAATATAACACAGTTGACGTTATCACAGTAAGAGAAAACAACTCTACAGCTAAAAACCCTAACGATAACGGTAAGTACTCAGCTATGCTTCCAACACATATGTCAGGTCGTACAGCTAACGGTAACATCTATGGTTCTACAACATTAGTAACTGTAGGTACACGTGTACTAATCGGATTTATCGATGGGCAAGTTGATACGCCAATCGTAATTAACATCTACGGTAAAACAGATGACCAACAACAATTAACTCGTACGGACTTCACATCAGCGGATGATTCAATTGAGTCTATCCAACAAGAGTTATGGAACACTTTTAATCTATACCCATCTATGACTTATGATAACATCGATGGTAGAGGTAACCGTGAAATAACATTCTCTGGTAAGACGTTCTTAATTTCTACAGACCGTGACCAAGAGAACATGTACGTACAGGATGCACATTTCGATTACATGGACCTTCCACATTCTCGTTATGCAAACGGAGAGCTAATCGAACCAGAATCTCCTGATGCCCCTACAATGCTATACGTTCACCAAAGCGTATATGACAACCATCGTACAACGTTCTTCGTCAAGTCAGACGGTACGTTCCGATTGGGTTCTCGTCATATCAGTGGTGGAGGTATTACGTACCAAGAACTAAAACCAGATGGCTCTTACTCAATCGTTAAGAAGAATGATACGGAGAATCCAGAAGAAGAATCTAGCGACCTATCTTCTATCGAAATCTTAAAGGACGGTAACGTAGTGTTACAGAATCCTAAGACGAAAATGGAGATTACTGATGAGGGCGTACTTGTAAATGGTAAGCCAATCGGTTCTGGTGGTTCTGGTGGAGGTATCTCCCCTGAGTTAGAGAATATCATAAAACAGATTAATAATCAATTCTCTTTATTAAAAATTACAATGTCTGAGATTGAAGGCGGTCTTGAAACAAAGGTAGAGAAAGACACATACTTTATCGACACTGCTGAGATTGAAGCCAAAGTTAAAGAGATGAAAGACAACTCTCGTAAGAGCAAAGACAGTCTGCAAAAGTCTATCGAAGAACTAGTAAAATATATTGCTAGCGATGTCAACACGAATCCTATTACAGATGCTAACAAGTTACAAATATCGAAGCTGTTAGATGACATCGATAACAAGAAAATAACACTAGATGGTGCCGCACAAACTATTTTGCTAGACCCTTTCTTAACTGATGAGCAAAAAGTAGCTGTTAAAAAGTGGTTCGACAAGCTTAACTCTGACCACACTGCATTGAAGACAACTGTCATGGCAGCTATGCAAGATGGTAACTTGACAGCACAAGACAAGAAAGACATTTCAAATGCCGCAGAGACATATCTAAACGACCTTGCTTCTTGGTTAACAGAAATGGACAAAGCTGCCGATGCTAGTTACGAGCAGCGTATTGTTGAGGCATTTGAGAACGCAGTAAACTACGCTAACAAAGAATCACTACATCAGAGTGCAGTAATCACTCAACTGTACAACATGGTTTCTATTAAGGTTAGTTCTGAGCAAGTAACGCAGCAGTTCCTTGATTTGAACATGAAGATTGAGAAGACACAGGAAGAGACCGCGACAGCATTAGACGACATTCAAACGCAGATTGACAGCACAGTTAAGAACTTACCGTACAAGGTAGAAGTGACATCATCTAATGGTTTGATATTCGTAAACGGTGGTGTCAATTCTACAATCGCAGCTAAGATTACAAAAGGTACTGAAGATGTAACAAGCACAGTAGCTGTAGCAGATTTCATCTGGACTCGTGTCTCTAACAATACAGCGGCTGATACAGCTTGGAACAACGCGCATAAGAACGTAGGTCGTTCATTCAACATCAATGCTGCTGACGTAATTGACAGAGCTACATTCTTCTGTGATTACAAGAATCCACCAGTGGCTACAGGTAGTGTTACAATCGCTAACATCCAAGATATTACAGTCGGTACTGTTGAGCCAACAAATCCACGTGATGGTTCATTATGGTATGACCGTGGGACAGGTATCGTATGGATGTGGCAGCAAGGTAAGTGGGTTGAGATTAATAGATTCGATGTTAACATCCGTAACTTATTTGTCGGTTCTCGTGACTTCGGTGCACAGAACTCCAACAACCCTACAGACCCTAACAACACGACACCACAAGGAAAAACATCAGGAGGGTGGATAAATAAAGGTGGTACAAGTACAATTAGACCACCAGACCAGACCGCAACAAATCAAGACACATGGATAAACACAACAGCAGAGAACTGGGGAGGAATGGACTACAAATTAAGCAAATTAGCAGGTAGCGGAGTTATCAATGTCGGTGATGTATTAACTTATGCATGCTACGTTAGAACTGTAGGAGGTGCGAATCCATCAGCGGGAATTCCTATAAAGATGTACGCAACAGATAACAGAACACCTAGTAGCTCACCTTTTGTCGACCCTACTACAGCAATTCCAGTAGTAGATAGTACAACAGCTAAAATGCCTAATCCACCTCAAGTTAACGCGACACAGCAATGGAAAATGGTTTGGGGTACATTTACGTTTACGCAGGACATGATGAACACAGTTAACGACCCGAACAACGTAGACAAGACATTACGATTAGAGCCTATTAGTTTCACTGCAATAGGTACTGGAGGTCAACTAGAAGTAAAGTCACACATCTTGGTTAAAGGTGTAGTTCCTGCGGACTGGGTACCAGCTCCAGAAGATACGAAACGTGACGCAGATAATACTAATTGGAACATGGATGCACTTGGTAATGACAACTATCTAACTCGTTTTGAGCGTGGATTAGTTAAAACTAAACTAGCAGACATTACAGGTGAATCTCTATCAGGTGCGCAGGACATGAAGACATCAGCTCAGTTAGACGTAGACACATGGGGTAAAGGTCAGTTCTACGCTATCCGTAAACAGGCTAGAGACATCGCTATAGACCCTGTGAATGACGCAGCGTACAAAAACCTAACTACAGCTTACGACGCGCTTAGAACATATCTGAGAGCCCTTAAAACAGGTTCTGGTAGAAATACAGTTTATCCATGGGATACTTCTTCGGATACAGTTATGGATGTTGTACGTACTGCATGGGATAAAGCGTGGGCGGATTACGAGAATGCGTATGCATCGTTAACGGTTCTCGTACAGCAGAAACAAAAGACATACACGGATGATAGAATCAAAGATGTTAACGCAGAGATTGGTAAGATTAGTAAAACAGGACAACACTCGACTACTGACTTACGAGTACCGACAACTTCTATTTCACCTAAAGTTACGACAATAGCTTTACCGAGTTTTAAAGGTAATACAAAGAACAACCTAGATGTTGGTGGTATAAACTACGCGTACAATACACTAAAACCTGTAGAGGTTATTGGAAGAAAGGGTACGGGTGGTCAACCAGACAACCAAACGATTCAGCCGTATGGTATAAACTCTGATGGTCTAAACTTAATTGCTAGTGGTAAATATCTTGTCGGATACTACTGGTCTATTACACCTTATCAAAACAAGCCGCTAGAGGGTTCGATGTATATCCAGCTAGCAGGACCACCATGGAACCAGATAGTACCTTCTATTGCATTTGCACCTGACAAGCCTACATCAGGAATCGTTATATTACAGAAGAACGACCCTGCGTTTACTGCTAATGGTATAACAAAACTCCAATTACGTTTTGATAATCTTGTAGGTGTAGTTACAATTAGTAACTTTATGTTAACGACTGGACCAACTTTAGAGACAGTTGAATACTCGCCAAACCCGACAGAACTACGAGACGATGGAGAATACCAATACTTCAATCGTAACAGAGCTATTGCAGGTGTAACAATGCCTACGTTCTATACAGCCAAGAATGGAACTACAGACACAACACGCTCATCAATGACAATACAGGAAGTGTTCCATGGTGACGGTTCTGTTCGAGACGAGTTCTATTGGACAGAGGACGGGCAACCTACTAAGGTTAATAGATTCGCAGATATACTATTAGACACAGGTTTCTCTATTGCCATCCAAAACCAAAACGTGTCTATTGGCGGAAAACGATATATTCAAGTACAATTAAACAATTTCGCAGATAGACCTATACTAAATAATGGTACGGTCCGTATGGCTAACGGTAAAGGCATAGAACTTAGTCGTTTAGCTACAGGAAACTTCACACAACCAGACCAATTTAAAGTAGACTATGCGAACGCGAATATATCATTCTTAGTATCTGCTGATGAGATGAACGTTACTAGCACATATCAGGTAAAAGGTCAAGACGTAGCATTCTTCTTACGTGGATGGAAGATGTTCCAAGGTGAGCCCGTTCAACAGACAGCACCTAGTGGAGCGACTATCTACTCCTTTACGCCTTATAACGCTACTAGCGGAGTTGCACCTAACTTCACTCCAATAGGCTACACGCAAAAGGACCTAGCGATTATAAACAGAGGAGAGATTGCTGCTACAGATACGTACAAGAGACCAGTGGAGATAGCACCTCCTATAAAGACAAAGCAGACAGGACAACAATGGCAAATTGTATACGCATTAGCATTTCCTAGTGAATCTTACTGTTCGTTTACTGGAGCTATTGATTTAATTGGCGACCCTGAAGGTGTCTCACCTACAGTTATCCGTTACGCGTACGTAGACTGGACTCCTACGTTCTTTGATAAAGATGGTACATTTAAGTATGGGAACAACCTAGCAACCGCTCAAGAGGACACTAGGTACCTTATACCTGTACTTGAACGTCGTATAGCTAATGCGGAAACAAAAGTAGAAACAGATTCCATTAAGAGTGTTGTATTTAGTTCCCGTGAATACGAGCTAGGATTGCAAGATAAAGCAAATGTTACAGACCTACAAGGTAAAGCAGATAAGGGCGACTTGACTAACTTAGCTACAAAAGACGAGTTAGCTCAAAAAGATGCAGAACAGAAGAAAGCGTTAGAGGATGCAATGAAGAATATCGACTTCACGCCGTATGTTCTAAAGTCTGAGATTGAACAGCTAGACCGTTCATGGACAGCAGCATTCTACGCATCAGGTGGTATGAACATCGTTAAGAACTCTATTGGTTTTGACATGTCTATGAACACTACGCTTAACAGAGAGACGTTCACTTTCTGGAATGATATGATAAACCCTGCATACCATCAACCAGACAGCATACAAACTAACGCATTAGACGCATTAGGCTTTACTAGCGGGTTTATGTTTAATGCTTCTCCTGACACGTACTGGACAGCAATAGCACAAATCATAAATGTTATTCCTAACCAGCCATACACTATCAGTTACTTTTTACAAAAGATGAGTGCAGGTACAGATACGAGGTTTAACATTATGATACAGCAGACTGATAAAGACGCTCCTGTTACTGATGGTGATTGGACAGTAATACCTAACGGTCAGATAACAGACAACTCGAGTATTAAACACGGAGATTTTATGCCATCGTACTTCGAGTTTACACCTACTAAAAGCAAAGTAAGGGTTGTTCTTATAGCCTCACCAAAATGTGTAGCTCAGGTTTCTGGTATAATGGTTAACATAGGTAAAAAACCTATCAAGTGGACAATGGCTACTGGAGAAAACTATAATACAAACGTTCGTATGAACTTAAATGGTATTAGGGTATCTCAGGTAGACAAAGATGGTACAGAAATTGGCTACACTGTTATAACGCCGGACAAATTCGCAGGTTATTACATTAGGGATGGAAAACCTGAGGAAATATTTAAGTTGAATGGAGATGAGACATGGACTAAAAAACTAAGAGCAGAAAATGAGATAAACATGGGACCAATCAAGATACTACGCGTAGAGAATGCAAACAACGCAGGTTGGGCGTTTATCTCAAACTACTAGGGAGGGAAATTAATGGCAAGTGGTTCATTTATAATAGGTACAACGAACCAGTATGTCGAGGGTAGATGTTACTGGGATGCTTGGTCAGACCCCAACCGAAACGTTAGTAGGGTTAACGTTTCGGTGTATTTCTACCGTACGAACAACTGGTCAGGTGCTACAAAAGGTACATTTACATTCTACCTTTATTCATCTTTCGGTGAGCAAGCAAGAAATACACAATATTTCTCATTCACCAATCCTAACGGAGGGCAGGGTACACAAGTACTTAATGCCTCATGGGAACAAGCGCATGATGCCAACGGTGAGTTAAGGTTTAGATTATCTGTAGGTAAGGATACCGATGTATTCGCCTTACACAATAACGGTGGTGATGTAGTAGCGGATAAGATAGCTCGAGAGAGTACAGTAGCATCACAACCATCTGCAACACTACCCAACGATATATGGATTGACTTAAACGTAAGCAATAGTACATTTTATCACACAGTTGAACTATGGGCTAAAAACACTAGTGGTGCGGATACGCTAATTGATACGCAAACAAGAGTAGGCACACGTGCTGATTTTCGTGCTGTGCCAGCCCTTCGACAGAAATTAGCACAGGCACTAGGAAACCGAAGTGAGATGGCACTGTGGGCAACCGCCGTAACCTACGATGCTAACGGAAACCAGATAGGAGGTAAACGGTGGGGACCAGAAGGAAGATACTATCGACCCAACTTAGGTTTCATATCATGTCCTGCACTATTTGTAAATGAGGTTATAAGAGCAAGGATAGGTTCGTATGATAGTAGATTGCAGTATCGAGTTCATGTTTGTGTGCATATGAACTACGATGGTAACGGCAATCCTCCAGCGGCAGACACTGCAAAATTTAGAAAGATTTATACGCCTACTACCGAGCAGTTTGATATATCCTTCACTCAAGCGGAACAGGATAAAATAGCAACAGACACAATGCCAGATAGAACAGCTAGATTAGTAACATTCCAAGTTGATACAATGTGTGAAGGTGTTGTTCTTAACACCAATAACGCGATGCCAGCATACTCAAATGGCGGAATAGACATCTCAAGAATGAATATCGCACCAACATTCTCTGGTTCATTCCCTGCTGTTGACACGAACTCCGTTACCACTGCGATAACAGGTAACTCTTCTATGATTATTCAAGGTCAGTCGAAAGTTACAGTTACGGTTCCAGCAGCAAATAGAGCAGTAGCTAAGTTGGGCGCGACAATAACACGTTATGACTTTACGATTAACGGTGTGACAGTCCCCGTAACACCACCAGCATCAGGTAACGTGGTAGCTAACTTTGGTGTTGTCAATGCAGCAGCAAACACAACTTGTACTGTTTCTGCTATAGACACGAGAGGAATGTCTGCACCTGTATCTACTGGGGTTACCATGATACCTTATACACCTCCAACAGTTATAGGTACTGGAGCCAGACAGAATAACTTCGAAGCGAGTACAAAAGTAACAGCATCAGGTTCCTACGCTCCACTAACAATAAGCGGACAGAACAAAAATGATATTGTCACTAAATCGTTTAGAAGCCGAGTATTAGGCGGGACATTCAATAACCCAACAGGTTTCGCGACCATTACGAAAGGAACGAACACTTACGAGGCTACGACAACATCTGTAATCTTTGACGTTGATAAGATTTACGAAGTAGAGGTTACAATAAAGGACAAAGTATCTCCAGAAGTAAAGACTACCTTCATTCTAAACAAAGGTACTCCTATTGCGTTCATGGATGCCAAGACACAGTCGTTAGGTGTTAACATGATTCCTGTTGCAGGTAATGGAGAGAATAAGCTACAGGTAACAGGCTCAGCATACGTTAGTGATAACGTTAAGACACAGGTTCTACTATTCCCAAAAACTGGTGCAGAGAGCAATCCATCCGCAGCCAACTCGCAGTACGTTTCGTTTAGACTAAAAGATGATAGAATCATGATGAACGATAAGAACATTTTCTACCAACTAGGAAACACATCAGATTTGCGACTAGGTGGGAATTTATACACTAGTAGTACACAAGGTGCCTTCATCGATGCTTACGGTAATATAAAACCGCAGACAGGAGTTATCTGGGAAAATACGTGGGGAGTATTCCAGAAGAAGTCTGATGGTTCCTATAACGCGGCGATACTACTAAACTTAGTAGCTGATGCTGACGCTAACAGAACTACAGTTACTATTGGTGGCGTTAACTTCAACATGAATAAGTCACCGTCTAACTTGGCACCCAATGGAGCTATGTCGTTTATAAACACGACAACCAATGGGAGAATGACAGCATACTTCGAGAATATTTTTGCGTTAAACGCAGGTGCAAATCCATCTAGACCAGAGTATAAGGAGAACTTAGAACTACTAGATATCAGCGCAACGGATATCATAAATAGTAATAATGTATATTCTTATGATTACAAAGATGAATATCGACAACCTAACCATAACACATTGAAGAAAGACATAGGAGTCCTAATCAATGAATCTCTTAGTCTCATGACAAATGATGATGACACTGCAATTAAGGATTACGCTATGTCAAGTATTCTATGGAAAGGTCTACAAGAAGCAAATGCAAGACTCACAAAATTAGAGGAGGCAACAAAATGACAGAATTAAAGAAGTATTACGAGGTTCCTTTCGATTATAATAACAGAAAGTCTACAATTAAAGATGCATGAGCAAAACTAACAGCAGATATGTACGCTTACGATGGAACAGTTCTTTCACAGTACAATGTGTACATGATGGAAGCAGGATTCCTCCAACGCTTTAACGGATGGTCATATGTACCTACCGATACGCCTTATGTTAATATGTATCCAGTAGACACGATGGACCCGATAGACTTTGAGAAGAAGATATGGGTTATAATAAGAGCACAGCTTAAAAAGGTAGTTCTCGGTGAGATGAGATTCTACTTAACGACATATAAAGCGGACCCATATGAGCTAACATCAGTACCACCATTAAGATACCCAAGATAAGGAGGGATTTACGTGATTTTTAATAAACCATATGAAGAGCAGCTTTTGAACCACGGTTATGAAGGCTTATCTTATGAATATAAGAACATGATTGTGTCGGATATAGCGAACAATTTTGGTATTACATTTAATGAGGTAACTATGGACATGATTCTACATGTTCACAAATCTCTTAAACTTGCAGAAACCAAAGAGATATATCGGATGGTCCTTGAGTCAGGATTCTTTCATCCAGAGACTTTTCGAATGTACGATATCACGATAAAGAAACAAGTTGACATGATTGGTATTCGTGTGTTAATGCAAACGACAGATAAGAAATCAGTAGACTTGTTCACGGAGGACTCCGGTGTAGTAACTCACACAAGGGAAGAGTTCATAGAGTTATTCGAAATGATTATCTCATATAAGGACGAGCTAGATACGAAATTGATTAGAATGAATGAGGCTATCATGATGGCAAATTCTACAAAAGATATTCTAGCTCTAGACTGGTATAAATTTAATACTAAACCAAACGTAGAAGGAGACGGAGAGAATGCAAGAGAACCAGATTCAAGTGCAGGACAAGTATTACCTGATGGTACTGGAAGCGAAAGTACAGGACCTAACGAAGGAGAATCTAGTGGCACAAGCACTAGTGAGACAGCTGATGGAGGAGAACCAAAAGCTGATTGAGATGTATAATGCATCACAGAATACAGAAAAACCAACTGAAGAAACAAAGGGAGAGAAGGTGGGCGAATAGCTCCCTTCTTTTTCTTTATCTGCTATATTACAAACGAGAAAGGGAGGAAACTAAATGACTATTGCTAATGGTAAATCTAGACTACAGCGTATCGCCTTTGAAGTAGGCGGTCGAACATTCCGATTCGCATTAAATCCAGAGTCAATGGAAGAATCGAGACCACACAGAACGACAGCATTAAAAACAAAGAGTCGTATTATCGTAGAGGACTTCCAAGATGACATCCCTACACTAACAATCTCTGGTACAACAGGATTCAACCCTACAGGTCAATCATCCGATAGAGGTGTCAACAAGATTAAAGAGATGAAGAAGTTCATAGCAGACTTCGCAGCTACTGGTGGTAATGGTAAGCTGTCTAAAAATGAATTCTATTTTCACAACTTTACGAATGATGAAAGTCACATCGTAACACTAGCGCCGGAAGGTATTACCATTTCACAGGATGCGCAGTCACCATTACTATATCGATATAGTATGAAGTTTATAATCATACGAGCATCATCAGAACCAGCAGATGCAGATGTAGTAAACCCAGAGATTGGTAATAGATTTCCAACACTACCTGACTCTGGTAACTATCGACCATCCCCGAACTACCCTAAACTACCTACACCATTCCCTAACGGAGAGACAAGTGTCCCTATACCAACTAGACCTTCTGGAGATGGTTCTGTAGGAGATGACGTATATAACAAAGGTAACGGCGGAGGTTACAGACCAAAGGATGATAACGCCACAGTAAACCCACAAATATCTAATGGTGGTGCTTACAACTATGGTACGACTGGACTTGGATATAGTATAGGTTATTACGGAAGGTGGAGTTAATATGAAAGAGGTACAATCTAAACCGGATGTGTTAGTCACATTCTGTTCTGGAGTTTATCCGATGGAAAATGGTGTGATTCCATTCAATACAATGAACGATGCGCCAATGTTTAAATCTGAGCTATACACACCTACGTTTGCGTTATCAGCTGTAGCAATGTTAGTACTGAAGAAGATTCGAGCAGAACAAATAGCCACGAATACATTAGACGTAGATGAGAAGACAGTAGTAGCGTTAACTAGAAGCTCTGACCTAGCTAGTACGAACCCTAAGATGTACACGCTAATCGTATCAACTGTATTAGAAGCTTTTGCTATCCTGTATACAATAGAAAGTGAATCTTCTGACATTTCATACTTGACACGAAAAGACTTTACGAGAGTTAGAGAAAATGTAAATTACATTACAGACTACTTATCTACTGAGCGTAAGTATCGTCACATGATTGAGGCGTTTAGAGGATTTGAACTTTCGTTTGGTTATATGGAGAACCAAGTGGAATCAATAACAACGTTTGGACTGGAGGTGCGATAATTGGCACAGTATATTGAAAAGATAATTGCAAGTGGCGATACTCTACAATCTATCGCACAACACAAACTAGGTGATGCACAACGATGGAGAGAATTAGCCGAATTTAATAAACTCAGATATCCGTACATAGTAAACACGGTGGCTGAGAAAATGAAGAATCCAGAACACTTACTAACTGTAGGTGATACTTTAACATTTGCCGTTAACGATGATAACAGAGCTACAGTATTAACATCTATGAGATACAGTGATAAGTTTAACACATCTAACATTTACGATATCACATTAGGTATGGACATCGATGTTTTACCAGCATTAGACGATAACGGGGCTGCTGGATTTGACGGAGAGATATTGGGGTTCAACGGAAACGGATGGGACGTAAGCCATCCAGAAAGTACAAGCTATAAGAAAGATTTGAAGACTTGTAGAGGTATTGAAAATTTAAAACAATCGTTACTTATCAGACTACTGACACCTAAGGGCAGCTATCTAAATCACCCTAACTATGGTTCGCTGTTAGCAGATATTATGGGGAGTAAGAAAACCGAAGAAGTCGCATTACGTGCGGTTAATGAAATAGAACGTTGTATTCGTACTGATGGAAGGGTAAAGCATGTAGAGCGAGGTACTAACAGTTTTGATGGTAACACACTTACAGTAGAAATGTCAATATATACTATCACTACTGAAGAAGCTTTTACCTTTGCTGTAAGTGCTAACACTAGTGGTATTGTATCACTATTAAACTAGGAGGTCAACATGAAATTTAAAAGTATGAGTCAGATTTATAGAAAGATGGTTGATAAGACTTTAACGTCTACCGATAAGATAAATGACTTCTCTGTTGGTTCTGCAATTAGAGCTATCTACGAAGCCGTTGCAACGGAGTTAGAGGCGTTCTATGTAATGACAGAGGAGAATCTATTAGAAGCCATCTCTAAGGGCGTATACAGCTCTTTCGGGTTCGAGCGTAAGCTACCACAGAAAGCGTACACTCCAATTACGATTACATTGAACAATCCAACACAGGTAATCCAACCGATACCTCGAGGTACAAGGTTCACATCTAGTTATCCAGAGTACGCAAACATCTACGAGACTCTAGAAGACTACTACATTCCTCAAGGAGCTGTTACAGCTGTCGTACAAGTATTCTGTACCCAGTCCGGAACAATCGGTAACGTACCAGCGAATGCAATCGACATCATGGTTACGCCTATCACAAATATTAAGTCGGCTACAAATAAATCAGCTGTACAAACTGGTCAGGATGAGGAACCACTAGAACTATTACGTTCTCGTTTCCGTCAATACATCGAGTCATTAAGTAAAGGTACAAAGCCAGCGTTAGAGTATGGAACACGTTTAGTACCAGAAGTATCCGGTGTATATATCGAGGAGTTCACAGGCAAGGTTAACGTATACGCGCACGATAACAACGGTGACCTGCCAGATAACGTGAAGACAGCTATCGAGAAGTCTCTAGAAAACTATCGAGCAGCAGGTATCCGAGTAGATGTAAAACCTGTAACACGATTAGCAGTAGACGTTGATGTAGATGTAATCATAGAACCAAAATCAGCTATCACGGATGCACTAAATACACGTATCAGATTTGCTATCGAGAACTATCTAAATGGTATGCAGGTGTCCCAAGACCTCATCATGACAGACTTATCTTGTATAATAAAAGATGTAGATAAAAGATTAGTTTACGACATCGTTTATAAGAAGCCACCTTCAAATCTATTAACAAAAGGTAGCGAGATAATTAGAGCAGGTACAGTCAAAGTAAACTTGAAATAGGAGGGCATATATGAGTTTCATTAAATATTTACATCCACTTTGGAAATCAATGTTAGGTAAAGTTAACGACAGCCACACAGCTGTCGTTACTTCTATAGAGGACGCTTTTACAGATGCAGAGAAGGACGCTATGTCATTAATTACAGACGCGAACCTAGAGACTGCTACAGGAGAATGGTTAGATGAGTACGGTAATATCTTCGGTGTATTCCGTAAGGATAATGAAGCAGATGAAGACTACCGTCGCCGTATCATTAATTGGATTCTAACAGAGCGAGGTACAATCGGTTCAATCAAAGACGCTATCGAGAAATGGTTAGATGACCCAGAAGCAGATGTGGAAATCTACGAACCTTTCAAGAATGTATTCTTCTTAAATAAATCTAAGTTAAATGGTCCTGACCACTTACTGGGTCGTTACTACACATCAGCAGTTATTGATGTACGATTCACTAAGCATGTGCCAGTTGAAATCATCGATGAAATCCGTAAGTTCAAGGCAGCAGGTATCACAGCTAAGTTAACGAGAATCCCTAACCGTAATCGTGCAGACTACTCAATCCAAGAAGCTAAACTTCTTAGAAGTCGCAACTACGCTACGAAGTCGAACATCTGGTTAGAAATGTGGAGACCAGCAGGTATTGGCATGATTCCTTCATCTACAGAGAAGACAACATTAATGCACCCAAGAAACGTATTCACAAATACCAATACGCTACAAACTACTACAACTGCTTTCCCAGCTGACATTGCGAATAAAATAGTTAGTCGTACACACTCTAGTTTAACAGCTAACCCCGCGTCTGAGCAGATTGAGTTACCTGTAGAAACTGCTAAGCTAATTAACAAGCGTCGTATTAAAATGCGACTTAACCTTATGAAAGACATTACACAGATAAAAACTGATGGGGAGGGTAGTACGCAATACTGGATTGGCATGGAACTTCGCGTTAAGTACACAACAGGAGTTGACATGTGGTATGCGTGTCGTGAGTTACCTACGAATAGCCCTAAATACGGAGTCGGTAAAATAGACCCGATTCCAGACTTTAACTACTCTGATGTAGTATTAGAATCCGATTATACGATTGACCCTAATAGAACCGTAGATAAGGTCTGGATTAACTTCATTACACGAGGTCTCATTGGAACAGTAACACTTAAGGGTGCTAGATTAGATGTATACGACGAGGTTCCAACTGCATTAAATGCCAATAACTTTACGAATATCCCAGCTCAATCAGTAAGTTACCCATTATCCGGTGTACCTGTTACAGACATTATCGGAGGTACTAACTTACTTGTTACTAAATCACCTATCTCGTATACTGTTACTGGACTTGCTAACCAAACGACAGTTGCTACTACATTCGTTGCAGGTTCATCAGCGGATGCAGATGATAACACGATAACTGTGGCATATGATTATGAGTTTGTACCTAAAGACCCTAATGCCGAAATAGACCCACGAGCATCACTTAGACTGCAAGGAACTAATCCGTACCCATTATTCTCTAGTACAGCTATTAGTAAGAATAACCTAAAGGGCAGGGTTACAAAGAAAATCTATCTTCCTCTTTCTCCCGTTCCTTTTAATGGTATCGGTATTCGTTCTGACTACTTAGATGGTACAGTAACCATTACGAACTTGAAGATAGTTAAAGGTGACTATTGGGCTTTAAACAATGCAGACTGGTATAAGCAACCAGACTTAGACAAGTTAAAGACAGCAGATGGTGTAGAACTAGTCACATCTTCTAGTAGTGCGCTTTTATCTTTCCCATCACAAATCATGCAATTTGATATTTTCAAAGTGTTCACGGATAGATATGGCGCTAACTTTTTTAATAACAAACCTACATTAAAAGAAAAACAAGAATACATTCGTGGTCTTATTCGAAACCTAAGAGTATCAGTAAAGGTATCTGCTACAGCAAACGAGAGTAACCGCATGTACTTTAGTTCACGTAGGTGGGACGCTTTAAGTAATGATTGGGACCAGAAAGACACGATTGTCATCTCTTCTCAGACAGGATTGATAAATGATGCAATTGTGTTAACTCCAGATAACATAGAAAATTACATTTGTCAAGATGGATATGTTTACATTGCAGTGACAGGGGTTCCACATACCGCAACAGACGTTAAGACAGAACTTAAGACAGACCTGTTCTCTACACAAGTGGAATTCAAACGTGGAACAACAGTTTTCACTACAACAGGATTCCCTACTACACCGTTACCTGACGACCCATCTTGGAAACCAATACCTGCTTCTGACTATGATAAGTTGCAGACTAATAGTAACACGAGCTACATCTCTGTTGAGCAAGACCCAACAAAGTTAACGCAGTCTCCATTTATCATGGCGTCTTACTATCTGCCAGATGTAATAGAGAAGGCGATAGGACCTCATATATTTAGAGGAGTAGACGACCATCAAGGTAGAGTACAAGTCTCTAAGAACCTATTATCAGACTTAGGATTTAGAATGATTGCTCGAGGTGTATTAACTTCCGCAGGAGCTACATCTTCTGGATTTGAAATGTCGTACTACAACGTAGGTCAAAAACGATGGGTTATTCTACAGGCGATGGATACAAACAACACGTTAAACTTTGTCAACTCTGACCACAGAATAGATGTTCCTGTATCATGGAGAAACTCTATTGTCGATGAAGAAGGGTATATAAGATTGGCTTTACGAGGTCGTAATACTGACGCAACTACAACACGAGCTGCAATTGAGTTGACATACAGTGAGCTACGAGTTGGATTATCTTTACCGAATCCAAGTTCTATCCCAAAAGGCGAAAATAGAAACTTGCTTCTTTGGACGAAGGATTGGGGTGTAGATTATGGTGCAGCAGAACCTAACAAGGGTTCTAATATATGGCACAACAACGTATCGTTTATAACTAACCGAAAGTATAACGGTGGTACGGTAGCCTATACATCCACTAACTGGGGTTCGTTAAGATACAAAACAGAGACGTTGAGTAGTCGAGATATTCTTAAAGTAGGGGATAAAGTCGTGCTTAGTGTAGACTGTAGAATACCTGAGTTGTCTTCTACCGACTCTCGAGAATTAGAGTTCTACTGGACTTACGCACCTAATAACGGAGCCAAAGCAGGAAAAGTAACGAACCAGTGGCAAAGATTTGCAATAGAAACAACAATGACAGCAGGTATGATGTCACCAGCTTCCGCATTACGTTTTGAGGTAGGTACACTTCCAGCAGGTGGTACATTCGAGTTTGCTAACTACATGCTTATTAAGAAGCCTACCGGAGACATTAATGTTCCTTACGAACAAGCTCCGGAAGAGTATTTAATAAGCCAGTATACAATGAACCAGAACGCCCAGTACACTATCTCTAGTGACTTACTCAAACATCTCGGTAAACCTATCACCATTGCTGTAGATGTAGAGCTAGTAAACGCAGTGCCGATAAATTTAGGTAACGGCTCTAACCGTGTAGGAACAGAATTACAAGCAGCACTAAACGACGGTACGTATCAGTACTATGGGGCATGGCAACGTACAGATAACATTAAAAATTTCAAGGGACGTATGTACAACTGGGTTGTTTTAACCCCATCTGTGTATCGGGCGATAACAGCAGGTATTTATATCCAGTGTTTTGCAGACTATGTATACGTAGGTTATCCTTCTGTGTACGTAGGTCAGGATGTTAGAGACCCATGGAAGATTGCTCCGGAAGATATTGGCGCACCAAGTCACTTGTACGATACACAAGAGCTCATTACGTATCTAGCTAAAAACAAGGACCGCACATATTATACATTAGTAGATAATGATATAATAGGTTATAAGCGAATGGAGAAGATTATACCAGTAGCTAAGGTTAATCCTAATTCACCTAAGCCGTTCCCGAAAATAAAGTTTGCCGATAAAGAGTGGTACATGATTCCTCAAGATAAGATAAACGCAGAGGGCGCAGACCACGTCTATTACTCAGCTAACATCAAGGGTGGCATGCTAGATAACAAAGGATATCGTGGAGTGTACATTAGCGAGTTTGGTAATGTTAATCCAGAAGGTGGATTCCAAGATGTAATGCTACCAGAACAACTAGCTAACTTTACTCCAGCTAATAGAATTGCAGAATATCTACCATCGTACAACAAGAATAAGGTAATCAATAGTAACGTAGATATAAACTTCCCGTATGGAGATAGTGAAGTATTTACACTGTTCAACATGCCACGTATGTCTCGAGTTACAAAGTGTACGTATACACAAGCGCAGGGTTATGGTGAGCTTAAGTGTATCGAACCACGAGATGCGTTCCTGCAATTAGGTTCGTACAATGAGGTATGGACAGACATCAAAGGTGGGGAAGACGTAACAATATCTGTGGAGATGAGAACAGACGACACCGATGTTCAAATGTACCTGAGATTATTCTTCTACGTTAACGGATACTACGAGAAAAACAGTCCACTAATGAATATTACAAAAGAGTGGACAAGATACACTTTCTCTGCACAAGCGTTAGCTAATACCACAGGTACAATGGGACGTATACGATTTGTTGATACGCCTACGAATCTTAACAAGACAGTACAGTTAAGAAACATCATGATTAACAAAGGCGGCACTATCCCCTATATTGAAGGTAACAACAAGCAAGAAAGAATAGACGAGTTAGATATCATCCATGAATCTATGATAAAAATAACGAAAGAATAGGAGATTGAAATATGCCTCAAAACACGTACAAAGATAAACCTTATTACGATAGATTCGATGCCACTCAGAACAGGACTCAGGTCCTGTTCCAAGGTGACAGAGCCTTACAACAATCTGAGTTAAATGAGTTACAGTCCATCCAGAGCCACTATTTAGGTGCTCTGGGTGATAGCATCTTTAAAGATGGTTCTATCCAAGATGATATGAACTTCCAGTTCCTACGCGCAACAGCAGACCCTAATTCAGCAATTACAGGTATTAGAGTTCGTAAAGGTAAACTGTATCTTGCAGGGAAGATTAGAACATTCGAGCAACAAGAGCTTAAAACGTTCACTGGTAAAGGACATGAGGAAATTGGCGTTAAACTAAAATCCAAAATCATCACCGCAGCGATGGACCAGTCATTATTAGATTTGACACAAGACGTAGCTAACTTCATGTCTGAGGGTGCCGACAGATTAGAGGAGAAAGTAGAGCTTACTTATAACGACCCTGATGCAACGACAATCTACGTATTTGACGATGGGCAGTTATTTACAAAGGCAGTTACTCCGGACTCTGATTTAGTTAATAAGGCTATCGCTACATTTGACAGTGAGACATTAGGTTCCTATCAGATTAACGGATTCGAAATGTACATCAAAGAAGAGCCAGCTAATAGTTCACGTAACTATATCACGTTAGTTGTAGATAAAGGTGTGGCTCACGTTAATGGTTGGCGTGTAGAGAAGCCATCTACTACGCTAATACAAATCCCGAAAGAGCGTCATACGACAGCTATTACAAACTCTACTTACACAACACAACCGAATAAACCTATAGTACTAAACAGTATGTTTGTCAATAAAATAAACTTCATGTCGTCCCAGTACCAAAGTCCATTACAGGCTATGTCTAGAGCTGCTACAGGTGACGATGATGCACTACCGAACCAGTATACGAATATCAAAGGTGAAGGTTCTATTGTAAAAACAAACACAGTAACTTACAAGCACAACCAAGATTACTACTTTGTTACTCGTGGTGGTATATCGTATATCCACTGGGTTGTAGCAGGTGAGGTAGTTGACGGTAAAACAATCGCAGACCCTAAACGACCAACAGCAGGTACAGCATATACAGCAAGTTTCACATACGATAAAATCCTCGCAGATAAAGTAGATTACACACAAGCGTACAAAGCTAATGATAATGGTATCGGTGGAACAACAACTATCACATTCATTAAAGAGCAGCCAATCGCAAATGCTATCACTCGTGTTGACTTTGAGATAACATTATCTAGGGAAGATATCGTAGCGCTAGATTCAAAAGGTAATGTGCATGTTCACCAAGGGGAACCAGCTGAAGAAGGACAAGCAACAATCCCTCGTAACTTGGACCCGTTATCTCTAAAACTAGGTAACATTCATATTTACCCAGACTCGGAGAAAGCGGTAGTTAAGAACACAGCAGTAACAAGATTACGATTTGAAGACCTACAGCTAATGAAAGCTCGACTAGAACATGTAGAAGCAAACCAAGCAGTCCTAGCACTAGAACGTGTGGCACAAAAAGGACAAGAGCCATTGAGACTACGAGGTATATTTGTAGACCCATTCACAGACTTCTCTCGTATCGATAAAGACCTTACGGATGTATCTTACAGCTTTGATGATGCACATATTACTATCCCGACAGAAACGCCGGATGACAAAAAGATTCGACCTACATTCTTAGAGAACGAATCAAATGCTAAAGCGTGGGGAGTAAATGGTCGTATTATCACTGCACCATTTAAAGAGACCGCAGAAATTGTTCAGAATATTGCGACTAGTCCTATGAACGTTAACCCGTACCAAGTATTCCAAGCAAACGGTACAATCGCGTTAACTCCGTCTGCCGATAACTGGATTGACGAATCTCGCGTCACATTGTATAATGAAGAGTTTACAACTACTCGTATTAACCGTTGGTGGGCTCACCAAGGAGACGGAGAGTTTGGACAATTAAATGACTACAACCAGTGGTTAGTAGATAATACAAACTTACTAGGTGGCGCGCAGTGGAACGAGGCATCTCTTGGTTGGTCTAAGACAGATAAAGCAGAAGGTGAAATGTGGAGCTCAGCTCAAACGACTCGTAGTGAGATGATTGAGTACATGCGACAGATTGATGTCAAGTTTAGAGCGGATGGATTCGCACCACTTACCGCTGGATACTATATCATGTTCGACGGTGTAAGAGCAGCAGTAACACCAGATACAGGTCATGAAGTCCAAGGTCAAGCAGGTGTTGCTAAAGCTGATAAAGAAGGTGTTATCCGTGGAACATTTAAGATTCCACAAAACATCCGTACTGGTACTCGTGAGGTAGTTATCACAAATGCAAAAGGTGACCCGAACAAACCAATTGGTGATGGACGAGCTATCACAACATTCTCTGCACAGGGTACAGCTAAGATTACAACTGACACGATTACACGTACTCACGTAACGTTCCAGTTATATGACCCATTAGCACAATCGTTCGTATTCCCAGCAGCACGTGTTGTATCATCTATCGGGGTTTACTTTGCAACAAAAGATGACAAACTGCCTATCATCATGCAGATTCGTGGACTATCGGATGGAGGTTTACCTAACCGTACCGTATATGCAGAACGTGTGTTAAAACCAGAACAAATAAACATTTCTGATACTGGTTTAGTAGAGACGAAGATTTCATTAGATGACCCGTTAATGGTTGAAGCTGGAGTTAACTATTGTGTGGTATTCATTACAGATAGTGCAAACTACAATATGTGGACAGCTACAATGGGTGAAACAAACATTGCTGATGGTTCTGTTGTAACATCTCAACCATACGTTAACGGTGTACTATTCAGTTCATCTAACGCAGTATCTTGGTCAGTTCACCAATCAACAGACTTGAAGTTCAAGGTCTACTCTGCTGAGTTTAACTTAGACAAAGACCCTACAATCGAGTTTGATACGATGCGTAATATTGACTCTAACGGTCTATTATTAATGGCATCATATTTAACACCGGACAACACAGGTTGTAAGTGGGAGGTTAAGGTTCTACCATCTAACAGCTCAGGTAACATTAACAACATGGAGTGGTTACCTCTAGCAAACTATGCAAGTCAACCTACACCGTTCCTAGTTAAAGAGGCGAAGTTACGAGCAACATTTAAGACAAATAGATATATCTCACCAATGCTTTCTATGGATGACTTACTATTTGTTAACTTCGTAAGTAAGCAGAAAGCTACGTATACAACTCTTAATACAGAGCAGCCAGAAGCTCCGTTTGATACACTGACGTTAGCGTACAGTGCAAGTCTTCCATCTAACACGAAGGTTACTCCGTACGTACAGTTAGATAACGCACAAAACGCAGACGGTTCATTCAAGTGGATTCAAATACCTGATACGTATCTTAAGGTAGAACCAGACAACCAAGAGTTTAACAGATTTGTATACACTGTTAACCTAGATACACAGTTGGATGGTAAGCCAGAAAGTGAGAAGAAAACGTATAAGGCAATCCGCTACAAACTGGAGTTGACTGCACCTAACCGACTAGTTCGACCACGTGTTAAAAAGTTGACTGCTTCTGTAATCCAAAGAATAAGAGCTTAGGAGGAATAGCATGACAGAATATAGAGCTGCATCCGGCGCGTTGGTCTTTGTACCAACCGCTGAGATGGAAAGACAGATTGAACAACAGAACCAAGATTTACGCAATTCTATTAAGCTTAAGCAAGACTTAGAAGATGTTGCGAAGATGAAGAAAGAGCTAGAAGAAATGATTAAAAAGATGAAAGAGTCTACTACTTAGTGGACTCTTTTTCCTTTATAAATTTTAACTCTGCTATACTTAATTTATACAAAAGCAGAGGAGAGAGTTAAATGATAATTAGAGTAGGTAATAGCTACACAACAGTAGACTTCCAGAATAACGTAAAACTACAAGATGAAGTAAGAGAATATATGCATCATCAACTTGGACTTAAGGACCCGAACGCAATTCATTCACGAGTATACAAGCTAGGACATTGGGACGGTATTACAGATTACTACGATATGAAGAACGACAGATTCCCTACTGGGTTTCTTGATAAATTTCTAGAAGGTATCCGTCACATGCAGACATATATAAAAATGTTGACATATACTATCGAAGATGATAGACCATCGCCCCTGATTCACCAAGATTCTATCGATGAGGAAATTACAGTTATGAAAAAGGGTGAAGTACTTACACTTCATGACTACCAGTATGCATCGGTTAAACAGTCACTAGCAGAACAAACAGGAGTTGTCAACCTAGCTACGAATGCAGGTAAAACATTCCAAGCAACAGGGTTAATCAAAATACTTCAGCCACTACTTGACAACGATGAAAGAATATGCTTCATGGTCCACTCAAAGGATATCTTGCAGCAAGCACGTGATTCGATTTGTGAAGGTTTGGGCATTGATATTAAAGAAACAGGACTAATCGGTGAGGGTAAATTTGATGTAAAGAATAAGAAACTCGTATTCGCAATGAGCCCTTCACTTGCATCTGCATTATCGGACCCGAAGAAGGGTGTATCACTAACAACTAAGGAACGAATGTTCAAGAAGATGAGTGAGGACATTGCCCCTAGATTCATTGGAACAGTTAACACAAAAACTCTCATTAAAAACTTCTTGAAGAACTGGACGCCTAAGACGAAGAATGATTTAGAAATTGAAGAAGCTCTTACAGTACTAGCTTACGATAACACGTACTCACAAGCTAAAGTACAGATGGAGCTTATGGGGTTCAAAGTTAAATTCGAGAAAGTGTTAGAGAAGAAGAATAAGAAGAACTTCGATAAGTGGAAACAGGCTAACGATTTTGTCAACTCTGTTCGCGTACTAATCGCCGACGAGTGTCAGCGTGCGAAAGGTGATACGTGGTATAACAACGTACTAGCTATGGAGAACGCACAATATCGAATCGGACTAACTGGTACTGTTGACCCTAAAGACGTAATCATGAAACATCGACTAGAAGCATTGTTCGGCAACATCATCGCCAAAGTATCAAACGATGAAATGATTAAGCGAGGTATTTCTTCTAAACCTAGAATCCGAGTATTAGAAGTTAAAGAACCTAGAAGTATTGAACTTGCAGAGAACTACCTAGAAGCGTATAAGCTTGGTATTGCAGAAAATGATTATCGCACCGGACTAGGTGTTAAGATGGCAATCACATTCTATGAAGCTAAAAAAGCTGGAGTCGTCCTCACAGTTACTCATATTGAACATGGTAACAGAGCTGTCGCAATGTTGCAAGAAAAAGGTTACGAAGTTGGATTCCTTCATGGTGACCTTACACTAGAAGAACGTACCGACCTATTAACTAGATTCGATAATAATGAATTACACTTCTTGGTAGCTTCTACCATTATCGATGAAGGTATCTCCATCAACTCAATCGGATGTATGGTTTTACTAAATGGCGGTAAATCGATGAGACAGATTCTACAGCGTATCGGTCGTGGACTTCGTCTTAACGGAGTAGACGGTAACCAAACTGTAATTTTCGACTTTATCGACATGACTCACCGTATACTAAAATCCCATAGTAAAGAGCGTTTGCGCCTCTACAAGGAAGAGAAGTTCGATGTGAAACTAGTTAAAATTTAATAGTAATTGTCCTACTAAGAGAAATAGTTGTTGCTATTTCTCTTTTTCTATTATATACTTCGTAATATATTAAAAACAACAAAGGGGATGTTACAGATGGCTAAGACAAACATAGAGTTAGTTGCATGCGAAGAAACATATAATAGTTTAGTAACTTTCAAATCAGTGGACGAGCTTAACGAAGTAGTTCGTGTTTACCGTGATGAAATCAAGAAGTTGGATATCCGTGGAGATATGAAGAAGAACTTATCTAAACTTATCATGGTTATCAAGGAACACAGCTGCAAGTACTTCGGCGTGAGCTTTTTAACGAAACGTTCTATGTCTAAGATTTTAGAAGTTAGCTATAAAACGATTCAACGATTAATGATTCGTCTTCGTGATTTAGGTATGGTAAAGGAGTACGATATGAAGCGCCCTTCTGATATGCGACAAACATCAAATATCGTTACAATCCAACCAATCGTAAAAGAGGAAGAGTCCAACAAGGAACCTGCAAAAACACCTGTTAAATGTCCGACTAAAAAAACAACTACTCAAGACCTTAAAACAAAAACATTTAAAACATATAAACAACGTAATAATAATATCTCTACTGAAGATACAGTAAACAACTTAAAGAGTGCGGAATTTGTAGCTCACTGGGTAAATCCACGTTTCACTAATCTAGCAAACTCTTATTTCTCTAAAGCGAAAACAATCGAAGAGCTATGGAGAGTAGTGTTACAAAACAATACAACAGCAGCATTCACTAAAGAACAGGAAGCCCACATTGGTTACATCGCGCTTAAAGAACTAGTTATGAAAATGAAAGCTGGTACACGATTCCAGAAATCTATCTTTGCTTACTTCCACGGAGTAGTGGACAAGCTTATGAGTAAGTTCTACTTTGATAAGCAATTTATGGACGAGGAAAACCTCGAATTTTAATCCTGTGTTATAATAGTTATACACAACTAAATACGTCCTTTAACAGACAATTCACAAAACATCTTGACATTCACTAAAATATGTGGTATACTGTCTATGCTATAAATCTATCTAGGGTGTATAACTAAATAATAAGGAGAAGAGAACATGGAAACTACTATGAACCAAAACATTTATATCAATACATCGTTCTTTAAAAACGGTGGTGTTAGCTGTCACCAGTTACTGGTTGAGTTAACGGAAATAGCTAAAACAACAATCGATAAGACGGTACTAATGACTAAGACTGAGATGAGTAAATTAGTCGGTAAGTCTGTTAGCACTATTAGCACGCAGTTAAACAAACTAAAGGAGATGGGAGTATGCGATGTTGAGTCTAAATCCGGTCGTGGAGGAAAGACATTAGTCGTATTCAACCAAGAGTTTGTTCAGTTCGCTACGTCTGAAGAATCATCTTTAGTTAACGGTACGAAACCTGAGCAACGTACTACAGAGGAGATTAAAGGTGAAGTATTAGCTATGGCTCCAAAACGTAAACCTAAAACTGACCGTAAGCGTCGTAACAGCAAGCAAATTGAGGCTGATTTACTTAAACGTCGTGCTGTTGATAGTGCTTACAATCTAGCAAACAATGACATTATCGAAGGTGTTATTCCTCGATGGGATACGTTTAAGAAGTCACCTACAGCAGTAGAAGACTTTAAAGCATACATTGTGTCGATTATGTACACTCGTTATGCTTATTTAGCTATCGAATCCCACAATAAACGTCACGAGAAGAACGTGGAATCGAATAAAGCGGATAGCTCATACATCGTTATGACCCGTAAGATTCCTCAAATCAACCAAAACTACTCACCATTTAAAGACGGTGTATTCGGTTCTAAAGAAATGACATACTTCAAGAACTTTATTAAAATGTGTGAAGAAGAGGGTATCGATATTGGTACGTACCTTAGTGCGCAAATGAACCGCTATGCACTTGTCACTGGTAGACTGGGTGGTAAGAACAACTCATTGCCTTACTTAAGCACACTTAAATCCGCTGAAGGTATGGAGATTTACAAGAATCATATTAAGTACTGTGATAAAGGTGAGCTCCGACACTGGAAGGCTACGGCTAATTATGACAAATACGCATTCGATGTAATCATTAGTATGTGCCAATACGCGCTAACATCTACAAACTACAACGATTACACGCTTGAGCGTAAGTACGATGCGTTCTTTACACCTACAACGAACAAAGGTTTAAGTATGTTGAACTACTTTAATAATGTTAGTGAAACAATGGAAGCTAAAGGTATTAGTGAAACTTCACAACGTGCAATTAAAGACTTCATTGTTCGACAAACATTGCTATTGACAAGAGGAACAAGAGATGTTACGAAGACAGAACTATTTATGTCGGCTATGTTTAGCACTACTTTGGCGGACCTGAGCAATTCGACAAAGCATGACAATCCAAAGTCGGCTATTGATAAAGATACAGATTGGTATAACAAGGTTTGTCATACGATGGGTAAATATCTACTTCCTAATGCAGAAGGTACAATGACAGAATGGAACAAGATACTGCGCGATATGATTGAGATTGACAAGTACCGCAACTTCTTCAATTTAGTAGATTTAATCCAAGAGTACAAAGGTAATTATATTTCATGGGACAACCTACATGCAGCATTCAAGGAAGTTGGATTCAACACGGTACCTGTAACTAAGTTTAGTCAATTAGATATCGATGCAATTACACGTGAGTTCTCTCCATTTGTACTAGAACAAGAGAACTTCATTTCTAATATCGATGGGTATACACCTAAATACAACATCAAGAAAACAGAACTAGACTTAAAGCGTGATGAGATTAGAGCGGAACAAATTAAGAAGGATTCTATGTTAGCTGATGATATTCAAGCGGCTATTGACGAGGAGATGAAACTATGGTAATGCTGTTTACTACTGGTGAACTTAGCGAGGAACAGATGGACCGATTAAACAAAGAGACTGCTATTATTTTTGAGGCTAAGTATAAAGAAGCGTACGCAGAAGCGCTAAAACATTCATATGAAGCAGCTACTATGTTCGATGACTGGTGGCACGGTGGGTATGTCTTTAATGATGAGTACAAAGAATGTATTCCTCATGATTGTTACGAACATGGTCGACATATCATAATGTGGGTAACAAGTCAAGGTTTTGGTTGACATTAATTTAAAAGTGTGATATAGTAGTAACATACTAGGAGAGGGGAGATTTAATGAAACCAATTATTAAAGAAATACTTAGGAAAGGGGTAGAGTCACCTTCATTTGCAAAGGAGATTTTACCTATACTTCCTAAGGCAACACTAGAAGAGAACCACATGTACGTGGAGATTTCTCAAGTCATACAGCATTTTTACAAGAGTAATTCGTCTCTTGCCACTGAAGCTACGTTACTATCATTAGTGGAGCAAAAGCTAGATAGACAACGAGCGGATGCAGAAAAGCAACAAAAGTACTACGAGGCTGTATCAAGTCTGTATGAGGTTCGAGATATGAGTGACGATAGTGTAATCGATGAATCTATTGAAGCTTACATTAAGAAACACTTACGTCTTGACATTTTGAAGAAATCTGCTATGCGATTAGACGATGAAGAGTTCCAGAAGAAAGTTATTGATGACCTTCGTAATGTAGAGGCGTTAGATGTAACTGGAGGACAAAACGAAATCTTCAACGTGCTTTACGATGAGATGGAGAAACGAGCACTCCTGTCATCAATCCAAAGTAATACGATTTCTACAGGGTATCGAGAGTTAGATAGATTAAACGGTGGTGGACTAGCTAAAGGTGAGCTAGGTCTGATTGCTGCATTATCTGGTTCTGGTAAAACGTTATTCATGACCAACTTAGCTACAATGTACGTTAAGAAAGGTTATAACGTTCTGTATGTAGCTTTAGAGGAAAAGAAAGACCGTATGACACTGCGATTCGAGCAATCTATGTTAGCACAGACTCGTGGGGATATTATCGATGGGGATAATTTAGATGAAGAGAAGTTCCAAAAGAGACAAGCTATTTATAATAAGCTTAAGGGTAAACTTGGTAACTTATTATTCTCTCGTTATTCACCACAAACTATTACACTAGCAAAAATTGAGCAATTACTATCCGATGCGATGTTACGTTTAGGTATTCCAGTAGACGTACTGATTATCGATTACCCAGAGCTATTACGTAACCCTAATGCAACAGGTAATGAATCTGACGATGGTGGTAAACTATTTGAAGAGGTTCGACGTGTAGCGCAGGACTTTAACGTAGTAACATGGGCAGCTTCGCAGCTTAACCGTTCGGCTTATAACGCAATCATCCGTACATCAGAACACATGGAAGGTTCAGTACGTAAGAAGAATGCTTGTGAGTTGGTATTGATTGTCAACCAGTATCCAGAAGAATACAAAGCAGGGTTCCTTCGTATGTACGCGGATAAGGTCCGAAATCCTCCCGAAGGTGTATACGATAAGATGCTAGGTTTTGTTGTAGATGGGACAAGACAGTTAATACGAGATTACAAGTTCGATGAAGGTTCTGGTAATCAAACATCCGCGGAAGAGAAAGCGCACAGAGCATTACTTGCAGAGATTGAGAATGATGGTATGGACTTTGGTAAAGGTAAGCAGAAGCAACCGCAATCTAAAGTAGCTATGCCTAACTTAAGCGATGAAATAAATAAAGCAGTCGGAGGGAAATAATATGAAAAAGAAATTAGCAGCTTTAGCATTAACTAGTACTCTAGTAGTTGGCGCAATTACTGGATGTGCAGCTAGTAAGTCTGAAGATAAACCAAAAGATAAGACAGAGAAAACAGCAGCAGAAAAACGAGGAGTTACAATCTGGGCTCAAAGAGGTACAGGTGAGATTCGATACGAGGGTAAGGAAATCAAGGACTATTACCGCTCGAATAAGTCTGGGGCTTTAGTAATCACTTTCAAAAACGGTAAAGAAGTAGTAGTTACAAATTACCACTTAGAGGAGGAGCACCCTAATGCGGAATAATATTATATGCTTCTCAGATTTTCATTGGCACAACTGGAGTACATTTGCTAAACCACAAATCTTTACCTACAACGGTAAGGACATCGAGGCTACTGATAGACTAGTAGCTCAGTGGAACACGATTGATAAAATCTTTGAATTAGCAGATGAGCATAATGCACATATCGTGTTTGCAGGGGATTACTACCATGCTCGTAAACGTGTGGAGTCATTAGTATTTAACATGGGGTTCAATGCGATTAAAGAGAATATGGACAAGCGACCTGACATCGAACTGTTCATGGTAGTAGGTAATCATGACCAATCTGACTCTTCTAGGATACCTGAGCACTCGTTAGAGCAGTTTAAAGCTATTAATAATGTATTTGTACTAGACGACTTCGAAATCTTCCAGACGGACAGTGTGACTATCTATCCAGTATCTTACTCTGATGATGTAGACTTCATAAAGGACCAGATTGATAGATACGCCCAACACGCAGCACAAAATGATAAGTTAACAATGTTAGTAGCTCACCTCGGAGTAGATGGTAGTGAAACGGGACGTCATTCCCATAGATTAGGTGGAGCGTTCAGCATTGCAGACCTACACCCAGATACATTCACGTACGTCGTTCTAGGACACTATCATAAACGACAGTATATAGGAAAATGGGATAGTGCATTCTACTGTGGGAATACGTTGCAAGAAAGCTTCTCTGATGAGGGGCAAGTAAAAGGTGTGTTCTTGGTTAATGGAGAATATTACGAGAAACCTACATTCATTGAGATTCCTAATAAGCAGTTCATTACTATCACAGAGATTGACGAGAATACTGAGCAAACCGTGAAAGACCATTATGTCCGATTCGTTATTCCGCAAGAGCTAGCTGTAGAAGTAGCTGCAATTACAGAGGATGTGCCGACAGCCCGTATTGAAGTACAGAGGGAGTTTAAATCTGAAGTACGTATCGATATCAAGGTAGATTCTACCGAGGAAGATATTGTCGATGCTTACACGGATGAGTTCTTTACTCACACTAAGAGTAAGGCACTAGCAATCATTAAAGAGGCTAAACAACGAAAGGCGGAGATTGATAATGAGTAGATTAGACTCACTTATTAAAAAAGAGGAGAGACTGAAAGAACAACTAGAAGCACAGATTCATAACGGTACGTTCATCTTCGCAAAAGACACTCTTGACGACCTTGCAGCTAATCAAAAAGCAATTACAACCGAGTTAGAGCAACAAGCTACTCCTCTCTTAGAGGATGTAGAATTTGATGATTTAGTCATTGGTAAGAAGTATCGAGAAGACTCGTCAACTTCTGAGGTAGATGGAGTCTACTACATCCACGAGATACTATACATCGCGAACGAGAAAGACTCATCAGGTCTTAGAGCAGTATTCACGAAAGTAACATATCAGGACCAGTTCTGGTACGGAACAGTAGACGAAGACTATTTTAAATAATAGTCTTTTTTTCTTGACTTATTTATGGTATTATGATATATTTGGTTTACATCAAATAAAGGAGGAGATGACATGGGTAAGCCAACAAAATATACATCTCTATTAAAGAGAATCATAGATGGATACTACGAGAAAGAAACAGTATTCTACGATGCTTGGGATGGTTGGTACTGTAGACGAGCAGGTAAGAAGGTAAGCCAAGCATATATCGAGCAACTGGCGGAAGACGCCCTTCATGATTTTGAATGTGAGTACCATGACTACAAGGAGGAGTATGAATGATTTGGGAGAAGTTAATTGTAAAGAACTTCCTAGCTATCAATGACGCTGAGATTCCACTAGAGAACCAAGGTCTTATTTTGATAGAAGGGGAAAATAAGAGTGACGATAAATTTGAGTCTAACGGAGCAGGTAAGTCATCTCTAGTAGCTGAGCCGATTCGTTGGGTTTTATATAACAAGATTTCCAAGGGTGGCGGCAGTGACGACGTTGTAAATGACAAGGTTGGCAAGGATACTGAAGTGACACTTATTGGACGAGATGGTGATGACCGTTATGAGATTTCTAGATATCGAAAGCATAGTAAGTTTGGTAATAAGGTACTTGTTTATCGTAATGGAACCAACATCACAGAAAAGAGTAACACAGGTACAGATGCACTTATCGAGCAGCTTGTCGGCATCTCACATTTAACCTTCATCAATAGTATTCTATTCGCACAAGGAGAAGGTATTGGTTCTTTCGCATCTTTAACAGATAGCAAGAAGAAAGAAATACTCGAGTCGGTTTTAAAGCTAGACGTCTACTCTACAGCGCAACAGATTGCTAAAGATAAAGTTAGCGAGACAGAAGGTAAGATTGAAGATAAGAAGAAAGAAAAAGAGAAGCTACAATGGGAGCTATCTCAGGTAGATGTGCTGGAACAGAACGATAAAGCAAACTATGAATCTACGAAAAACAACATCATCAACGGACGTAAACAGTTAGAGCTAGCAATAAAAGAACTAAACGATTATCCAGCAGCTAACTTCGGACTTATCGAGAAAGATAGGGATACTAAGAAGCTACTGGAAGAACAAATAAATGAGATAGCGAATATAGATATGAGTAAAGAAGAGGATAATGTACAGAAGGTGCAGGAAATCCTACAAAAGTTCTCTAATAAAGATAAAGAACTGGAGATGGAGAAGAATCGACTTCTTAAAGACTATAAGTCCCTTGACACTACGGATACTTGCCCAGTATGTGGTTCTGCTATGGACATCACTCACGTTACCACAGAACAGAATAACATCAAATCCAAGGTTGCAGTGGTAGTGAACAATCTTAAACAACTTCGAGATAAAGGTGAACCTTACGTAGCACTTATGCAAAAAGCAACTGCTGCACTGGACGCTAAGAAGAAAGAACAACGAGAAGTATTACAACAGATTCAAGGTATGCAGCAGCATATAACAAAGCTGGACAACAACATCCGTAACTATGAGCATCAGTTACAGTTGTTAAAGAATAACAAAGATGCAGTAGTATCACGATTAGAGATGTTACAAGAAACACCGGAGCCAAAACCGCGTACAGCGGAGCGTAAGAAATGGTCTGACGCTATCGCTAAGGTGGACAAGGAGATTATTGCGCTAGAGAAAGAGAAACTAGAAGACGAAGATGTTGTTAAAGTGTTCTCTAACGACGGAGTTAAATCTCACGTACTGGATTTAATCACACCGGAGCTTAATAAAAAAGGTAACGAGTTCCTTAAACGTTTAGCAGGGGAAAACATGGAACTAAACTTTACTACTCGTACACTTAAGAAAGACAAGACATACTCGGACAAGTTTGATGTGCAGGTAACCAACCGTGTAGGAGGTAAGAACTACAAGTTAGCATCTGGAGGGGAAAAGAAACGTGCTGACCTAGCTATTTCTCTTGCATTACAGGATATCGTGTCACACTATACGAACTTTGTTGTATGTGATGAGTTCTTTGATGCTTTAGATGAAAAAGGTATTGAGTCATCTATCGAGGTATTGAAAGACATCGCTAATAAAGTTGGTACAGTGTTCGTAATCACACAATCTAGTCACTTTAAATCATTATTCGAGAAGGTTATAACAGTTACAAAAGACAACACGGGAATTTCTAAAATTAAAACAGAGGAGAGAAAAAAGTAAATGAAAATTAAAAATCACTCAGTGGAGAGTATCGAGCTAGTGCTCGAGAATACAAACAATGAAAAGGCGGATGTGTCATACTTCTTCCCGAAGACTAACATGGTCTTCTGGTACCCATTAAATAATGGATATGAGTACAAGCACTCAGACGCACGCGGGTTTATGTACATCACGAAGGATAAGCTAGCTACAGTGGACGTGTATAAAGTAGTAAGAGCTAAACGAGCGAAGAAGTTACCACAGAAGAACGGTATCCCATTCAGTCAAGATATCTTCAATAAGAACCTAGCTACACTCAAGTGGGCAAAGCAGAACGGATATGTAACATACGATAGTAACTATGTATTCACAGGGAACTACGATGAATCTATTAAACGAGTACTAACAGACCTACGAGCATTAGAATCAGCTCTTAAATCACGTTACTACTCAAGACACATGATGTCAGACAATGATATATTTTCTAACATTGAAGAGTTAAACTTCCACGAAGTAGCAACAACAACAGAGAAGAATCGTATTCGTCTGTTCGGTGAGACGTACGCATATCTTCGCATGAGCGCACGAGCAGGTGTTACAAGTGCATAAATCGGATAAATCTTATATTAATAAATTAGTAGAAGAGTTAGCAGCTACGGTAGACCATGGTGAATGTTTCTACGACGAGGCAGAAGTGAATGAGTATCTGGACCTATTAACAAGGTTAAGAGAGCGAAGTGTAGCACTATTTATTCATAATCAACGAGAAGATTAGAAGGGGTGAGTTGAGATGTTCATGGATTTTGTAGAGCAAGAGCTGGGTATAGGTGTTCCGGCAAACGGTGAGATGCGTTTCAACTGCCCTTTCTGTGGTAATGATAAGCATAAGTTTTACGTAGAGACGAATCCTAGAGGGTTATGGCAGTGTAAACGTTGCGGTGAGTCAGGAAACCCTATCAGTTTTGTTATGAAACTATATGAAGTAACGTACAAGGCATCAAGAGAAATACTAGAAGGGTACGATTATGACCCAGAAGAGTACAGAAAAGGAAACATGTCTCACTCTAGATACGGAGCGGACTTGACTGAGGAGGAGCAATTGCTTCTCTTCATTGCAAACAGAGGACAAGATATCGATACTGGAATAAAACCAGATGTGAAAAAGAAATGTCCTCGACCACCTACGAACTGTAAGAGATTGTTAGATAACTTTAATAATCCAGAGGCATATCCGTTTCTACAGTATCTCCATGGTCGCGGAGTATCACTTGAGCAGATTAAAAACTGTGATGCACATTACACGTTAGAAGGAACTGTGTACCTAGAGAATGAAAAGACATTAACTTTACGTAATAGTCTCGTATTCTTCACTTTTAACAGTGCTGGTAAGCCCGTATATTGGAATACTCGCTCGATTGATAAAGACGCATACATTAAGTCTTTTAACGCCACAGCGAGGGACTGGGAGTATTCTAGGAAAGACGTTGTAATGGGATTAGATAGAGTTGGAGACAATCATAAGATTATCATTGTGGAAGGCTTCTTCAATATGACGACCTTAGGTGATGGTGCAGTAGTTACATTCGGTAAACAAGTAACGAACGACCAGATTGACTTAATCTTAAACTCTACCCAGAAGTGGAAACAACCAATCTATCTGTACTTGGATAGAGATGCAAAGTTAGAGATGATTCGTACAGCGAATCTCATAAGAGAGAAAGAACCTGACAGGGAAGTATATTTTGTTTATAGTCCTGACGATAAAGATGCCAACGATTTAGGATTTCAAGATGCATGGGCTAGAGTGAATAATGCAATAAAGGCAGATGCCGAAGGTATTTTAAAACTAGAATTGTTATATATGTAGGAGGGGTGAGCATGGAAGAAACGAAGAACGCGTATATGAATATCGAAAAGATAAAGAAAGATTATCCAGACGAGTACGCAGCTAAACTATTTATCTGTAAAGCATGTAACTATTACTGTACTTCGATAGATGGATTATTTTCTCCAGAGAATCTAAAATATCTAGCAAATTGTACAGCTGCTGACTTCTATGATGACACGACAGAAACCATTTCGAAACATGGTATGGATGCTGTAACAATACACGGTCTAGTAAATTGGAAACCTTTTTAAAATAAAGTGTTGACAAACTAGTAATCGCGTGATATAGTTTAATAGTAGATAAAACAAGGAGGAGATTATATGACAGACGAATTAAAAGTATCAGAGATTCCAGTAAAGATTTTCTTAGGACAAGATGCTAAGTTACCAACTAACGCACACGGAGATGACTTTTGTGATGACGTATATGCAGCTGAAGGTCGTTTAGTTCCACCAGCTACATTTAAATCAGTTCTAGTTCCTACGAATATTACAACTGATTTCGATGCTCGTTATGGTATGAAATTAAACACGCGCAGCGGTATGGGATATAAAACACCATTAATCTTAGCTAACGCAACAGGTATTATCGAGGCGACATATCGAGGTACTATAGGTGTGTTATTACGTAACACATTTGTAGGTAGTAGTTTAGTAGATTTTGTATTCGACACATCAGGAAATAGAATCCCTTACACAGAGATTCCACGAGAACTAATCGAACAAGCTAGAAAGTTCTACGAGGAAGAGAGTGAATTCTTAGGGTATGGTAAACCAGAAAGTATGGGAGATTTTAAGAAAGAGATGGAAGCTTGGCTGGAACGTAGTAAGTCAGGAGAATTCGGAGAAGGTAATATCGCTCGAATCCAACACTTACTAAATAACGGTGAAACGTTAAATATGAAAGACGCAGCTACATGGGTGGACCGCGTAGCCCCTAAACCTTCAGCGAAGCAACGATTATTCTATAACCTATTCCCTGTCGGAACGGTAATGGTAGCTAAAGGTGAGAAAGTAGCGCAAATTCATTTCCAGAAGATTGTACGACCTGTTTATGAAGTTGTTGAAGATAAGGAAGAGTTATCTGAGACTAAACGCGGTGAAGGTAAATACGGAAGTACAGGGGTGAAGTAATGCAAAATCGAATTACAGATTACATTGATGGAATGATAGAGGCTAAGTTAAATAACGATGGTCATACTATGTTGCAGCTGCAAAAACAGTACGCAAATATGAATGTAAGTGTAACCGATGTAGGAGATGCAATTGTAGACTCACTAGAAGGTGTAATACAACACGTAGACGCAATCCAAGCTATTATGGAGGCGCGTATGCGAGTAATTGTCAGTCACCTTGAACCAGTAACAATGTTAAACATCATAGATGAATTAGAAGAATATGGAGACCACTTCATAAAATCAAACAAAGAGGAGATTAAATAACATGACTAAAAACCAAAAGGCACTTACAAAAGCACAATTAACTGTAGAGGTAGAGGAACTGAAACGAACAGTACAACTTATGTTAGAGCAAGGTTCAGCTACACCAGAAGAAATGAAGGTTTACCTAGACTACATCGCTACAGGTGACGCGCAAACTGACGAACACAAACAGTTCATCCCTGTATTCGCAAACAAAGGAGCGACAATTGCAGACGCTACATTACTAGCTCGATTCGCATTCTCTCAAATCTTAGGTGAGTTTGAACAACAGCTAATACGTACTATGCGAACAGTTCACGTATTGGAAGAAGTAGCAGTTAATCTAGGTGCTACACAAGAAATGTTTGATGAAGTAGCTGAGGCTCATGATAAGAAGGTTGCCGAATTAACAAAAGCACAAGCAGAAGAAATCGTTAAACAACATGCGGAGAGTGTAGAGGCGTAAGCCTCTCTTCCTTTTAGGAGGTGTATAATGAGAGATACTACATGTAAACACACAAATGCGGTAGAGGATGGATACTTCCAATGCTATCATTGTGAAGATTGCCAATCGTATATAGAAGTACAGGATATGGTATTCGATATTCAAGCTACCATGCACGACGAAGAAGACCACCGTATTGTTATGAATGTAACAGAAGAAGATTATGTAGACCAGAAGTGGCTCGGTATTCAAGTTAGCGAGAGTAACTTTATAGATGGAGAATCATCTTGCTACATTAACTTAAATGAAGAACAGGTAATGAAGTTGCATGAATTAACAGGTAAGTTCATTCATAATAGGAATATGGAAGTACTCCGACAAGGTAAGGAAGAGTACAAAGCAGCTGTAGAGGAGTGGGTTAAGTAATGGCGAGTCAAGGTAGAGGTGCAAGAAATAAAGGTTCGGGTTTTGAGCTTAAGTTAGCAAAAGAATTAACAGCGTGGTCAGGTGAAAATGTGCAACGTGTACCACAGTCAGGTGCTGGAGGATTCCGTTTCGGTTCTGACATGCGGATGAACGGAGACATCACATTCCCTGTAGGAAGTAAGAACGTATTTGTTCATGAGGCTAAGAAGCAAGAAGGCGTAGAGGTTAAGAATGTGTTTATGAGTTCTGGTAAGATTAGGTCTTATTGGGAGCAAGTAGTAACAGATGCTCGACGTTGTGCGGATATTGGACTTGTTCCATGTCTGATGTGGTCTAAGAATCGAGATAGCATCTACGTAGTTATCCCTTATGTGGAGGAAGTGTATAACGAATTAGCAGGTAAATTCCCCGTGTCAAGACAACTAATTAGTTTTTTAGATGTTCGAGAAGAGGAACAACAATTCGATACACTGATGACTACATTAGAAGGGTTCACTTCTTTCGATAAAAATGTTATCTGGGATTACTACCGAGGTATCGATTGGGATGTGTTAAATAAATAACAAGGAGGAGATGTAATGGAGAATCAACCAGTTAGAGGTATGCTGATTAACGAGTCAACGATATCGCACCAAGGTATCGAGAAGGTTGAGCTTGAATTTAATAAGGACGGTTCAATACTATCCGTATTCGTAAAGCGTAGACCAGAGAAATGCGGATGGAAAGATAAACTTTCTCTTGACGCATGGAAGCTAATCTGATATATTATAAGTCTAGACAAAACAAAGGGAGAGATTGCATGGACACATTAAAGCAGACAGAAAAGAAAGTGACAATGATTACGAAGAATCGAGGCACATATATTCAAAGCAAAGAGTTTGATGAGCAGCGCTTCGTAAAATTCGTAGATAGTATCATTGAAGTAACAAAAGACTTGGACAAGATTGACAGCGCTGAGCTACAAGAAATTACAGATGCAGTAATCTCGTTCATCAAAGCTAAGAAGACAGTTGAGGCGGACCGATTATTCAGTTACTTAATTCGAGAGACACAATCTCGTGTAACAAAAGATAATCTACCTCTATTAAACTTCGTAGCAGCAGTAGATTTACGAGCTAAGTATAAAGGTGTATCTAAGTTACGTGGATTTGACTATCGTGAAGGATACGGTGATTATGCATCTCACGTACTAGCAATGGTAGAACGCGGATTATATGATTCTTCGTTACTAGAAGATTACACACGCGATGAACTAGAAGAAGCAGGTAAAATGATTGACCCATCGAAAGATGTTAATTTTAGTTATGCTGGTCTATCTGCGTTAACTGCTACTTATCTAGTCCATAACAAAGACAAGAATTTAGTAGAGTTGCCGCAGGAACGATTAATGACATCAGTATTGTACTTGATGCGATTAGAACCAAAAGAGAAGCGTATGGAACGTGTTCTTCAAGGTTACCTAGCATTAGCGAATCACTTAATCGGACAAGCTACTCCAACATTAAAGAACTCAGGTCGACCGCATGGTTCGTTATCATCTTGTCACATCGTAACAATGGATGACGATTTAGATAACATCTTTGATGTATTAAAACAAGTAGCGCTATTCTCTAAGAATGGTTCTGGTCTAGGAGTATACGGTGGATTCTTACGAGCTCGCGGTTCACGTATCCGTGGTGTTAAAGTAGCAAACAATGGTATTATCCATCCAGCAGGTATGTTATCTCGATTAGCTGAGTACGTTGACCAAACAGGAACACGTAAAGCAGGTATCGCTCTTTATCTACCAATCTGGCACGCCGATGTTATGGAGTTCCTAGAGTTACGATTAAAAACTGGTACACAAGAAAAACGTGCACAATCTATTACGACAGGCTTATGTATTCCTGATGAGTTTATGCGTCGTTTAGATAAAGTACAACCAGTAACATTATTCGACCCACGTGAAGTACGCCAACGTTTAGGAGTCGACCTTAACTTACAGTACGATAAGAAATTGCTGCAAGATGGAGAAGAGCCTAACATTCATGACCATGCTTTCACTTACTGGTATCGTAAAGCGGAACAGTTAAAAGATTTAGAGATTAAAGAAGTACTGGACATTCGTCAAGTGTACAAGAAGATTCGTTCATCTCGTATGACTACAGGTACGCCTTACATGTACTACAGCGATACAAGTGCTCGTATGAATCCTAATGGTCATGCAGGTATGCCACTTGGCTCAAACTTATGTACAGAAATCATTCATAACATGTCTTACGATAAGTTATTACAGAATGAGGATAATGAATTAGGTCAAGTAATTTATAAGGTTGAAGCCGGAGACTTAGTAACTTGTAATCTATCATCTCAAGTAATGCACAATGTAGCACACTTATCTGATAAGGAGTATGAGGCGCTTACAGAGATTCAAATGCGTATGTTAGACAACGTAATTGACCAAGGTCGTTTATCTGTTGGACAAGCGCGAGTTACAAATAACAAATACCGCGCAGTTGGTGCAGGTTTATTAGGAACTGTAACTCATCTAACTAACGAAGGTATTCCATGGGAGTCTACGAAAGCTACAGATGAAATCGAACGATTCCACAAACGTTATCTAAAAGCAATTATTAAAGCTTCATACAAGATTGCATTAGAGAAAGGTTCGTATCCACTGTATGAGGGCTCTGACTGGCAGACAGGCGCGTTCTTCGACAAACGAGGATTCGTAGGTGAGGAATGGGAAGAGTACCGTAAAATGGCAGCTACGGCGTTTAGATTCGGTTATGTAAAAGCGACAGCTCCGACAGCTACAAACAGTATCATTATGAATGGCTCACCTGCTGAAGACCCATTATACGATGTATTGTACACGGAAGTTAAATCAGGTATTACTGTTCTAGTGGCTCCACCGAACTACAACAATAAAACAAAATGGTTATATAAATCCGGTTTCGATATGGATGAGGGTTGGGCATTAAAGCACGTAGCAACAGCTCAGAAATATGTAGACCAAGCGATTTCGCATAACATGCACATTAGTGAAAATACACCGCCATCAGAACTACGTCGACTGGACTTAATGTCTTGGAAGCTAGGAATGAAAACAGTGTACTACACGCATACAGAGGACCGTGAACGTCCAGCTGATTGCCCAATGTGCCAAGGTTAATAAAGAAGAGTGGATTTAGGTCCACTCTTTTGCTATATTACTATAGAAGGGAGAGATTTCATGTATAAATCTATTATCGAGGTTATCAATATTTATATCCAACGAGGATATCAGCTAGAGTATACGAATGGTTCTACGTTTGCGGTGTTCAACATGAACGGGTTCTATCACTTATCGGTAGACATCTTGAGTGGTGAACCAATGTATTACTACTCGGCTACTGTGTATATTAAAGAGGAAGACCCAGAAGGAAAACGAATGTTTATGTGTAAAGACTTCGAAGATATGGACAGACAGATTCGACCTTTTGAAGATATAACTTCTTTAGAAAAAGATGTTGACAAAGAGTAATAGATAGTGTATAGTAGGTATTGTAGCGAAAGCTATGGTACCTATTTTTTATTTTAAGGAGGAGAATACATGTCTATTAGAAAAGTAGATTTAGACAATGGTAAGTATACCATTCGTTTTAATGAGAGCACTGGAGCGTTAAGTGTCTTACGACATGGAGAGCTATGGTCCGAGGAGACTGGTAGTAAGTTCATCTTATCTGTTCTTCATCGTATTGAAGAATTACAAGATAGAGAGGAAAAGTTGCAAGAAAAAATTAATACAATGTACAGCTTACTAGATGATGCACATACAGTAATGGGTGATTCCCATTGTGATGACAATGATGTGTACTCGGAAGTTAGCGATTTCTTATATAAATTCAACAGAGAATAGGAGACGATTTAATGTTCAATACTGTAACAGAAGAAAAACCTTTTAGACTTTACAACCCAGCAGCACCTAACCGAGCAACGCGTATCTTTGGCGGCGTGGCTAATGGTATCCGAAATTGGGACGACCAGTTAGTAGATAAGTGGATGGACTTCCAGAAAGCATTATACGGTGAGTATTGGATTCCAGAAGAGGTTCGTATGGGTAAAGACATCGAGCAATACAAATTAGTATTAACAGAGGATGAGAGAATCGTATACGAGCGTGTATCCGGTATGCTTAACTGGCTAGACTCAATGGCTAGTGATATCGTAACGATGTTATTTATGACAACATCTGACCCAGCGTTACGTTCTGTGTTAACACTAATTGCATCGTTCGAAACAACCCATAACATCTCGTATGAGCACATGACGAGCTCTGTTATTAACTTCGAACGTAAGCAGCAGTACTTCGCTAAAGTACAAGAGTTACCACTGTTAGCTAAACGTAACAGTCATATTATCGAGCAATTAGAAGATATGTGTGACCTGTTCCGCGAGAAATTAGCAAAGAACGAACCTATCACCTTTACGGAAGAGGAAATCTTACGAATCTTTAAAGGCTTAGTAGCTTATCAGATTTTAGAGGGGTTATACTTCTCTGGTGGATTCGTATACTTCCACTCATTAGCACGAGATAACAAAATGATTGAGTCTAACAATATGATTAACTTAATCAAAGCTGATGAGAACCAACATAGCGAAGTGTTTGGTTTCGTTATTCAAATCTTGATTAAAGAGAATCCATTCTTGAATACAAAAGAGAATATGGATTGGGCTTTATCATTCATTCAAACGGCAGTAGAGTTAGAGAAAGATTGGACAGAGTGGTTGTATAAAGACATCGACACAATGTCAATCGATGAGTACCACAACTACGCGGAGTATCTAGCAAACTTAATTTGCCGCAATGCAGGTATGCAAGAGCCGTTCCCAGACAATGGTGAGTTACGAGCTAAATGGATTGTAACGTACGGTTCTAAGATGTCTGGTACGAATGAGATTGCGTCTAAGGTAGATTTCCTACAGGGTAACGCTATCGGATACAAACATAAGTCAGAAGAGGAAGAGATGGACTTCTAATGAAGTCTACTCTCTTTTACTACTCTTTAAAAGGTAATACGGTAGGAATATTATCTGAGTTAAGAGAAGAAGAGTTTACACACATTATCGATTTAGGGTACGAAGGTATAACGAGAAGCCTAGTGCGAGACTTGATTAAGGAGTCTGATATCATTGTGCTAGCAATTCCGACATACTATCCGTCATATCAAGAGAAACCAGACTTCCCTAAATTTCTACGAAAATATGAAAAAGAACTCTTGCAAATTAGAAACAAACATGTTATAGTAGTAGGTAGTGGTAGAAGTGAGTACAAACATTTCTGCGGCGCAGTAGATTTCTTCAGACAACATTATGTTAAAGCAAACTATGTGAAGACATTTAAGTTTGAAGGATATCCTAGAGCAAAAGAAATATCTCAGTTTACTAGACTATATAGAGAAGAGGTAAAGGAGGTTACTAATGGCAAAGGTACACAAAGTCTTAATGTATGTGACTGATTACGAGGAGTTTAGTGCAGAGCAAGTAGCTCAAGAAATAAAACGAACAATACAACGCTCAGATTTCTCAGTTAAAATAGCAAGCCACGAAGAGTCACCACCTTTCGAATGGGATGATGACCTTAAGATTAACTACGCAGACGATACAGCAGAAGATTATGAAAACATTATGAAGGGGAGACCAGAATATGACAGAACATAAATTTACAGAAGCAGAGGCAGCACGCGTAATGAAAGTTGTAGTAGGTGACAAAGCAGGTCGTTTCCCTATGGAAGATGAAATGTTGATGGAATCTATCCTTAACGACGTACTGATGAAAGACTCAGTAAACGAAACGAAAGATGTAATCACGAAAACAGAGGAAATCTTACGTCGATTACATGTAGCGCTGCAAGAGAAGAAACTAGCTAATAAAGTTAAAGAAGAAGTGGACAAGCTTGTAGACGCTATTAACACATTGTATCCGGAAGAGTCACGTCACTATCGTGTAGAGGCAGAACGTAAAGCTGGTTTTAAAACAGCGGAGTTTAAAGTCTATAAATATGAAATTCTAGTTAATCAATTTAAAAAGTATCTGGAGGTAAAATAATGAAGAAATTAGTCAAGCTTTACACAACACCATGCGCACCATGCCAAGCAGTAGGTAACTACCTAGAGAATGAGTTAGAAGTAGCACACACAGCGGTTCACGTAGAGGAACGACCAGAGGTAGCTGCACATTACGAGCTAGCTTCAGTACCTACAGTTATTCTAATCGAGGTTCCAGAAGATGCAGAAGCTGATGAAGTTATTGGTACAGAGATTAAACGTTCAATTAAGTTTCATCCAGAAGAGCTAGACGAGTTAGCAGAATTACTAGTAAAATAAAATTATAAAACAACGGAGGGTTTATTATGACAAACACATTAACTAAACAAGAGGCACAGGAAAAATTACAGGAGCGCATCGAGGCAAATCTAGCAGAAGGTGGAGATTACGGATTCGGTAAAGTTGCTGCATTCCGTAAATCGAAAGAAATCGTATCTGCAATTAAGGAGAACAACACAGTTGTTGCAGGACCAACTAAAGCATTCGTAGAAGAGATTGCATCTCTAGCATTTAATGGTAAGGTTGATGAAGAGCAGCTACAAGATATTATTGACGAGGAGTTCGCTAAATATGAAGTGCAATAACAAGTATTGTTGCTTCCAAGCATTCGATAGTTGTTGTCATGAGAGTGAGGAGGGGTTCGATAACGCAACCCCTAACCAGCTCGATTGTACGTCTTCGGTACGAGAAGATTTAGAGAATGAATTATACAAATACGCGATATACTTACAAGAGAACTTCGTACGATTAAAACCTGCGTTCCAATTAACCATTACGGAGTTTATCCTAAAACAAAGATTAACAGATAGTGAGACGGACAAAGTAATAGAAGTACTTGTACCTCAACTAAGCTTCAATATATCTACGCAAAGGAGAACACTGTCTGAGCTAATCGAAGTTAAAAAGTACATGGACAATCTGGAGGCGAAGATTTAATGCTTAGGTCATTAGACACACAGTACGTAACGATTGTCATAACAAACGATAAAGGGAAAAACAGAGTTGGTACTTACACATTAGAAAACTTACTTCATACAACAGAAGAAGAGTTAGTAGAGGAGCTAACACAATGTGATTGCCAACCAGTAGGGGAGAGTTACCATGTTGAATGCAATTGCGAGGATGAGTGGGAAGATTTCAAACTTAGTGTCGAACTCTAGTAGTATTAAAATTCATTTAGCTGAGGAGTCACTAATGGCGTGTAGCGTAGAAGAAGGATTCAACGCTGTGGTAGTTATCAGGTTAAAGGATGCAAAAGTTTTAGATATTCAAGCTGATGATTGTTCGTTAGGAAATCTAAACAAATTACTACATGCCGCGAAAGAAGCAGTAATCGATGTTAAGGTTGCAGAATCTGGGAGGTATATGAACTAGTGAACACATACTCTGTATCTTATGTAACCGCCGATAACAAACGACGATATGCTAGTTTGGATGCGAAGAACCTAGCGATGCTAGAACAGATTATTCACCGTATCCAATATACAAAACAAGATATGATTATCACGTCAATCGTGCTAACTGGAATGAGATAGAGTCCCTAAAAAGGACTCTATTTTGTTGTACTTTTTATGTTGTGCTATACTAATAGTATAGACAAATAGGAGGTCATCATATGGCAAAGAACGTGAGAAAAAGAACAGTTAACATCCATAATTCGGACCGAAGTGTTAACGCTAATTATACAACAGTAGAAAAAGAAGCAGAAGGTATCAAGGTGACTGCACTAAATGCAGAAGAGCTTTACCGTAAGCTAGGTGAACTAAGAGACGAATCATCCATCATTACTGTACGAGATGAAAATAAGTACCTTGTATATCAGCAAAGATATGGTGACGATACGTTAAACAATCTAGTATTTGACCATGGTGGGTTCATCCAGTACTACGTAACAGGCAAGGCAAGTGTACATGTGATTAACAAACTAGCAGGTGTCCCAGAATCGGAGATTATCTACGGACCAAAGAAAGAGTACACAGTAGACGAAGTAGAGAATGTTAGATTGGCTTCTATGGCTACTAGCACGGTCGTAGACGCTCCTATCGTTCTACCAGATATAAATGTGTATGACTATCTTTTTAGCCTTCACAGCTTACGATACCACGTCGATAAAGTGCGTATCAGTTTCCCAGCTTTAGAGGCTGAAGAGATTACAGAGGAACGTAGCAAATACTACGAAGAGAGAGATGGGAAGTTCTATGTGCTGCCGGAATACAAATACAAATGTTTCTGCCATCTTCAAGAACCATTATCAACTTGGAAGATGAATATCTGGATTGTTTGTGATGACGCATTTGATGCTAACGAGGTTGAGTGTCTAGTAAATACGAAGAATCGTAAGTTCAAGTATAATCACAATGTCACAATTTTGGATGGTGCGAAATGAGTAATCTAGTAAACCGACAAGAGTTAGCTCGACGTATTGCATATAACGGAGGATACACACTAGGAGATATGGACGATGTACTTAAATTACTAGAGGATGTTATCGAAGATGCGCTACTAAGTGGCGAGAAAGTTAAGTTAGGTAAGAGCCTTACGTTAGACATGGTTAAGCTGCCGAAGAAGAAGTGTTGGGACCAGCTTAACGAAAGATATGTGACACGAGAAGAAACGTACGTAGTGAAGGCACAGCTGCTTAAGAAACTAGAATCTATAAGAATACCTGCGAAGGAGTGGAAGTATGAACGTAATGAAAAAGATAGTTGATATGTTTTTCGGTGGAGATAAGCAGAAAAGGAAACAAACTTGTGAGGTATTCTGTCCTAGCTGTAGCGCAGGTATGATTAAAGAGGAAAGTAAAGTTAGATTTATAGAGAGTGAACGTTACTATAGATTCATATGTAGACCTTGTGGTAAGCGGTCTGTATGGGACTTCGATAACTTCCCTGTTCCTATTTTTATTAGAGAAGAATAATCTTCTCTTTTTTTTTTATTTTAGGGGTTGTACTTACTAGAAACATATGGTAAGATAAAGACAGTTAAGAAAGAGGGGGCGTTACACATGAGTGAAACAGTAAGAAATAACGAATTTTATAAAGCAGCAGCAGACAATCTTATGATTAGTGAACACGAAGACAAACAAACAGGCAAACCATACAGCTTATCAACATTTTATAACGGAGAGTTTGCAGTTCTACACTTCAACAAAGAGGATGTACTAGTAACTATTGATATTACAACTATGATTAACACAGATAAAATTACAGATGAAGAGTGGATTCCGCTAAAAAGTAATGAGTACGTAGGTGACATCATTAACACGTTTAGTAAAGTAGGGTGTAACGCTACATTTAACGAGGTCTTGGCATTAAACAAGCCATTCGACTGTAAGCATAACGCGTACACTGCAATTTATCCAGATGGTGAACCTGTGTCACTAAAGGTATTTGCTGCAAGGTTATCATCATTTTACGAGAGTGATATCAAATCGATGCTAACATCAAAGTGTTTTAGAACTACGATTACATTAACAGACATTATGTATTGGGAGGAACGATAACATGTACAAGCAAATTAATTTAGGTAGAGTAGTAAAGGGACAAGCTTTAATAGAAATGCTGTCAGACTACGTGTTTTGTGCGGGGCTAAATAATGGTTATCACGAGTACTATTACCTACAAGGTGGGGACCTAAGAAAAGCAAGATTCAACCTATCAGGTGTTCTAGTTAGTGACTATGTATGCGAGATTTCATTTAACAGCTTGTCTAGTAAGTCTATGAGTGTAGCGGGTGATGTTAGAAAAGTACCTAAGACATTAGCAGAACAAACAGAAGGTACATTCAAGGATGCGTCCAAACAATTTACTGAAGTTAGATGTACGCATACGGACTACACTGCTGTTTACGGTAATGAGAGTGTGACTTTAGCTAAATTCCTAGAAAAACTAACAAACCAATTTACATCAGATGACATCTCAGAAATCTTAAATAGCAAAACATTCTTAATCGGGGTTAACCACCATCAATTCAAGAAGTTAATTAAGGGGGAGAAGTAATGTTTAACACATACATTGTAGTCATCCTTAGTAAGGATGGTATAGAGATTAAGGATAGTGTACGTTTAATGGCTAAGGATATGGATGAGTATATCAACAAAAGAACTAACACATTTAAAGGTTTACTAGTATCTGATTACTTTGCACTACCTTTAGACTCAATCGCTTTTCTATTCTTTGAAGGTGAAGCAAACATTACTAAGGAGGAGATTAAATAATGGCAGAAGAATACATGGATTTACATTTCATAGGTTTAGATGTATTACCGCACTTAACTAAAGGGTGGTTCCGTAAAGAAGGTACCGCAGACGCATATACGATTATCGAAGGAAATATCATTCACTGGGATATGTTAAACAAGGAACAAAAACATGATAACTCATTACCGTTTGCAGTATTAGCACAAGGTACATTCGTATATCAAGATTCTACCGAATCGAAGAATTTCAAAGAAGTGGTAGGACATAGTAACACATGGTTGATGGAAGAGACGGATATCAAAGGGGTAATGACAGCTGGTAGGAAGATGGTTACACTTGAACATGAACTAACTAGGCTACTAGACGTTATCCTTGTGAAGGGTAACGAAGGACAAGTACGTCCTATGCCTTTAGACGACTTCTTATACGCTATGCATGAACTAGACCTAGAAGACATTCAAAAAATCATGGATGAAGCTACATTCTGGAAGGAGATTTAACATGGCTTATCCAAAATGTGATGCTTGTGGAATCGACATTTATCCGGTGATTAAAAGAGTCTTTGGAGGATGCTGCACGGATTGCCGTGACCGTATCGACGCTATGAAAGAGCGACAAAAATTAAAGGAGGAAGAAAAGAATGTTCAAAAAAGAGTCAATGACAGTCAAACCGTCTAATGTATATCCGCAAAATGAGAAAGGGGAATTAATTACAGTTGCGTTCCAGATGACATCCGGTCGAGTGAAACGAATTCTTAATGTAGACGTGGACTCATTTACAAAATTCGCAGAACGCAATAATAACTATAACTGGATTACGTTTAACGACATCTCTGTAAATCTACGAAATGTAGACTTCTACTGGAAAGAGTTACAAGATGGTAGATTAAACCCTAATAAACCTATGAAAGTAGTACATGTCGAAGAAGCAGGGGAGTAGTCCCTTGCTTTTTTCTATTGACAAAAGTATGATAGTATGGTATTATTCTAGTAAGGAGGAGATATAATGAGAATAATGTTTGCGCTAGACCACATCCGCGAAGAGCACTTCAAACAGAAGCGCGGAACAAACGAGCTAGAGTTCAACTACCACAACACCGAGGCAGGTAAAACACTAGCAGCATTAGTAGGCAAAAAAGGGTTAAACCTTAAGCAAGACCAGTGGTACATTGATTATGCATTTAAACGAGTACCTAAAGTTAAAGCTCGTAATCGTAACAAGAAAGCAGTCTCTTATGTACCAGTAACCCAGAAAGAAGCAAGACCGCTTTACGATGAGTTTGCTGCACGAGTAATCAAGGATAAACCAGATGTAATTGTGCCGATGGGTAATATGTCGTGTAAGGCTACAATAGGAAAGTCAGAGATTTCTAAACTTCGAGGTGTGCCTAGACGAGAGATTATCACATCGACATTAACAGAAGAAACACATGAGTGTTGGGTTCTTCCTACGTATTCCATGGAGTACTTATTATTCCAACCTAAGATTACAAACCTAGTAGTGGCGGATATGGGTATCTTAAAGAAATACGTAGAAGAAGGTTACTCCGCATTCATGCCTAAAAAAGTAGAATATGAGGATGTTACGACAATCCAACGTGTACGAGAGATATTCACGAAAGAGATTGTTAACGCCCCTGTAGTCGCGTGGGATTTAGAGACTAATACACTAAGTGCAGAGAAAGTAGGAGCAAAGCCTTTATGTATTAGTTTATCTTGGCGTGAGGGACAAGGTGTCACCATTCCTTTGCAGCATAAATGTTTCACTTGGAATTTAGGTGAGCTAGCTGAGATTTATAAATTCATAGAAGAGTTTGTAGGCTCCAAGCAAATCAAGGTCGGACATAACATCAAGTTCGATATCCGCTTCCTTCGTTTAACTAGAAACATTACAGTGTTTAATAATAACCGAGATACACAAGTTATGTACTGGTTACTAGTCAACCAAGAAGTAAAAGATTCTTTACGACTATCAGACTTAACATATGAATTTACAGATATGGGTGGATATGATAGAGAGTTAGAAGAATTTAAAGAGAACTTCAAGAAGAACGCTATTGCTGAAGATAAGAAGCGTATCGACAAACTAAAAGATGAATGGAAAGAGAAATGTGCGTTAGAACGTGCTGAAGCAAATGCTAAGATTAAAGATTTAAAAGAAGTAGTAAAATCACTTAAGAAACAGAATACAGCTTACAAGAAAGATATGGGTACAAAAGAGGACAACCCTACCATTATGGAGCAGATTGGCGAACTGCTAATGAAGCAGCAGGAACTTAAGTATGTGAAGCCTAAGATGCCTGACTTCGGTAAGCCACAGAGCCCTCGTAATGAGATTGATGGTAGTGACTTTAACTATGAATGGATTCCTTTCTTCGAAATGTTAAGTCCATATGCAGCAGGTGACGTTGATGTGTGTTTACGTATCTACAACGCGTTAGATAAACGAGCGCACGATGAAGGGTTAACGAAGAAGATTGATTTGTATTCGAACCATTACGTAGAACTAACGAATGTATTAGCTAAATTAGAGGCTACTGGCGTCCAGCTAGACATCCCTTACGTAAAACATATGGCTGAGATATACACGACTGAAGAACAACGTTTAATCGAGCTCATACGCACGTATAAAATGTCCAAAGAAGTAGAAGCGTACAAAGAAGAACTGTATCAAATGGGTGTTGAAGAATTTGCTAAACCAAAAGCAGAACGTGACCCAGAGGTTGAGAAGTTACGTACGAAGCTAATGGACCCAGAGAAACGAAAGTTTAATCCAGCTTCATCAGATGATAAGCAACGTGCATGGTATCTTATCAGTGGAGTAGAATTACCATTTAACCGTGAGTATTTAACAGATACAGCTCTAGACAATAATATTACAGAGCATGAAGCAGAATGGTATCACTTTAAAGCGGATAAGACAGCGTTCGAGTACATTAAGGATAACTATCCGGAGCATAAAGAACTTGCAGAGATTTATCTAGAGTACTCTTTAGTTAAAACTCGTAAACAGTCATTCACTTACAAGTTCTTAGAAATGGTAGATGCGGATGGACGATTACACGGACGATTCAATCCTACAGGTACAGCAACATCTCGATTAAGTTCAGCTGGTCCTAGACCGTAAATTGGGACCAGAATAATCAACTCCGTGAATTGCTGGGAACCCCTAACGTAAAGACGAGGGCAATCAGCAGCCAAGGCTCACAGGAATGTGTGTAAGGTTCAACGACTAGGGTATGGAGTCCAGAACGGACGGTAAAACCCCACGAGCGCGGAGCAATAAAATAGTGTGGCGCAAAATTTTATTGAAGATATAGTCTGACCTTATAGGAAACTATAAGAAGTAAGGATAAAGAGCCTTACGATAACATAGAGAATTTACAAAACCTACCTCGTAAGTCTGGTGATATTACTCGATTCGACTATATCAACCCGATTAAACGAGAGTTCGTTACATCGTTTGAGGGCGGAGCATTAATCCAGCTCGATTATAGTGCCTTAGAATCTCGTATCCTAGCATTAGATTCTGGTGACTATGAGATGATTAAATCATTCATTGAAGGTGCCGATATCCATAAAGAAACAGCAGCACTTACATTTAAAAAGCTTATCGATGAAATTACCGATGACGAACGTACAAAAGCCAAAGCTGTATCGTTCGGAGTAGTATACGGTGAGGTACCGATGTCCTTCGCGCCGAAGTGGGACATGACATTAGCAGAAGCAGAGCAGCTATTTAAAGACTTCTTCGCAGGAAAGCCAACTGTAGAATCATATATTGAAGGTAACAAACAGTTTGTACGTGACCATGGATATATCGAAACGAAACAAGGATTCACTCGTAACCTTCGAGATATATTCTCTAAAGATAAGAGTAAACAGAACGAGGCACTTCGTCAATCGAACAATACACGTGTACAGGGTACTGGTGCATTCTTAACAAACTCATCAGTTATCCTAATCAACAAGATTATCGAGAAGCTAAACTTACGTTCTCGTATCGTTATGACAGTACATGATAGTATCGTAATCGATTGCCCACCAGAAGAGATTAAACAAATGGCTAAGATTGGTGTTCACGTAATGGAAAACTTACCTATCGACTGGTTATATATCGATTGGGAAGGGAAACGTACTAGATTCCCAGTAACAGCTGATGCAGAGATTGGTATCACTTACAATGACATGGTAGATTACGATGCAGAAGACCTATCTACTTTCGCTACAGTTAAAGGGTACTGTGATTACCACATGAAAAAGAAACACTTGAAAAACTGTAAGAACTGTGGTAAATTAACAGAAGAGAAATATGAAGAGTTTATTAATCTAATGGAGGCGAATAAGGATGCATACAGAAAACGTTAATCACTTAAGAAACTTGACCGAATACGCACAGCGATTACTAACTAACAATGTTAAAGAGATGGATTGGGAAGACTTAGCACGTCTTACCTCTCTATCTAAGAAACTAACTGAGAATTTGGAAACAGAGTTAGCATTGAGAATGGAAGAAGGGGCGTGGGGAAACCGATGGGTAAGATAGAAGAACTTATTAAATTACTAGGACAAACGAAAAAGCTAGATTTGTATCAAGCAGACTGGGATGACTTGTTAGACTTAGAAGACCTACTAGAACGATTAAATAATATGGTTACTGAAGAGATAAGGGAGAGAATGGGATGAAAATCATTGATTTTATCAAGCGTCAATTTTGTAAGCATACACATACTACCGAAACATCGCGTACAATCCACTCCGAGCGTGTTGGGGATGATAATCGCGTGTATCACTTAGTAGGTACGAAATGCAAGAATTGTAACGCAACAGAGTATCACGGAGAAACAGTTAAATGGGAATACGGCTACTACGTAGAAGAAGAGAAATAATCTCTTCTTTTTTTTATTGACAAACTATTAATAGTGTGATAGAATTGTATTATATCAAACAAGGAGGGGATATAGTGTTAAACGCAAAGTTACGTATGCCTGAAGCACTGCAACCAGATAGTGAGAATATGTACACGGAGACAAAAGGGCATATCCAGAACGGTAAACTTACATTTACTATTATGATTGAAGAATGGGGTAACTACTTATATGGTAACCTAAGTAGAAGCAGTATGCAGATGCTTAATACACAGCTTACAGAGTTACTAAAACAATATCCAGAGGAGGAACAAAAATAATGGCAGTAGAATTATCTTTCACAGACCACTTAGGGTGTAAATTTGAATTAGAGGACGGACGACACGACGTATACACAACGTTGCTAATGACAGACACATCAGACGGGGAGTCTGCAAACGTTATGTTGAACGAATCTCGTGTACACATGATTATCTCTACGTTACTACAATCGCGATTTGGTAAGACATACACTGTTCCTAATCTATATGATTATACGTTAGAAGAGTTAGAGGACTTTATTGAGAAACAAAAGCAACACAAAATTGAAGAAGCTAAGAAGAAGCTAGATATCGCGTTAAAAGAGGCATATGAAGCTGGCGTAGAATATGAAGATATCTTAGATGCGGCGAAGAACTTCTGATGAACAAGAAGATAGCGTACGTATCCAAAATCCGAAGACCTCTAACATCAACCGTAACATTCTTAGCTACAGATACATTTACGGGTAAACAATATATAAAGACATATCCACTAACAGAAATAATCATGATGGAGGGTTACTATCATATTATTGGGGATATGACAGGTAGTGCGAATAGGGACATGTTTGTAATTCGTGTACTACCCAATCAATCAAAACTACCATTCTATGTTTATGACCCTTACGAAAATGAGATTACATTGCATGATAGTGCAGCAGTGTTCGCAGACGATAATCGATTATCCCGTAACTCTGTGAGCAAGGTATTAAACAAGGAGTGGGAGCAGATAATGGGTTGGAGAATGTGGTACGTAGGTGACACACCTCCAGCGTATATGATAAAAGGTGTAGAAAAAGGAGGAGAAATCCACAAAGCTGATACATGGGCAGAGTTAGCAATTAAGATAGATGTATCAAAACAAGCTCTATCTAACGGATATCGAGAAGGTAGACGTGTTATGGGATGGGATGTTTTCTATGAAACTAGAGATTTAGCTAAGATGGCAGCTTGTTTCGAAGTATCAGAAGAGTTTAAAGAATGTGTTGACATTATTCAAAAACCATGCTATGATAAGGAGGTGGAACATGCATAAACAGATTGACTGTTTCGACATAGATGGTACGGACAAGGCTTACGTAGCTGTATCTGGTTATGTAGCGGAACGAAAAGATAAGACACTTGAGGCTAGCATAGAATTAGACATAACCGATTACGTTTACGAGGGTAGTATCATCTATCTACACCCTTCTAATGCTAGGGAGCTGGGGAGGAAATTGATAGAGTTAGCAAATAAGACGGAGGAGGAGTTTATTAAATGCCAACTTGTAGACAAGAAATAACGTTGACAATGTTACGACATGCACAAGATGATGAACCTACATGGATTATTCATCAAGCTAATGGTAACGAGGTTGACCGTGGAACAGGTGAGTTTGTCTTTAAACGAGGACGAACGTACACTTTAGATGGGACAAGATATATCGTATCCGACATTGGATTTGGTAGAGAGGGTTTGATGAACATATGTAAAGTTCATTTCTCTACATTCTTAGATAGAGTTCATGGTGGCGAGATTACCGAACTATTAAAATCAGAAAGGAATGTTTAATATGAAAGCAATTTACATTGGAGAAGAAGAATGGTATGTAGAGAATGGAAAGAAAGTAGTTCAGTTCCAAAAGAATCACATCTACCAATCTATTAAGCGATGTCACACAGAGTGGGCTAACTTAACTGAGGAAGAGTTCTTGAAACTGATGAACGAAACTGATGTGGATGATGAGTACGAAGAAAGTACAGCAGGGTATCTTATCTTCATCGATGAAGAAGGGCGACCTGTAGTAGTAGATAACGGTTACTGGCAGAAAGTATTCTATATTTTATAAGGGGGAGTTAACATGTACGCACGTATTTGCAAGGAGTGTCAAGTAGAGCATGCAGATGTAGTAGAGAAATTACGTAGTAAGGGTTGTTTCCAATTTGTTATGGATGCAGAAGATAGAGATGAGTGTCGTATCGACTATATGCATGACGATGAAGAAACGGAGGAGGAAGAATGCTAAGATACATTGGTGAAACAAACGAGCATTTTGTTAAAGACGAGGTGTACGAGGAGGTTCTGTTAGCTAAGTCACATTGGGCTAATGTACTACTAGGGGATATCGCGAAGAAGCTAGATACCGATATAAAAGAAGCGCACAGAGCTAGAACCATAATCTCAGAAACTGGTGAACACGTACTAATGACTGTAGAACAAGCATTAGAGAAGTTTATAATTGTATACAAACCTACTCTAAAACTAAGAACTAGATTGAGAGATAACTTAGAACAAACAGGTGAGATTTATCGTGAACAACGAAGAATCTTACAGGACTTGATAGAAAACCACGTGCTTTACACAAATCTAACATTCTGGTACGGTTACGAGGATGAAAGGAACGGTGGGTTTGATACAAAGGTAGAAGCTATCGTAGAGGAAGATAGTGAATCGTTTCGTATTGAGTTCTATGACAGAAAATCAATACGAGTAAAGTACTGGGTCTATGTCGAAGACTTCTTAGATAAGTTTGACTTTGTACCAATAAAGGAAGGGAACGGTCCTCTAAAAGATAGCTTAGATTACAGTTTATTACAAGACTACGTAGAACCAGAGGAGGATGTCGAGTGAACATTCCAGTAGACTTCCTCGATTTCGATGAGATTACTATTAAAGATACAAACGGATTAGTAGAGTCATTCGATTTACGAGAAGAGTTAAAGATTAACCCTGTCAACTTACAGGAGGAAATGTTAAACCAACCAGTTAAATATGTCTACTGGTCCGGTCTGCATGAGAAAGTACGTTACCTACTAGAACGTCAGGAACTTAAATTAGAGCAGCTGGTAGCCGTTCTAGACGCCGAGGCGAGAGCTCATATCAAGAGTCAAGGTGAGAAACCTACAAAAGATGCTGTAGAGGCATATGTGAAGACTAGAAAAGACTATGAGAAGCAGCGAGGTCGTGTAATCGAGTTTGAACAGATTCTAGGTCGTACAGCTCGTATTGTAAAGGCGTTCGAGCAACGTAGTAACATGTTGCAATCAATCGGTAAACAGTTAGCTAATGAAGGTCAGTATGGTCATAAAGCAGGGAGTGTGTTCACTCATGGCAATTAAAGAGAAAATGACGTCTGAGCAAAAGGTGTACTTCTATTACGGGTACGCCTACCGCTTGGCGCAGGAGGCAAAGCAGGACGGATGCTTCCCAGATATGACAGACATGCAGCTATGTGAAATGTTTTTAGAAGAGTTAGTGATTCCTAAATTGGAGGCGAAACAGAAGTATGAGCACTTACGACGGAGCGTATTCAACCAATAGAGGGACGATATATAAAGGTGGGTGGAATGATGTATGTATATGTGAAGATGGGGAACTATCTACTAACTGCACGAAGTGTACGCACAACATGGACGGTACGAAGAAGCCCGACAGCGTTATAAATGACCTTAGAAAAGCTAGAGAGATTCTAGAAAGTACTAGAATACAAAAGGAACTATCTTTACTAGATAACTAATAGGAGGGTTTTATTATGAAAAAGAAGATTATTGCAGGTTTAGTATCATTAATGGCTTTAACAGGATTAGCGGCGTGTTCAAATGAGGCGGATACTGTTTCTAAAAATCTATCAGAATCAGCAGATAACTTCGAGGTGCAGCGTCGAGTGGTATTCTTTAACGGAATTACAGATAAGTATCTATTATCTATTGAAGGATTGTGTGCTATGGACGCATCAGACGCTAAGAAGGTAACTGTAACATGTAAGACAAAAGACAACACGTATAAGAAGCATTACTTAGGTCTTAGCGACAATGTAAGTTACTTCATCGAACAAACAGATGCTAAATATGAAGATGCGTATCATTACAAAGTAACATTCCGTCCAGAAGAGATTATCCCAGATATCAAACTGCGTACTAGTGGGGATAAAAAGTAATGAGTACGAAAATTAAGACAGAAGAGTGCGCTACTTGTGGAGGTAGTGGCTTTTCTGGTTATGGGACAGGCTATGATGCAGTATGTGATAATTGTGGAGGGGCAGGTGAATTACCATGTTATCCGAAATCCAAAGAATGCTAGATATGTATGATGCAGATGAGTATACACGTGAGGAAGCTATCGAGTGTATTATCGATAAAGTAGTAGACTACGCTCTGTCCGATGAAGGTGCGGAGTGGGTATTAGAGTATCTAGAAAATAAATTAAAAAATACCACAATGTAGTTACCTTTTTACTAGATTAATGGTATATAGAAATAGTAAGAAGGAATTCTTACAAACTACTAAAAGGAGGGTAGAGGTACAAAGAGATGGGAAAGGTAGCTAGCCCTTTTAAACAGCTGTCCCAAAGTGGACGTAAAACAAACCAAAATTATAAAACAAGGGAGAAATGAATAATGGTAAACTTTGCGGATATTATTGAACAACAACGTAAGGAACTAGAAGGTTCTGGAGGCGGACGTGGAGGTTCTGGTAACAGCGGTAACAATCCTAAGGTTGTTTATCCTACAGCGAAACACAAACGTCTATTCTTAAGTAAGGAAGAACCGGAGGTATTCATTCAAATCTTACCATCAGCTGATTTATTCGGTAAGTTTGCGGAACACTGCCGTAAAATCTTCTTATCAGCAACAACTAAGAACCAAAAGAAACTATCTAATACTTTCACTTTAACAGGTAAGAAAGATGGCAGCCTATTCTTAGATGCTAAGATTGATGAATGGACAGCTAAGGAAATGATTCCTACTCCATTCGGTGGACAACAAAAACCTAAGCAGTTCTTCACAGTTAACTGTGTAAAAATTATTGAGAATCCAGACGGTACTCAATTCCAAGAACGCGATGAGAAAGGTAAACTAGTTGTTCGACTATTCGATGTACCTCACTCAGCTATGAAAACTATCAACTCAGCTTTAACAGATAAACGTCTAGCTGGCGGTCGTCAATTATCGTTCTTAGACCCTAATGCAGGTTCACCAGTCTTAATCCAAAAGCCTAAACAAGGTCAAATGGAAGCACCTGTTACAGTTTACCAAAACCAGCTACCTCCATTAGGTGAAGGATGGCAGGAACAACTGGAAGACTTATCATTCCACGGTCGCGCAACTGAGTTATTAGAGAACGGATTAAACTGGGTGCAACGATTTGCAGATGTATTGGAAGGGAAAAATAGTAACGACCCTGATTCAAACGTAACTAAAGAAGGTGGTCAATCAGCACCTGCTACTACTAACCAACCAGTAACACCAGCAAACACTGCACAAGCTACAAATCCTTATCAGACTCAAGCAGCAACTACAGCAACTCAACCTGTCAAAGCAGCACCTGCTAAAACAGAAGAAGTTAAAGTAGACGACCTAGAAGGCGTTGACTTAGAAACACCTCTTGGTGATACAGAAATTAACTTAGATGATTTAGATGCTGTTGATATCGACGCTCTAATCGCTGAGCAAGGACTGTAAGAGTAGGGTAACACCTACTCTCCTCTTTTGAGGAAATACAACACTAGGAGGAAATTAAATGGCAAAAGCGAAAGTTAAAGGTAAAGGACCTATTTTAGATTTAACCGCGGATTTTGATTTAAGTGAATTAACAAGTGAATCTGACGGTCTAGTATTATTACAAGACTCTGGATTTGCAGAAGTAAAAGATTGGCTACCTACATTCTTCCCTCGATTAGACCGAGCTCTTGGTGGAGGATTACCTTTCGGTCGTATGATTGAGATTGCGGGTATCCCATCTGGTGGTAAGTCAACAATGACCCATCACATTGCACGTGTAGCATCTCAGTTAGGTTGTATCGTTGTACTAATCGATGTAGAGGGTACAAGTGATAAGGTCCGATTAACAACGTTAGGTATTGATACTCGTAAGATTATGATTAAGGAGCCGGATGCTAAAAAAGGTCGTCCGTTAACTATCGAGGAAGTTGGTAAAACAGTTGCTAAAACTCTTAAAACTTTCGAAGAGAAAGCACCTAATCGCCCAATCGTTTATATCTGGGATTCATTAGGACAAACCCCTTCAATTGTACAGTATGAGAAGGATTTCGGTGAGAAAGATGTCGGTGCTAAAGCTAACGCTCTAGCTCAGATGTGTACAAAACTTTCACCTTTAATCGCAGAATCTAAAGCAATGTTTATCGGTATTAACCAAGTACGTGACGATATCGGTGGTATGAGCTTTGTAAAACAATACAAAACTCCGGGTGGTAAAGCTTGGGAACACGCGATGTCACAACGTTGGGAAGTTAAACAGAAGAAAGCTATTAAGAAGACAATCAAAGGTAAGGAAGAGCGCATTGGTCATATTGCAGGTATTCGTACCCGTAAAAACAAAGTAGCTCGTCCGATGCAAGAGGAAGATATCTACTTAATTGCTGACACTGGATTCGATTATGAGTACAACTTAGTTCACCAAGGTATCGACGCTGGTATCGCTAAGCAATCTGGACAAAGTTACATCTACATTGACCTTAAAGGTAATGAACATAAGATGCAGACAGCTAGATTCTTAGATTGGTTACGTGATGAAGAAGAAGGTAATAAAGTACGAGCAGAGATTCTTAATCGATTAATCTGGGAAGAGTTTGGTAGCAAAGGTGAGCCTTACCCAGCTGCTAACAACTCTATCTTAAAACTCGACAACTGGATTGACCCTATCTACGATATCAGTGATATCACACCGGATGAGGAAGAACCAGAAGAGGGTGACGATGATGACATCGTTATCGACGAAGAACAATTAAATGCAGTACTAGACTTATAGAGAGGGGAGGTTTCCTCTCTCTTGATTTTTAAGGAGGGGTTGGATGAAAGTAACCAAAGCATCAAACATGGATTTAGTCACAGAATTACTAGAAACATATAGAGAGCGATTAGAAGTCACACCTTATGAAGCCCCAACTTCATATTCCGTTGTAAAAGAAGAGATGGAAAACTTGATTTCTAAGAAACTCCCTGTTATAGTTGAAGTAAAGACAGCCTACGCTGTCCAAACGTCTGTGATGCATCTTACAAAAGCATACGATAGATGGGCTACAGGGTATGCTGAAGGATACATTGAAGGTGAGTTAGTTAAGATACCTCAAACAATCCATTACTCAGATATCTTATGTAAGAAGACGGGTGTAAAAACAATATCGAAAGGAATGTTGCCGGATGGATTCTAAACGTTGCGGTATCTGTAACATTAATCTATCCCACACAGAGAAACTAGTATCTCGTAAAGAAGTATGCTATAACTGTGGGGTTAGAGGAGGGTTAAACGTCATTGACGAAGATGGGAATGACTTTATTGACCGTATCGAGATTGACCTTAGGAACCAGATGCAAGATATGATAGCGCGTTTAGCTCGACTTGATAGATATCGAGAAGATAAGAGTTGGATTCTTGTTAAACAAGGAGATGCATACTTTGTTCCTCTTGAACCTACGGTCTGGAGAAGTGAGGGATTTGATGAGTAGAGATTTAGAGAAGGAAGCAAATAAGATTTTAAATGGTGCGGGGTTCCTTAAGAACGTAGAGGAGACTAATGGTGTATTCTCACGTGACCCAGAGCAGCTATTTCACCAATACAAGAATCTGAGAGTATCAGTGTACAATAAGTACAAAGGCTACATTCCAGATGAAGCTACTAGAGCAGAATTGATGTCATATATTTCTGAACAGTTTCTACGACTCGTTAAAGAATATGATATTAATGGTCCGGTAGACTTCCCGTTTTACGTAGATAACAAGTTAAAGCTCCGTGTCAAGAATAGCTTCATCAAGAATAACTACAGAGATAAAAGCCGCGTATTCACTACGAAACATGACTTCGATGTAACGGATTTAATAGAGATGAATGAATCTATGGATTCACTACTAGAAGAAATGGAAGTACTAGAGGCTGCGTTATACGGAGTTAAGTTAGATGAGATTGACAGAGACATCTTAACATTACTAGTTCGTGAAAATACAGACAGCTATATCATTAAGATTCTAGTAGCTAAGTACGCTAGAGATGGTGCAGTACCTGCATTACTCATAGAAGAGAAGCTAGCAGACTTAAAAGAGCTGTTACGAACTAGACTACATGAAATGATAAGGGAGCGAAACCTATGAAAGCACGTGTAGAGGTAGATATTTGGTTCGATGTAGACAATTGGACAGAGACAGAGTTTAAAGATGTTATCGAAGATGCAATTGATGCCTATAACGGCTCGGCAGATGTACGGTCTATTAAGTTAGTTCCTGATGAGGATGGTGATGACGAAGTACCAACACATTATATTATCGGATACCTTGCTTATGACCAAGTGCAATACCCTATTGTAGGGACAGGATACACCGACTTAGGTAAGTACTATGATATTGTTACAAAGTCTGATAGTGTTGCTAAGGTGTACCATATTGATAAACTTGTGTCTCATGTCGAGCTGCACTAACCACTATATTATACACAGAGTAATAAGAAAGGATGATATAGATGGAAAATAAACACGAGGTATTTGTACCTGAGGAAGCACCTAAGATTGGAGCTGCAACGATTGTTCGCTTTATCGTTTTCGGTGTTGCATTAATTAACGCGATTGCTCGTTTATGTGGGCATGAATTAGGATTAGAGATTGACCAAGGCGTAGCATATGATATTGTATCTGCAATCCTGTTATTCGGCTCAGCTAGTCACATGGCTTGGAAGAACAACGCAGTAACAAAGCAAGCACGATTACGAGAACATGCAGCTAAACAAATTGATTTAGACAAAGGAGAGGTAAAATAATGGCAGTAGTCAAAGTGTCAGATTTCTTAAAAAACGCAACAGCAAAATTAGCAGATGGTGATACATTATTCGCATATGTGCGCAGCGAAGGTTACCTACCATCGTTAGAAGGTTCAACATCTTTAGCACAAGGTCAATTAGTGTTTAGAGTGAAAACGGTAGGCGGAAAGAAATCAATCTTACCAGCTTACATTGACCACCAAGCGCAGGAGTTAAAGTTCAAAGAAACCGAACCAGTTGTATACGTTGACGGTACGGACATCGTGTTCCACGTAGGTCAGAACCATGTAGACAAACAACCCTACAACGGCGCTGGATTCGACAAATACACTGGTGTGAAACCAGAGGATGTCGATAAGCAAATGGTGTTAGCATTCTTAGACTTTGCGGATAGCACATTATCGCTTGGTGTTAACGACTTCCGTATCGAAGAATCAGCGGTTGAAGCTGCACCCCCTGTAACTCCTTAAAAATAATAGTTGACAAATTTAATAGATTATGATAAAGTAGATACTATAAACGGTATCTACTTTTTTTATTGCCGTAAACAAGGAGGAGTTAGAATGGACCAATTAAAAGCAGTAAGTGAAAAAGAGAAATGGACGTTTAATCACCAGTCATGTGACTACTGGGGCAATGATATGTTTGATTCTCGCGAAGAGGCTATTGTAGAGGGAGTAAGACATGCTACTGAGATGGGATGGACAGCATTGTTTGTAGGTAAGGTTTCTGAACCGTCTATCGGTGTTTGTGGTGACCACGCTATTGACGAGGTTCAAGAGGATGTATATGACCAGTGCGGCGAGTTTGCAGAAGGTTTCTTATCGGGAGTATCCATGGATATGCGACACGAACTGAGTGATATGCTAACCGAGACATTTATCACTTGGATGAAAAAGAATGAACTACAACCTACTTTCTTCACAATCACAGAAACAGAGGAAATTAAATTTAAGAATTATGTTGACATTACAGACTTAGTGTGATAAGATAGATTAGTAGAATGAAAGAGGAGGGATGAGATGGGTAACTACACAGGATTACGAGCGAAGATTGTAGTGAAAGAAGAGTACTTACCTTTAGTTGAGCACGTTATCGACAGTGATGGTGAGTGGGGCGAGGCAGTACAAGCTTTCCCTTTCGTAGAAACGTTATCGAATAAAAACCGTGGAGACCAAGTACCTTCCATGTCACCTGCATATATGCCGGATGAATGGGGAGAACACAACGTCAACACGTTAAATAAAGAAACAAGAGAGTGGGAGATTATATTCGCTCTTAAGAACTACGATGGTGAAATACAATGCTTCATGAACACTATCTTAGCGAAAATAGCAGAGAAAGTTATTTACATGTATGAGCATTATGAAGAGTGGGATATCGAGAAACAATACACAGTAGAAAACGGTGTGCTAACTTTTGTCAGATACCTCGATGTTTATACAAGGGAACATAGGGATACCATTAGAGATAACGTATATAAAGGATGGGGATGTTAATGAATAAAGAACTAGTGAAGTTGTACATGAAAGATAACTTCATGAATACAATCACACTTCCGGTGATTAAGCGTATGCTGCCGGATTACGAAGTTGATGTTGAATTTGTGGACAAGCTAGATGTCCACGCATTAGGAACACAAGCACAGTTAGTAAGTAAGATTATCGTGATGGGGTTACCTATCTTTGATAACGATGATTTTAAGAAGGCTATCGAGCCGCTGAACAATCCTTTTAGCGACTTTATACACATTAACACTTATGGAAGAAAGGTTAATGTAGGTCGCTCTGTAGTGAGCTCTGACTTCCCGCCTATTGTCTACTTACGAACACTTCTACTAACATCAGGAATGACTACACTCCAGAATGTTAAAGATGCGTCTAAGAATGACTTTAATGTAATAAAAGCTAGTAGTGCGTATCAGCAATGGAAAGACGTAGACACGAATAACAACATTAAAATTCTTATGGCGTTATATCGTGCGTTTGGTCGTAATATCACAGCTGTATTAGAGGACAAGCCTTTACAGGAGATTATGAAAGAGAATCTACCAGTTATCAAAAGCCAACTTAAGCAGCAGTCAGACTTCGTAGAGAAGAAACGACAGCAAACGAAATGGATGATGCTTAACATTAATGGTGAACCTGTACAAGTCGGTACTGTATACGCAGAAGATTGGACAAACGAAGTAGCTCACCGGAACCTTAAGGATATTGGTGGAGAGAATGGTGTAGCTCTGGTAGCTAGCACAACTCGTACATCTGATATGGTTCAAGTTCGAACGAAAGGTGTAACAGTTGAGCAGTTCTTCGCAGCAGCTAATTTCACAGACGGTACAACTGGTTCTGGTTACGTAGGGACAATGTTCTTGCCTACTGGTACAGCTAACGTAATTGCATCAGCTATTAAAGCTATGGCGGAGAGTGGGGAGTAGATGTACGACGGATGGTCAGATGAAAAGGTACTGAAGGTATATAGAGACTTTAAAGTAGCATTCTTAGACGATTCCCCTTGGAACATGATAAATAGAGCTCACTTCTTCCAATGTATGAAAGCAGCTGAAGAAGAACTAATTAAACGAGGAGTGTTAATGAATGAAGAAGATTGAACTATACGAAGATGTGATTGCAGTACTAATGGGATATAGCAAGCGTGAACGCGGGGTAATCGACCGCACGCTTGTAAATAAACTATTAACAGGACTAGGACGAGATAAGGTAACGAAAGAGGACTTACAATATTGTATCGATGATATTAATAACAGTGAATCACTTGCAGCTATTTATATGGCAGCTACGAACGGTGACTTAACCGTAGACAACATTGAACCAATTGGCAATGAGGTAGCGGTGGTAGAGGGAAACGTGTTCTCTATGGTCACACCTCATATCATGGAGAGACAAAAGCAAACCGAGTTCTTACGAGAATACAAGAAAGTACAACGTGAAGGTACAGCTCTTAAAATCTTGATGGATGACCTTAAAAAAGAAATCGTAGCAGAGATTAAGACCTTACCAACACCTAAGTACTTAGCCGAGCCTAAGAACGTTAAGATTGCTGAGCATGGGAAAGCGTTAATTCTAGCATTCTCTGATTGGCACGTAGGTCTTGAGACGTTCCACAGTCGTACTGGTGACTACAATTTCGAGAGATTACAGAACTCGATTAACAGTGTAGTAGGTTGGGCTAAGCAGCAGATGGATACTCGTGTATTTGACGAGATTCATGTACTATTCTTAGGTGATATCATCGAGAACCAAGTTATGCGTAATACACAGTCATTCGACTTAGAGTTTCATATGGCAGCACAGATTAGTAAATCTATCAGATTGTTCGTAGAGATGCTTAACGACCTGTCCGTTAGCCACACGGTACACTTCAGTATGATTACAGGTAACCATTCACGATTCTTCCAGAATAAGAATGATAATCTAGCAAACAACAATGTTGAGTACATTATCCTAGACACGCTTATTATGATTCAAGAAGAGTTGAACCAGATGCCTAACGTAGTCATTACCGACAATCGAAATAAGAACGATATGTTTGATATCGAGGTAGTAGGTCATCGCGTAGTAGGTACACATGGAGACAAGATGCCTAAGGCAAAAGAGAAGATTCCAGTGTTTATGAAGAATGGTAAAACTATTAAAATCTTATTCTCTGGTCACTTACACTACCTAGATATCACACAAGAGTCCTTTGGTCGTATGCACTACCAAGTATCGTCACCAGTAGGAGAGAACGATTATAGTAGCTCGCTAAACCTACCAGCAACGATGCCATCTCAGTCCGCTGTTGTGTTATATCGTGGTAAGGAAACATATGAATCTATTACACTAATGTTTGGAGAAAACGGAGAGCTGGCATAAGCTAGCTCCCTTAGGAGGGAATAGAATGGCTAGAAGACTAGTATGTTATAAAGATGTTTGGCACACAGAAGAGGGAGAAGTACATCCGATTGTAGCCGCTACTGAAAACGCGGTTAAAAATGGATTAGCTAAACTTGAAGATAGTAAAGAACCGAAACTATCATGTTGCGAGGCTAGTGGTAGTTTAGTATCCTGTGTTGTTAAGATGTATCCAAGTAGAGAGTTAGCTAGAACAGTTAGAAACGTGTACACTCCATTTAGATGTGAGTATGTACCTAAGAAAGAATTCATCAAAGAGCTATTAATCCAATCAGGTAATAAATACGCTATCGTAGAGAATGTTAAGATGGATGAAACGGGGTATGAGTTAGTATGACGAATATCGATTTAGTATTGTGTGTTATAGCAGCTAGTATCGGCGTTAACTACGGGTTGAAGTCACTAGGCGTTGTAGCACAGTTTAAAGAGATTAGAACTAAAGGAGAGACACCTTTGTACGGGACAGTATTGTTAGGTTTCGGGTTAACCTTAGTAGCTGAGATTGTGTTTGCCTTCTTTTACACACAACTCTACTTTAACTTTATCGAAATCTATTACTTAACAGCTATGGCGTTTGGTATCTCGTTATTCTTTATTAAAAACATAGTAGCTCACTACACCGCTTATGGGTACTGGGCAATTGTAGTTAAGAAGAATGAGAAGAAATTTAAAGATAGTTTGAAACGAGATATTAAGAAAATGGGAGGAGAGGCTTAAAAAGTCTCTCTTTTTTGTTGACTTTTTTAAAATAGTGTGCTATACTAGTAATATAATAATTAAGGAGGAGATAACATGAGTGAAGTGAAAACAGGTTACTTTGTAGATGGTGGTAATGGAGGATTATACCGTAGAATCCATTGTGTAACAGACGGTGATGATTTCATTGAGGTTGGGACAGCTTTTGATGAAGAACAACGATTCGCGTTTAATATTGAGATGCATTATTCATCTGGTGACGAATCAGGGGAGAATCCCTCTATCAATCTTACACCAGAAACAGCTAAACTATTAATTCAAGATTTAGAAGCATACATTCGTGATTGTGAGGAGGGTGTAGAATGACTTTAGAAAAACATGTAAACGAAGAAGACACAGGTTTCTATGTACCTTTAGGTACTGAGCTACAAATGTTAGTTAGAGAGCATGAGCTTGAAGAATATGGTGTCGACGTTAGTGATATATTCGAAGTGCTAAAGTATCTATTGCTCGAGGAAGCCAAACAAGGAAAGACAGAATATACTTTAAGTAAAGATGAAGGTAATAAGTTAGGTATCGGATGTCTTTTCGAGTCTACTATTATTAGACGAGCGGTACTTGATGATATGCGATTCAATAAGGTGACCGTATACCGAAAGAGAAACGATACGTTAGGTGTATACGCGTTAGAGTTTAATTGGGAGGATTGATAAAATGACAGGTGTTATCGAGAATGCTATGCCACATTTGTCAGGTAAGTATTTACGTTATACGAAACAAGGTGCAATCAGTGTAGGCGGTGAACCACACTACATTGTAGACCTAATCAAAGAGCATGACGGTACGATGTATGCTATCGTATTTAAAGCTCATACGCCGCATCCAAAAGGTGTCACACCTAAAAAGAAAGCATCATCTAAGAGTGAACGTATGAATCCGTTCAGCCTAAACACTACATTAGGGGCTTGGGCAAATAGTAAGATGCCACCTAAGTACAGAAAGAAATGGGTAATTGATGACCCGTTATTTGTGTGTCCTATTGTTAACGGAGTATCAACTTTATCCGGTAGACGTGGACAAGGTTTCTATGAGCGTGAACCTGATGTACTTAAGCCGCGTGGTGGTGAGATGGTAATGGTTCGTGGAGATTACACAGGTGTATTTATTCATTTAAACGACGTACACTGGTTCAATGAGTTCTCTGTGGGAGTCAAGAACATCGTACAAGCTCTTTCTATGCAGCAGGGAGAGTTTATATCAGACTTCTATGACTTAGAACACAGTAACGAAAGTGTAAGTAATCCATTGTCACGATATTACGAAGTTCTAGATAAGGGGTTGGAAGAAATCGATGACCAAAGAAGAGTATAACCCGTACGGAGGAACGAAAACAATTGTCAGTAGTTTACCTGTCGGAACTAAGTTCTACGTGTGTAACGGCGCGTGGAGGGGCTCTATCGTAATGAAAGACGGAGTTAAACAATTGCAAATAGGTACAGGTAAATATGCATCGTACAGAAAGTTTGAAGGAGAGTACAAGAATCACCCACTATGGATTGATATCGAGGAGGAAGGTAAATGACACCAGAACAAGCTAGGGAGCTCATTAACAATGCTACAGATGAAGAGATTGAAGAGGTTTTAGACGAGACAAAAGAGGATATCCAAAGGGCGGTACGTAATAGCTTTTGGTCTAGAATTGATGGTTTAGTAAAGAAAGCTAAGGCAATGGAAGCAGAACTACGATGGAGACAAAATGAACGAGAATCGAGGTTAGGGATATGAGCAATCCAAACGAATTTATTTATACTAGTTTAGATGAACTTAACGCAATTAAAAATAGATTAGTAGTACTAGATAAGATGGCAGTAACAGCGAGTATATATAGCCTATGGCATGTACTTGCAGCAGTTAGAAAAGAGGAGGCGGAACTAAATGAGCTCAGAAAAGCGTACTTCTTTTACGAATGAGTTATTTGCTACAGAAGTCTTATGCATACCAGATGAGACTCGTAATATTGAACCGCTCAAGAAAGATATCAAACACCTTCGGAACGCTATCAAAGATGCAGCTAATCGCAGCTATTGGAACTCTGTTGTTCATTTCGGTACATTAGCACAAAAGAAAGAGGAAGAGTTAGCAGCGTTAGAGTCTAAGCAGGACTTATATGACACTTTAATTGGAGCTAAGCTATGACAGAAGAAGAAAAAGTAGAACGGTTTTGGGAGATATTCACAGAGTTTCAACTAGCAGCAGGAATGACACATCAGGAGGCTCTCGATTACGTTATCGCAGAACTACAATACGACCTAAAATGTAAGGAGAGATAGTATGTTTAAGTTTTTTAAAAATAAGAGATATTATTATAAGACATGGACAGGAAATACCATTGATAGCGAGATATTTTTACGGGGACAGACATATAAAGTAGAGATATATCCATATCTGGTTAGAAAACGTAATGGTTGGTTAGATGTAGAATCTAAATGGGTGGAGTATTTTATCCAGACCCCATTACGAGAAAAAGGATATTATGTCGAGGGTTACAGTTATACAGATGCGTTAATGCGATTAACAGCTCATTTAGATGAGGAGGGTACGTATGTCTACTAAACAATCATTCTACGAGGATGATGTGAAGCAGCTCGTTTTAAATAACAAACGGCTGTTTCTCCCTTTTAAGGAGATGAAATCTGTTGTGCTTAGTGAGAAGGGTATCGACATCAACTCAGTAATTGCAGACTTGCTAATCTTCCGTAGTGATGGTATATTAATAGGAGTGGAAGTTAAGACAGCTAGAGATAGCACTACACGTCTTAACAAGCAGCTTAGGGCATATAGCAAGATATGCGACCTAGTATACGTTGTATGCGAAGATAAGCATGTTGAAAAGGTGGATGATATTATTAAAGAATACAAGCATCATGGAGTAGGTATCATTGCTTATACGGAGTTCCGTGGTGAAGGTATTCTCGGTATGTATAGTGAGGCGTATCCATCACCTAGACATGATGTGAAGGCAGCATTTAACTCACTGTTCTGGAAAGAGGAACTACTTAACATTGCAGGTTCCTTTAAACGACAAGTATCTACATTATCCGGTGATGGTGCTAAAGTAGGTTCCGCAGATAGCCGAGGAGCAATCGGCATGAACGGACTACTTGTTCAGTCTGGTGTTAGTTCTCGTATGAAAAAGAGTCAGATTGCATCACATATTGTAGAACGATTAGGACCAGATAGAGCTAAACATCTACTGTGTAACATGTACATCAATGGTAAGATGCATCCAGAGAAGACATTAAATAAATATTATTTCCAATAATAGTAGACAAACAAAAGATAGTATGATAGAATGAAGTTAGTTAAGGAGGAGATAACATGACAACATTAGACAGAGGTAAGTTAGACCGTCTATGTGAAATGAACACGAAAACATCTGAGGAAATTGTGTTAAAGCTTATGGAGGAAGTTGGAGAGGTAGCACAGGCAATACTATCTTTCAAAGGTGCTCAAGGTTGTGAGTACAAAGCTAAAGGTCGAGATGATGTTATCGAAGAGTTAGTAGATGTGTGTATGGTTGTAGAATCATTACTACATCGCTATAACGTGAGTGACGCTAGATTCAATGCTATGTTTAACCAGAAACTAAACAAATGGGAGGAGAAAATTAATGGATAAGTTAGAAGTTGTAGGACAAGTAGAGGTATTTACAATCGGAGAAATCGGTAAGCAATTTGATAGATTGGGTATCACACCTGTGACTCATCTTAAATTAGAAAACACATTAATGGGTATCGGCGTAGCATCTCTAACACCGTTAGACTATAGCAAACTAGTAAACGACATTTGTGTTGACGATAGTAATTGGCAGGATGCAGGATGGAAGAATCCTTACGGCAGTAACTTAGGAATCCCGACACAAACAGCAACAGTTAATGGTCACGACTTAACTTGTTGGATTGAAGATGAATTAGATGACGATGATGAGGCAATCTTAAACTCATGGTTCGTAGATATCTTCGAATATCTAGATGTTGGTGTAGGTGCAACATCATTCAAAAACTCATCAGCGGTTATCAAGGATTTAGCGAAGTATAACAACATGTCAATCACAGACTTTATGTTAAAGTACACTAAGGAGCAAAAGGTATTGTTTACAAGAAACTTTGTTCCGTTTCCAGAAGGTTATAATAAAAATGTTAATATAGAAGGGGTGTATTAATATGACAGAACGTAAGCATGCAGTTACAGTAGGTGGTTGTGGTTCAGATACAACATTAATGGTAGAGGTATACAACGACTTTGTTAATAAAACAGGGTACGCGTATAACTACGTAGACATTGAAGTGCTACAGGACCAGTTTGCAGCAGTCGGTATGAAATTGACAGACAATAATGCACCAAAAGATACACGCATGTTCCGTGTGTATAAAATGAATGACTGTGACCATGTAGCAGCTCGTGATGAAGATGAGGCTATGCGATTCTATAAAGATGAATGTGGAATAGACCAAGAGGACATCGAAGAGTATTACGAAGGAGAAGTGTCGTTAAATCAAACAATGCTATTCGATGTGAACGATGTACCTTTGCGTGATTTCCATACATTCGGATTCGAGTTAGTTGAAGTGTATAACACGAAGTACTTTAAAGTTCCATTTTGGTATGCAATTGGTTGGATGAACGTGAAAGAACCACTTGTAATCAGCTCAACGGAGGGGTTCTAATGAAGAAGACACATATATTACAAAATTCCATTGTTTTACGAGATGAAAACAACATGAGAGCCGTTGATATGCCTAGAGGTACAGAAGTAGTCATTCTTCATGCGTTCGACGAAGAGAGCTACAGTGAAGGGAAAGCTGTTGTTATCTTTGACGGCAAAGAAGCAGTAACTGTGGCGGCAAATATAGTCCATGAGAAAAAACTGACATTAAAACAGCATCAAGACTTATGCCCTAAACACGCGAATGAGTTATGGTCAACATTCCCATATGAAACTATTATTATGAAGCGCGTGTATACGAAAGAAGAATGTGATGCGTGTAAGGAGGAATTCCATGGCTAAGTGGGTTAGAGTAGAGTACACAGAAACTATTCGTTCTGACTGCTATGTTAAGGCAGAGAATATCGATGAAGTGAAAGACCTTGTCCGAGCAGGAAAAACTTACGAGGATGATATTCTAGAGGCGGATTTAACTCTGGATAGTGTTGTTACCATGTCAGATAAAGAGATTGAAGAGGCGGGATTATAGTGATAGATAACATTAACAAATCAGAGTTAGTGAAGGGTATATCTGACATAGACTTCTCATATTACGATGAAAATGAAGATGATGGAGCAGACTTCCCAGCGGGTGAACCATTCTACATCGTAGGTAAGATAAAGACTTCTCATTATATGGGTAACGAGGCGTATATAATTATGAATGATGGTGATAACACACTCACAGTCGCAGCATTTCTTGTGAAATTGTATGAAGGGGAGGAAGAATGACATGAGTACTAACTATACTATAGCATGTCACACATGTAAAAAGAAGATAGACTTATCCTTCCAGAGTTATTCACGTGAATTTATTGCTAAGGTTGCAGGAGACATGCTGATGTATACCCATATTTCTCACCACATGCAGATTGTACATGATACGTTAGGTTGGGATGCTGATTATGATAGCATGGTTTACCTAGTAGACTCGTATGAGGATTTTGGTTATACTGAAGTTAAAATGTACGTAGACAGAGTTACAAATGAAGAAGAGTAGTTTTAATTCTCGTTCACATTCCCGCGGGTTAGGTGCTCGTGGGATGAACGGGTTAAATGACAACGGACGTAACGCTATGCAAGGCGTACTGAAGAAGAGTTCCGGTAATTACCGTGTAGAGTTCATTGAAGAGTTTAAGAACGTCACAGAGCGTAATGTGGAGCTTAAAGAGAAGTATACACTAGAGTTAGTAGCTAAGCATACAGGAACTAGTATTGACATTATCAGACTAGTACCAAAAAGAAACGGAGAAGTTGTAACTTTAACTTGCCTTGATAGTGTGTACTATGTTAAAATAGGTACAACGATACTTGGTAAGGTTAGTATAAGGGTACAAAGGACGTTCCGAGGACGTAGTATTATGATAGTTTATAAGACTAAAGTACTTAAAGAGTCTGGAGAACGTAAAGCTTATACAAGAAACGATACCTTCGTTAAGAAAACAAAAGGGGAGATAGCACATGACAAACGAAATCACTACAGAAACAACTAAACTGGACCGAGTTAAACAAATTTTAACATACGGGGATATGAAAATTTTAGGTATTCATTATACAAATGCTTACTTTGCTAAGAATCATATCACTCGCAGCTTCTACATTAAAGAGTTAACTAAGATTGATAGTGATAGAATTGACATTGGGTTCTTCTTACGATTACCTTACAATGATTTCCCAGCACTAGAGTACACGTTAAATATGTTCGAAATCTCTGGTAAAGGCGATGTAATGGGTTATATTGCCGAAGGAGATATCCTAGATAAGCCTCATTTAGAAGAAAAGATTACAAATCATATGAGTTTATTCACAGCGGATATGTTTGTTTCTCTAGAAAACCCTAATGTAGTCATCAAATCACACACAATTAATAAATATAAGGTGTATGAAGTTAAGATTAAGGACACACACTTCATCGAAGACCTAAATATTGACCAAGAAATTACATTAATCATCGGTGACGCCAACTTTAACAGCGTTATTGGGTTACTATCTACAGGTGAGCCAACAATTAAAGACATCAAAACGTTCTTAGACTTATTATCTAGCAAAAATGTTACAGGAAAAGCCTTCACAGGCATGATGATTGACACTCCAATGTCATTAGTTACAATGGAGCCGCGAACAGAGATGATGAGTATTCGTAAACGAGTAGGCGAGGCAGGATATGCAATCGAATCTGAAGATACTACAGCTTCAATTACAGGATTATTCTTGGATGGAGTGAACAAAATTGTCGTTGATACAGATGAAATCACGAATGAGAAGTACATTGAGATGACAAATGATGATTTAGATACTGAAATTACTCTATATTTTGAGGTGTAATCATGGAAATCAAGGAGACTTTGGATAAGTTAAATCAAGAGATTGCAAATACTATCCTAAAATTAGGAGCTAAGTCTAGAGAGCAAGCAGGAATGTTGTCTAAGCTAGAGGATATCAGCGAAGAAATTGTGTATTTGAGTGCTATTTTAAAACAATACGAGGAAGATAGAAAACGATATGAGATGATGAAGCGTGTCGCAGATTCTGAACGTAAGATTACAGACCTTGATTGTATTATGTTAAAGATGGGAGCGAGAATTACATGATTAGTATAGACCCTTTTAGTCGAGATGGTTATATGAATACGTCTAGTTGGATTGGTGGTTGTGTCGGATTCTTCGGGTTATTGTTCGGAGGACTAATTGTTCACAGCACATGGCAAGCAAATCTAATTTTATGGATAAAGTTGCATAAATCCGTTAAATTAAGGAAGTTTTAAGTTGAGAAAGTCTCACTATCTAGTGGGGCTTTTTATTTTGTCTTGTTTACGTTATTTACGATTATCTTGTACGACCTGTGTTTTGTTTAATATCGTAAACATAGTAGTTCCCTAGAATACATAACAAAGTAGTAGTGTTTTTCAACGAATTTACGTTTACGTTCCAAACAGGGTAACCTATCTGCTATATTGTAGTAGAAGACAAGACAGCTGTCACGACAAGGCTCCAGCTTGCTCATTTATGTTTAAGATGTTATAATTTTCTAGAGGATTAAACTAGGAGGAAAGTCTATGAAATACGTAAATGGGTATAAGTTTAAGAATAAATATGGTAGAGAGTTTGAGATAATTGATAGGAGGGTAGCCGTAGGTAGCTACTATTTCACTGTAAAAACTAATGATGGGTTTACCACAGAAATAAAAAGCACAACTGTCAAAAGTCGAGGAGTGTATCACCCGCTAGATAAGACTGTAAGGGGTGTAGGATTCTTAGGTTTCGGTCCGTACGTAACTGTCATAAATTACGAAACGACACCTCAGTACAAAGCGTGGTCAGGGATGATTGAGCGTGTCTACTCTGACACGTTCCATAAGATACAACCATCTTATAAAGGCTGTACGATGCATGAAGCGTGGCACAACTTCCAAGTTTTCGCTAGGTGGTTTGATGAGAATAGTTATACGATTGAAGGTGAACGAGTAGATATCGATAAAGATATACTTATCAAAGGTAATAAGCATTACGGTCCTGACACGGTTTTATTCGTACCGCAGAGAATAAATGCAGTATTTGTTAATTCGGCGAAAGCCGCAGGAGTTAGGTCGAAGTTAACCAACACAGGTAAGTACATCGCGCATATAAGAATTAATAATAAGGCGATAAACTTAGGTGCCTACGAGACGTACGAAGAAGCTCGCGCAGTATATATGGCGGCTAAGAGGAAGGCAGTAACTGAAAAGATTGAGACATACAAAGGTATCATACCTGACAATGTTTACACTAAACTTATAAACTATCAATTAGAAGGAGACTATTAAAATGACAAAAGATAAAAAGAATTTACAAGCAAGTTCGGTGTTGGTGCAATTATATAATAATAAGAAACTGGTGACTAAGGTAAACAATATGCTGGACGATGGTAGAACGTATGATTACATCATTGCTTTCTGTGAGGACCAAGGTTTTTCTATTAGTAAATCCTCTCTAACAAACTATAAGAAGAAGCGTGAGGAAGCTATTACAGAAGGTGTACCGTTAATCTCTTTACTTGACAAGCGGCAGCGTGATAACGTAACATATATTAATGATAAGAGAGTACAAGAGTTTAACGAAGAATCACAAGCAGCAGCAATGCCTTTCGGTGCAGTTGATAAAGTAAATAACGTATTCAATGATGTGGAGTTCTTAGATGAGGTAATCGCGAAAGCATTTATCGGTCTTAAGGAGTTCGACATTATCGATATCCCTCTAGCAATCAAAGCTATGGAAGTTAAAGCTAAGATTACAAACAACGCATTAGGTGGTCTATCAATCTCAGCATTAAAGGAAATGTCTATCAAGGTCCGAGCGAAAGAATCAGCATTAACTGAAGTGGTTATGAAGTATGTTCCAGAAGAGATGCATGATGCTTTATTCGCAGACCTAGAGTTAGCAGAGAAGTCATTCTATGAGAACTTAGATTTAACGGAAGAAGATAGAAGAGTGAAAGACGCAATGCAAGCATTCGGCATTTAATAGAAAAACTTTTAAAAGAGTCCTTGACGGGGCTCTTTTTCTATGTTAAGATATAAGTAAGTTAAGGAGGAGATAATATGAAATACAAGATTTTTAGAGAACTAGAGTCAGCGGCAGTGTTTATGGGTGCGATTTCCTTGGGAGTTTCTTTTAAAGAGACAACAGTGACGAACGCGGTTATTACATTATCTTTTGCAGTATCAGCGCTTGTGTTCAGACACTTTAAAGGAGTGCACAAAAATGCTTAATTTTAACAAAGATATCAATAGATTGTATGACAAATACGCGAACTACTGCGACTGGAGCAAGACTAGTGTTCTACTAGAGCTTAAAGGTGTTATTGAGTGGTGCTATCCAGATGGGTGTACTTATAGTGATTTTTTGGATGAGGTTAGCATTTTACGAAACAAGTATCACGATGCAGGTGATTGGAGCAAGGTATGTGTGCTAGAAGAATTGGAGGACTTAGTGTGAACTATATAGATATCCCGTATGCGAGCTCAGTTAGGTCAGTTGCTATGGTCCAGAAGTATGCAAAACAGGAAAAAGAAAAAAGTGAAATTAGAAAGGAAATAGTGGATGAAATTAGTAAAGCGGCTAACGAAGGCGCATTACAGGCAATGCTGCTACCTAATGAATATCGTAGAGATACCGCTGTATATAAGTTATTTGCATGGTATGACACATATAAAAGTGTTCTAGATGATTTTACAGCTAAAGGATATAGAGTTAGCTACCATAATGGAGTAGAGAGTAAACTGTGTGGTGGTAGGGATACCCCTCCATATATACTAATTGAGTGGGACGAATATGAAATTAATTTAGAAAAGGGAGATGACAAGTAATGGCAGTAGACCAATTTGAAGATGGATTTGAACAACGATGGGAAGTTATGAACTTCGATTTATTAACAACATTAGAGGACAAGCTAGACGCCTTATTATCAGGAGATGTTCTAGTTATTCGTAACTTTGAACAGTTCACAAAGTCAGATGTCTTAATTAAAATGAAGAATATTAAAGGGAAAGATGTTACAGTAATTAGCTATGATACTATGAAATCTTCTCTCGGTGACGCATTCTGGCAAGTCTACAACATCGGTATCAACGACTTATCGTTATTACCTGTTTTAGTAGTTCATGATATTAAAGATTTGCAGGACACGAACAAGTTTAAGTTAGGAGATGTCGTAGCATATGTATCAGCGGAGAATGGTAAACACGATACAGCTTTCATCACAGACATTTATCGCAGCTTAGACCCTAATAAGAAAGGTCAGTATCTATACGTTTTATCAAGAGAGGAAAAGTATGCATACGAACAAAGTGAGTTAATGGGGGTAGAATAATGGGAGAGCGCGAAGTAACCTTTACAGTTAAGTTAAACTTTAAGTCTATGGATGATGAACTACCAGAAACAATCGAGGAAATGATTGATGACGACGTTAACGAGATGATGAGAGAGCTAGAGTTAGAGTCTGCTTTGGAAGATTGGGAAGTTACAGTTGAAAAGGTTACTCCTGTTCGAACATGTTGGAACTGCGATGGGAAAGGTGTTTGTTTAGACCGCGGAGATGATGCATTCTGGGATTGTGAAACTTGTAATGGAACGGGGGAGTTAGATAATGACTAATAGAAGCATAGATATACCAGAACAAGCTAGACGAGTAGAAAGTGCGTACACTATGCGTAACAGGTCTGTATTAGAGATATTAAAGAGAAGTGGTACCTCTGAAGCTGAAGTGGTTAACTACATTTTAGGTAGTATCAATGACGCTGTCCGTAAAGGTAACTTTAGTGTAGTATTCACCAAGGATGAAGGTAATCTAGTATCGGAAGTTATGTTTGATAACTTCCAGCATTATATGATTCTAACGCGTCGTTTTAGACAAGCAGGTTACACGGTAACACCTGCATACTCTAATGATGGTGAGAGACAGTATATGAGTAGACTAACTATCTCGTGGAGCAATGCAATAGATAAACTTTAGGGGTTGACAATAGTAGGTTTTAAGGATATAATAGAACAAGAGATAAATAAAGGGGGAGTTAAAGTTATGGCAGTTATTGATATGGATAAAGATGTTAAGAAGGAAACGTTAATCCAAGGTGCAGTTACAGCGTCTTGGGGGTCCGAGGATGCGTTAACAGTAGAGTTGGAGGAAAAGGTTATCCGCATGTACAAGAATGATGAAAAGGTAACTTCTATTCAAGCTAAGCTAGATTTATCGGCAGGGAAGATTTATCGTATCTTACGTCGTAATGGTGTTGAGAAGCGTCGAGCACCGTACAAACGTGAGTCAGCACAGCGTATGTTAGAGCTTAGTGATTATGAGAAGAAGTGTATCGCAGACCTGTACATTGTAGGTAAACCCGTACTAGACATCGCTAAGAAGTTTGCTATTAATTACCAAACGGTGTATGATATACTAGATGAGCGAGCAATTGTCCGTCGTTCAGAGAAAGGTATTGCCCCTAACTCTAAAGGTAAGAAAGCTATCGGCGACGTAGACTATGACGCAATGGCATCAGGTGGGGTAACTTATAACGGACAACCAATCGTAGCTAAAGTGGACCCGAAAACAGCTCAAGAGGTAATTGATAAGCTTAATGCTATGAAAGCATCAGGGGAACTTAGAGCGCAGATTGTTACCGAGGACCTTAAGGTAGAACCTGTTGTCGGTACAGTACTATTAAAAGGGAAAGACTTGTTAGTTAAAGTAAATGTGGACAAGCAGGAGGTAGATAATATCGTGGTGAGTTACAAATGACGCACGCACAGTATGTTTTGGAGCAGGAGATTTACCGACTCGAACAGTTAATTAAGCACCGTAAGTTATGGTTGAACCGAGAAGAGGAGAATCATCCTCATAGGCAGTCTGTACGTAATGGATTGTTTATGGACGAAATGAAAATCCAAGATTTAGAGGCAGCGTTAAACATTATGAAAGGGGCTAGATAATATGAGCGCATTAGCCCACTTACATTATGAGCTAGAAGAAATGAAAGCTAAGAACAAACGAAGAAAGAGTATGCTTGAGAATCAAAAGGGTGGAGACCGAAACGCAGATTACTTGTCGCGTGTCGCTAAGAACTACGCATGGACAGAAGTGGCTATCTATAAGTATGAGTTAGCTATTGAGTTACTGGCAGAAGTTAAAAATGGACTATTAGGAGGAAAAAATCATGAATAAGAAAACAATGTTAAAGAACATCGCAACTGGTGAGGTAGTATTTGTAGAGGTGAATCGTAACGGAGCAGTAACAGTAACAATCGATGTGAACCACCCAACTAAGGAGCCTACAACGAATGTGTATAATGAGGAGTTCACACTTGAAGACGTTGTTCATCAGTTCGTAACTTCCGGATGGGTTGATGTAACGGACAAGCATGCAGTATTTAAACATGAAGTGACTGTAGAAGTCCCTATGGATATCAAGAAAGCAATCAAGGATTACAGTTTAGCAGCGAAAGAGGAATCAGCAGCTAAGACGAAGAAGGATAAAATTAAGAAACGTATTCAAGAGTTCATGGAGAAACACGGATTAGACCATGTAGAAGGTATCGACGGATTCGAGGCTAAACTAACTGACACAGTTAAGACGGGTTCAACAAATACATTTACTACGTATGACGTTCGTGAGGTAAGAGATATCTTACCATCACATCTATTCAACAAGGTTGCAGTCCTTAAAATCGATGCAACTAAGCTACGTGAGTTAATGAAAGAGAAGAACATGAAGGCTGAAACAAAAGAGAAGCTTGAAGAAGCTAAAATCTACCATGGCGCTAGTACTCGATTCACAGTAAAACAAAACTAAGGGGCTAACGCCTCTTTTTTTTTTGTAAAAATATGTTGCAATTTGTTGGGTGCTATGATACTATTAGTTTATCAGTTACCGAGGGGGAGTTACAAATGATTAAACACAAAGAATTAATTTTACGAGCACAAGGTGGAGACGAAGATGCAATGGAAGTCTTGCTCACGAAGTACAACGGGCTAATGTGGTCACTGATTAATAGCCATAAGGTGAATCAAAACAGCCACGATGACGCATACCAAGAACTGTCACAGTGCTTCTTTAAAGTGGTACAAGCCTTTGATGTAAATCGAGGATTCGAGTTATCTACGTATCTAACAACGTCTATGAAAGGCGTACTAAAGAACTTCATGCGAGATACGAAAGGGTTTAGAATACCTACGAGAATCGAACCGCTTGTACTGAAGTTGAGAAAGTTCTTCGATATTAATAACTTAACTAACTTAGAGTTGATGGATGCGTTAGGTTGTTCTTACGAGGAATTACAAGAGGCTATCAGTTGGTTGGCAGCATACGACTCCGTATCAATGGATAAGGAAGTGGATATAGCTAACAGCAACAACGCAGGAAAAGGTACACTAGGTGATATCATTCCATCAGAGGAAATGCCAATCGATGATAAGATAGCTTTACGAGACTTGATTGATAGACTGCCTTCTAAAGAGAAGTACATCATTTCTAAACTATACTTCGACAATGAGCAGCAGATTGATATTGCCAATGAAATGAGAGTTACAAAGAATACCGTAAAGAACATCGAACTAGATGCGCTACGCAACCTTAGACGTATGGTAGGTGGCGATAAGGCTCTTCCGTCTAATAGAGGAGTAAAACCACAGACGGGAGATAAAAACCTGTGTATCGAGCTCCTACGCGTTCGAGAACTAGGACATAAAGAGATTAGTAGATTAACAGGTGTACCGTTAGGAACAGTGTCTACGTGGGCTAGAAAAATTAGAGAAGGGAGAATGTAAAAAAGTACTTGCAAATTACTAGAGTGTATGATAGAATAAAAGTAAGTTAAAGAGAGGAGGAGTTAACGTGTTACCGGACAAGGTTAAAGAAGCGATTGTCGGTATTCTGGCTATCATAGGTGGGTTGACAGTTGCTAACATTATCATCCAACTCATACCTTCTATCGCAACTCTACTATTCTACGTATTGTTGGGTGGTATCGGAGCTTATGTAGCTCTTAAGGTTAAAAAGTATAACGAGAGCAAGTAGCTCACCAGAACATTGAAGGGTGGTGGCATAATGTACATTCAAACAGAGAATACTGTTGCAGAAATCACTGAGTTAATTGCGAATGCTAAGGAGGGTAAATAAGGTGAAAGATTTTATTGAAGAAAAGATTGGTAAGATTGACCAAGCGTTAGCCAAAGCGGAGGTTCAACTATACACGGATAAGGATGTCCAGAAGATGCTAGGTGAACTAGATAAGGTAGCGTTTGAAGTGGAGGCTATGCAGTGGTTCTTACGAGCTGAACTTAAGAGAAAGAAGGAGGATAAGTAATGGATATTAGTTTTACTATTCCGGATTTCTGGTTAGGTGTACTAGCGGTAGTTTTGTTAGGACCTCCGCTAGTATGGTGTCTGTTAGTAGCGTTTGTTTACATTATGTTTAAAAGGGGATAAGTTATGAAACTATTAAAGAATATCACGACTGGGCTATCAATTGTTTACATTAGTTTAATGAGTATCGCGTTCATGTCAGTGGCGATTACTAGTGAGGATGAGTCAATACGTAAAAGTGCTATTGTACTAGGAATCATCTCTGTAATTATTTCAATACTTCTTATGATTCCTGTATTTGCTAAAGCTTACGACGAAATTAAATAGGAGGTAGTACATTGCTAAAGTTTATCGGTAGAGGTAGCGCGTTTAACACATGGGAAGGTAGTAACTCAGCTTACTTTGTTTATGGTAAAGAGTTGATTCTGATTGACTGTGGGACTGAGACGTTTAAGAGATTAAATGAATCTTTCTTCTTAGAAGAGTTCACTAACATTAGAGTTCTTGTCACACATACACACGATGACCACGTAGGTTCACTAGGTAGTTTAATCATGCATAACTATTTTAATATGGGTAATCTAGGAGAGAAGAACATTTGGGTCTATTCCCCTTACGATATTAAACTAAAAGATGTGTTAGACAAAGTAGGGTGCACAACAAAGTACTATCATCCTAGAAACTTTGATAACAACATTGATATGAAGTTCGAAGACTATGACGATATCAAAATAGTTGCAGTACCACAAAAACATGTAGAGGAGTTGTTAGCGTATGGCTACGTCATCGAGGTTAACGACAAGACAATCTATTATAGTGGCGACACTACTCTGTTACCTTGGTTCGTTAAGAAGCCGACGATTGTCAACAAGTTTGATTACATCTATCAAGATACGAGCTGGTTACACTACGAAGGGAACGTACACTTATCGCTAGAGAATCTAGTAAATGCAATCACGCATAGAGAATTACGCAGCAGGATTTACTGTATGCATTTGGATACAGGATTAATACCACATCTGGATACCGTAAAGAATTTAGGGTTTAACGTAGTGGAGGTTGAAGAATGTTTCAAGTAAGGGATGTAAAGTGTATCGCCTATGTTGATAACGTAGAAGTAGGTTCATTTGTTATCGAAAGTATAGTAGGTCACGAGATGGAGCAGGTATTAGAGAGCGCGCAATGGGCGTACGAACAAACATGGGGATTGACAAATGTAGATTGGGAAGAGGAGTGGTAATATGTTTCCAGATAAAAGACCAGAGACACCAGCAGAGGTGTTAGCTTGGAATATGACACGTCACGGATACGGAGCGTCGTACGAACGAATCAAAGCATTATTAGTAGATTTTACAGATGACCAGTTAGAAATACTAGCTTACCAGATGTATCGTACAGCAGAGAAAACAGGTATGGCTGCGTTTGATACGTACCAACCAGTGGAGGGGTAACATGACTATCGAGGAGAGACGTGAGCTAGAGAAAGAAGTTTGCAGGATTCTAGATGATATCAAAGATACAAAAGAATATATCGCAGAGTACGAAGAAATGGTTTATAAGGACAGAGATGAGATTGATGTTGTAGGTTGTACTCGATGGCTTATACAACTTAAGGAGCAGTTAAAAGACCAAGAGTACGAGTTAGAGAATATATTAGAAAGCAACTATTAAGGGGGAGAAACAATGGGAAAACCACATGTAGACGCAAAGTATTTTGTAGAGGGTAAGGTAACAGAAACAAAGGAAGTGTTTAACAAGAAGCATTTCGCAGTAGGGGAACCTGTCATCATTCAGTCTTACACATCTGGTCCGGTGGAAATGCGCTGGGAAGAGGAATATGGTATCGTCAACGAGTACAATGACACAAGGCTTGTTATTACGACTGTTAGATGGGATGGCGGTCATGTAGATAATACGATTCTATTATCTGAGCTGGATGATACATTTAATGTTATTCCTGTTAAACTATTGTTAGAGGAGTTGACGATTGCCAGTGTCTAACATATTACGAGTAAATTGCCATACTGTATTTCAAGATGAGATGGAGCTTAGTAAAGAAGTTGCAGACTACGGTGTCGAAGTGATGAAAATTAAGATTACAGAGCGAGAGTATGAAGGAATGGATGAAGAGGATGCTACTTACGCTATGTTATACTTAAATAAAGAGACAGCTAAACTCGTAGCAGAAAAACTAATGGAATTCGCATTGGAGGAGAACTAATGGCTAAAATGTATATCCCTGATAAGTTAAAAGTAGGTTTCCAGAGTCGTAGCGATACGTACTCTGGTAAACTTAGCTTCATCACTTACTATGATGAGAAGGGAGTGTTGCGTAAGGAGAATAGTTGGAAAGGCTGGATTAGAGAAGAGTTAGGTGTTATGGAGCTAGATAACAAGCCTACTGAAGGATTTGTTATTAACCGCTCTGGTGGCGGTGTGCCTAAGTGGAGTGAGCGTAAAGCATTCATTCGTGTATGGCATCCAGAAGGGTTCGAGTTTGAGATTGACTTGGACAACCTCATGTTCATCCTAGCGCATTGCAGCATTACAAAAGGTAAAGGTATCGAAGGTAAGCTAATTCTAGCTTGGGAAGGACAGCAGCTGTACTTACTTCCGGTAGAATCGGATGTCTATCAAACTATGTCTGCGTACTCTGCTGTTATTAAGAAGCTAGAGTTTGTAGAACCGAAGGACCTTAAGATTGGGTACACGTACATCGATACGAAGAATCAAGAAGAATGGGTTTACCTTGGTAGGTTCACTAAGTATAGCTACCCATCTAACTCATCGTATGGTTGGAAGGATGAGGCGCAGCGTCGTAAGAACGTCTACGGAACTAGAGCAAAGCAATGGTTCTTCGCTAAGAAGTATTCATGGTCTGACAAAGGGTGGCGTATCGTAACACGTTCTAATGTTAAAAACTTCTTCTGTGAGGAAGCTGATTGGGGATGTGTACAGGATTTCACCCCGTTTCAAGAGTTACTAGATACTAGTTATGAAGCTAGTGAGGTAAAAATTTGGGAACCTGAGTACTACGAGATTGACGTTGAGGACCTTATGTCTTATCTAGCTTCGTATGTGGGTTATAAGAGTGCAGACTCATTTGCATTCCATTTAGAAGGTGATAGAGCAGCAGAGTGTCACTATAGAATAGAACGTAGACAAAAGTATCATTACACATTTAAGAACAGCGACATGAATAAAGAACCTGAGTATGAGTATGCAATCTGTAAGACTCGTGTTCTAGGTGGTCACGAGAGTATGGGATGTACGTACTCGTTAACAGAGAGTGCACTTCGTGAGAAACTAGCAAATGAGTACAAGCCTTATGCACTGCTTGTTCGTCATGCATCTGGTAAGCCGTACAAAGTCTATGGTGGAAGTAAAGAAATGAATAAAGGTTTAGCTGAAGAAGTTGGCGCGGAAAGCCAATACCGATAAAATTAAAGGGAGAGACTTATAATGATTCAAACGAAACAAGATGCTAAAATTGTAGGAATGCAAACTAGTATTAAACACAAATTAAACGCTATCGAGCTAGCTTTATCTAATGTACCAGACTTCAAGACTCCGTGTAGTCTTACACTATACGGAGAGAAGTTAAACTTCCATACGCTATCAGTTGATAAGCTGCGTGAGGTGCAGGTACAACTTAACATGCATAAAATATCAGCGAAAGATTTAGGTGTAGAGTACTCGTACAAGTTTTCTGGGTTCCCTATTATGGACTGGATGCAAGATATCGCGACTATCATTAACAAACACAACCTTAAGAAGGAACGTGAAGAGCTAGAGGCAGGTTCTAAGGAAATCGACGGTATGTTATCTGAAGAAATGAAAGCAGACCGTAAACTAGGAGACATCGCTGCTAAGTTAGGAATTTAATATGGTTGTAGTAGCTCACTAGAAATAGTGGGCTATTTTTTTTTATAAAAGTGTTGCAATCTAGTTTCGCCTATGATAAGATAAAGACAAGTTAAGAGAACAACAAATTACTAGGGGGAATTAAATCATGAAAGCAAAACACATTTTTGACAGAGTTGATAGAAGCAAAGGTAATGAGGGTTGGTTAAGTCTAAGCGATGTCGCTAGTGAGTTTCAAATCTGGGAAGGTTACATTAGTGAGCCAGAAGATTGCAGAATTAAAGTTTACTGGTTAGGTAGCTGGTACTGCACAGACACAATCGTAGGGTTCCAAGTCTATTTCTTCGATGATAGACCAATGGCATTTACTACTCAATACGGACGTAAAAGCGAGGAGAACTGGTATTGGGCAAGTCAAGAGGTAGCTGAAGATGTTAAAAAGTACATTGTTAGTTTGTTAGAAGAGGAAGAAGATGAAGTAAGCGTAAATTTGTTTAACTGGGAAGAGGAGATTGGTGAAGGTTACCGTATCGACTTCAGTGGTCAATTATTCGGAGGTAAGCACAGAGCTACACATAACGGAAGAGACATCACGATTAAGGAAAGATTAAAACATACTGAGTATCGTATTGACACGGACTTAATTATCGAGTATAATGACACGAAGGAGCAAGCTCGAGTTAGTATTCGAGAACTCTTGTTCAAATTTAACTTAGTAGAGGAAGATGAGGAATGTTTAAGTTTAGAAAAGGATTCGTAAACTTCACTTTAAAGTCAACGGTAGTTATTACAACTTTAGTGGTAGGTGTTTATGTATACTCAACAAATGGAGGGTCTGCACAGACATTAATACCGCACGATGCGGGTGACACAGTAGACACAGCTTACAGTGAGTCATTAAGAAAGAAGAATCAAACAGTACACGAGAATAATGAAGCGATACAGAAGGCAGAGAACCTAATCGCAGAAGTTAACAACACGAAAGTATTCGAGGATGCGCTTAACGATGATAGGAAGCCGGAAGCAAAGAAGTATAATATTGAATGGATTGTAAAAGATGAGAATACGGTCCAGTTAGCAATTAACTTCCGAGCTGTAGAACGGATTGACGGGATTAAGCCAATCATCCACAAAGAGTATGCGGCAGCGGTAGCAAAAGATGTATCGTATGTGTTAGACGAAATGAATGACCGTTTCCACGGAGGAAAAGCAAAGACACATCAAATCACATTACAAATCATTAATGAAACTGGAGATGTAATGGCTGAGATGGGGAATGGAGTGAAGTAATGAGCACGTTATATCCTATGTCGTCTATCGGGTGTTCAAGGGAAGAAGCTATAATGTTCTGTGTACAAATGAATCGGGTAACCCAGCTAGGGCTGCCCGATAACTTTGAAGAATATACAGACAGAGGGATTATCCACTTATACAATTACTTTAGAGCGGTAAAAGAAAGGATGGACAAGCAATGAGTGAACTTAAGCATTTCACATGTACAATGACAGCAGAAATTACTAGAACTGTAGAAGCGCGTGACAAGGAGCATGCGTTAGAGATTGTCGATGAGAACGACATGATGTATGAACTGAAGAACTTTAAAACGGATTACGAGATGAGTGCCAAAGAACTGGGAGCTATTTCTAAGATTAATTACCAAGAAAAAATGTTCATCGTGCATAACATGTTCGCGCATCTTGTTAATGGTACACCAGTGAAAGTTACAAGAGAACACTTAGAGGTGTTCCAACGAGCGTATGATGCCATGTCAACAGGTGTTAGACTTAATATACTAGAGTTAGAGAATAGTAATAAAGTGATTGTATCTTTAGGGAGGTCTGTGTAATGGTATACATTGATTTGAAAGAAGATGGACAAGGTAGTTTCTTTAGCCATATCGACGAGTTTATCGATAGTCTACCTTTAGATGCACAGGAGGCTGTTAGGGAATTAGTAGATGATGCAATTGACGAGGCTACAACACCATACATTAATATGACGGGGGTAATGTTATAATGACAAAACTAGTAAATGTAGGACACGTAAACGCGATTATGAGTATCTACGAAAAGTTACTATCTTTACCAGATTGGGAGTATAAGGAATGGGACAAGCTGCGGGAGAAACTTAAAAATTCTGTTGCACATATGGACAATCATGCGCTGGAACTGCCTTGTACAGTTAAGGAGCTAGAGCTATCTATTGAGCCCGTACAGAACATAGTAAGAGCCTTTGATGATTGGGTTGAGACAGATGAAAGAATTGAAGATTTTCATGATAAGATATCTAACGAGGCTAACGACCTGCATGTTGTCCATGTGAATAATATTCCAAGGGATGAGCTCTAATGGAGACGTTATTCAAGAAGGAGATACCACAGGTACCTAACATGTTTTATAGAGGGGTAACAAAGAAACCGTTCGACTTCTACACAGTCATTACTTATAACGGTTATGACATACAGAAGAAAGAACATATTGATAAAGTAATAGAGTTAAGTGTGAAGGGGTATCACAAAGACTATATATTATATGCTTTTTTCTTATTCGTAGAGGAGGAGAATTACAATGACGTACCGTGATAGAATGTATCAACGTTGGGAGAAAGAGGACGATGCTTATTACCGTAGGCACGTACTCGATGAGACTGTTAAGTCTTACGATATTGGGGGCGTGTTCGCGTTAGTATTAAGCTCGGATGATAGTAATCTACAAGGTTACTATAAAAGTCATTCTAGCAATATGACATTCCAGCTAGAATGCGAGGGTCTAACTAGAGGGAAGATTATTAGAATGATGTGGGACAAAGCTAGAGCTATTAATCCAGAACTGGAGGCGGCACAATGAAACAGCAGCAATTAGAAGAAATGGTAGAGTTATTAACTAGAGAGCGTGACGAGGCTAGAAACCAAGTAGACATATTAACAGCCAGTATGAAGACTATCGCCAGAAAACATAGATGGACAACCTTCTACACGTCCTTAGGAGAGAACAAGTTCTCAGCGCAATGCATGAAGCTTTACAAGGAAGAGTTAACTAAGTGCACAGATATAGCTAACGCTGCTTTAGGTCAAGCTAAGATAAAGTTTAAAGGCGGCAAGAAACTATGAAAAAATTGTTGACTTTACTAGTTTTGTGTGCTACACTATTAATAGGTTGTGAGACTGATAACTACGTAACTACACTTGAAGATGTGAAGGTTGTTGGCAAGAACTACTCAACAGCTAGAGCCCGTTACAGTACGATTACGGTAGAAGGTACAGATGTTAAGTTGGACCTTAAAATCCAAGACAGCCAGCTTAACGCTATTCAAGAAGGTTCGACGATTACAGTTAAGTTCGACAACCGTGATATGCTTATCAATCATATAAAGTTCAAGGGGGAAAAGAAGAATGAGAACAATTAATGGTGGTCAGTTGTACAAAGTTAAGACTATGGGTTTGATGCTGAATATGTTTGATGAACCGTTCATGCCTATTACTCATGAAGTTCAAGAGGAGGTTTGTGAGTACGATGTGTATGAAAAGGTGGATGAATGTAAGATTGGCGTGACGCTGCGACATCTACAACTAGACTTCGAGATTACTATTACGATGGACCAACTGACAACTTACTTCGAACCGTTTAATAGTCGCGAAGTAGTCCTAAGACCTACAGTTGGTCGTAATATTATAATCCAGTACTTGAAAGATGAGCTATCAGTTGATGACATTGACTTTGGTACAGGATTTGTTATCAAGGTTGATAGAAACTCGTTCGATGCGGATGACGATGATGTAGTCGTTAGAGTACAGTACGCGAAAACAGGGTTTAGGTTCCGTCAGTTCGTAACAATTGCACGAGTTATGGAAATGAAGTCGCTATTGTCTATGTTCAACAACCCTAGAAATCGATATATCTCTGATATGAATCTGTTTGATAGGGTTACTATTGCCGGAAATGAAGATTATCGCTATTTCTACGGATACTCAACAGCTGAAGGGTTTTGCAGAACTATCCGTAAAAACATCGATAAACAGGCGTTCCTTACAGATAGAGAGAATGTGTCAGCTGTAATAAAGTTCAGTGATATTAACATTTACCTAAATAGTGATGAGCTAGAAGTAACATATGTTAAAAGTGCTAAAGAGGAGGAGAACGAAGTGAGTGCATTTAGAGTTATTAGAAAAGATGAAGACTTGGTAGAATTTCCAGAAACAATCGGTAAAGGGTTAGTTGTGACATTTAAAGCTGGGATTGTGCATATGTTGGTGAATAACTTATCGTTAAAGAATCATGGTTCTTTCTCCGTTGTTGAGATTAGTCAACGAGGCTCACTAGGTGTGTGGGGTTCTACATTTGAATCTATTGCAGACTACAAGAAAGGTATTAAAGGTCTAGGGATTAAAGTAATTGATGTCGAAGAAATTAATGATTACTCTCTAGTAAATAAAGTATTGCTAAATAAATAGATTCATGTTATAATAAACTCAAGTTACTAGTAGCTCACTGGAACACTGACTAGACTCTGTTCTGGTGGGTTGGGTACGCCAATAAAACTATTAGGAGGAATGGGAATGTTACGAGTTATTACTGAGACAGATAGACAAGAGGCTTTAGTTGAAAAGGAGCAAGAAGAGTACATTTTAGAAAGCTCTAGAAGTGGAATAGGAACAATTATTTTAAATAAAGGTGAAATTTTGAAGCATAGCTGGGAGCGGAAGGATTCCTTTGTTGATTATGCACAATCGCTTGTCGATGATAAAGAGCTTAAGGAAATGGTAGACGATGATTTCTCCTTCGTAGAGGTTAAGTTCATCTACTCTTACGAAAACTATGAAAAGTTCTTAACGGACCGAGGTGTCACTGTATGAATATCCCTTTCAATCTGAATTGGGACCAAGCGGAAGCACTATTGAAGCAAGGTTATAGCGTGGAGCATGAGTCGTTCGAGGGTAAACGTTATCTAGTATACTATAGTCATAGTATGTTATGTACTGCATTCGGTTACGGCTACGGTGAATACGAAGGAGAACCCGCTTTTGAAAGTACAATTGCTAGTATTGAAGACGTAGACAGTCGATTGTTTAGTAGCGGTAAAGTTATTAAGCTAGGATACCAACCTAGCAGATACATCCAGCGAGAAGGTTGGAGAAAACACGGATTATGGACTAAAAAGATATAAGGAGCGATTGACATGGATAACGAAAGATTAATTGGCAGATGGGAGACTCACTACTTACGTAAACAGCACGAGGGCGAGAAAGCAATGTGTACATGGTCTCAGGCGCGAGATGCTATGAGAGTAGAAGGTTTAGCGATTAAACTCAATAGCTTTAAAGAAGGAGAGTACATGTACTACATTAGTGGAGATGACTTTGCTAGAGCGTTTGGGTACGGTAAACGTACAGTATTACACTTTAACGCAACAAGATTCGTATCTCAGTGGGCGTTCGTTGACTCTAATCACGATATCCATGTTGGTTTCGAACCTAGTGATTATGATTGTAAGTATATGTGTCAAATTGTTGGGAGGATTAAATAATGGCAAGAGAATGGACAGGCTGGGATAAAGAAGAAGAGATTTACAGTGAACAAACGGATGATAAAAATAAGTTCACGGTTAAGAAATGCTACAAGGGTTCGAATCCGTCTTATGTTTTAGAACCAATGTATATGAGCCCTACAGGATGGAAGAATGGTACACGTAAAGTAATTGGTGTTAAAGCCTTTGAGAAGATTCTAAAAGCTGTGGAGAGCTCACTAGTAAACTAGTAGCTCCCTAGAAAGGATGATAGTATGGCACCTTTATTTGCATTCTTTGGACTGTGTGCAATATACTTTATTGTTCATATGTATTCCAATAGCACACCTCCAAAGAACAAGGATAGACGATTAAGTAAGGAAATGAATGATATTGTTCACAAGAAAGATAAAGAGCGTCTGGAAGAGGTTCGACGTGAGACACGCGAGTATCTTATGAAGAGTAACTATAACCCTAGCAAACATAAAGCTCCGCTAGGCAGTAAAGGTTATCGAGATTCGTATAGACCACCTACGCCGACTAGACCTAAAGATACTCGTAGGAACTGGGATGATAACTATAGCGTAGATACATTCTTTACATCACCTAATACAGCTACACATACACCTAGTAGCTCACCAGCTCCGAGCTGCGGACGTAGTTACCATGATGACGGTGGAGGTTCTAGTAGCTCCTCAGATTCATGTGGTTCATTTGACTAGTAGCTCACTGGAACAAATATAGCGCCGACCAAACCTAAAAGTGGTAGTTCAAAAGAGTCTGACAATTCTGTCAGGCTTTTTTTGTTTATTTTAAAACCCCTGTGAACCCTTGGTATGACTGGTTTTGTCGGTGTTTTATGAATAGTTTCTTCCATTATAGGAAACATAAAAAAGTTATTTAAAATAATGGTTGCATTTTCCTTGTTTACCATGTTACGATGTTTACAGAGTTAAACGAAAGGAGGGGACAAGGTGACGAGAGCATACATAGTCGATAGTAACATTAGTTTCTTTGTAAGGCGCGTATACAGTTACGGCGATGTGTTCACACACAACAATAAAGAGTACCAAGTGTTATACATAACAGGTGATACAATGTTCATTGCATGCGTATCACATACACATCAAGGCAGAATTAAAAAAGTTTCAAAAAGTGTTGTACAAGTTAAATATGTATGATACAATGATTACAGGTTAAGAAAACAATAAAAAAAAAGGTGGTAGTTAATATGAGATTTACAGATAAGTTAGAGGTAGTTAATGAGCAAATGGGGCGTCAATTAGAAGTTAGAGAAGCGTTAAGTCAATGTGAACTAATCGTTTCTATTACAGATAGCGGAGGCGTTGCACTTACAACTATCTATTTAGAAAAAGAAGAAGTTGTAAACTTCGTTAAATCTATGCACAAACATTTTCGTCGTGAGCATGACCTCTATAAAAGCGAGCGTGCTTTATACTTTAAGTACATGGTTAACTCGAAAATGACCGCGGTCGAACTAAACAGGAATCTTATACGCATCAACGAACTAGACTTACAGAAAATTTGTTTGTTATTTGAAAAGTGGTTAACACATCACGGTGTTGAGTTTGAAGGTATGGACTATAAGAAAGAACAGGTTACACTTAAGCTTAGTGAATGTAAGAAAGATTTACAGTTCTTTACTAATGAAAAAGCTAGTATTATCTCAAGTATGACAAGTGTAACAAATGATACCGTTTTAGATGTGCTGGTGTGTGATTTAAAGGAAGCAAACCGCAATATTGAAAGATTAGAAAAAACTTTACAGGATTGTATTGACAGATTAGCACAATTTTAGTAAACTAGGGTTAACTTAATAAGGAGGTAGTTGCAAATGACTAAAGAGCCTACGTTATACAAAGGTGGGACAAGCATTAAGAGCCAACACCGCGCGGTACGTAAATTTAACAATAGTAATAGTAACGAAATGTTAAAGGCGTTGCGCAAAAGTAAGAAGGTGAAAAAGTAATGGATTGGAAGTCATTAGATGATAAAACCTTTGTCATGAAGGTAAAGGAGTTCGTTAAGGGGTTTAACGCCCCTCGAACTTCTATGAAAGAGGTCATAGAGTTTAACGAAACGCTAGACGTTATAGAAAGTGAATATGACAGACGTTTCTATCTTGATTTCTATGAATCATATTATGAGTTACTGGACATTGAAAACTAAATAACAGGAGGTCGTTATATATGACAACACCGGAAACCTTACAAGAACAACGCGAGGAATTACAGGACAAGCTAGAACTATTATGGGATGCGTTCGACTATTCGTCGAGCCCGTCGGAACGTGATGAATATAAAACAGAAATTCGCGGTATTAAGGCGCAAATTGACAAGATTAATAAAACGCTAGACATGTTACAAGATAACATTAATGAAGATGCTTGGTATAGTTCGAGTGATGCGAGATTATACGAAACGGGGTTGACACAAGATGACTTCATCAACTAATAGTAAAGAGTTGCTTACATTACATGGAGCATTACATGAGCTTATACACTACGGGTTCTTTGACGTATTTTCAACTAGTAAGATTAGTTCATATCAATTAAAAGATGTGTTGGATATAATGGGAATCAAATATACATCGGATATTGGTAGTGTTAACGGATATAAGTATATAAGAATTAAAATAAAATAGAAATTGGGGGTTGCAACCCCCTTACATACATGCTACAATGATTACAGGTTAAGAAATACAAATAATTTAATAAGGTGGTAGTTGAATATGAAAAAAGCTGAGATGGTAGAAAAGATGCAAGCATGTGTTAAAGAGTTAGAAAGCATTTGCACTTATGATGCTGGTAAGCTTGCTTTATTAACTAATCGGTACATGGGCATTAGATTGCACTATACTTGCTATAAAGCGGATATGGTTTACAAAGCTATCTGTAATAGTGACATGGATTACTTGCAAGGCATTCACCGTCGTAGTTTAGAAATCATTATGGGTTACATGATTGATACGACTTATGATATTAAGGTAGGTGCATAACTATGTATATTCGTAGTGAAGTTAAAACAATGTCAGAAACTCAACTAATGTTAGCTTTTCATAGGATTAGCTGTGAAATGGTTAAAGATGAAATGAGCGGCAAAGGTGTTAAGCAAAAGACACAACGCGCTCTAGGTTACATTATTAGTGAATTGGTAGGGCGTTATGATTTAAATGAAAATGAATTAATCGACGGAATTTGGCAATAAACGTTTGCATTATAAAAGTGGACATGCTATAATGATTACAGGTTAACAAAACAACTAAAAAAGGTAGGTAGATGAAAATGAAGAAAACTCCAGATTACAAATATTATGTTACTATGGTTGATACTTTCATGAGCGGGTGGGGCGAAGCTAAAGACCGTAAAAACAAATTAGCTTTCGAATGTGAATCTTATGAAGAAGCGCAAATTGTAGCAGGTAACGGAACAGGTCGCGAGGAAATGAAATGGATTTACATTTGCGCTAATAGACCGAAACAAAAGAAAGGTGAATTGCTACAATTCAAAACGAAAGAAGACATGGGCGCGTTCTATGTACCTAATAAATGGGGTGCGCCTTGGTAAGAACTGTCTGGACAGTGACGAAAGTCAAAGGGCATTAAGTCCAGAGCGTCCCACCTAATAAGGGTGGGGGTTGCCAATAAAAAAGTGTTGACACTTTTCGACGGCATATGTTAAAATGTTTATAGGTTAGGAAATACAAAAAAAAATATAAGGTGGTAGTTACATATGACAAACGTAAATGAATTAAAAGCAGTTGAGGAAAAAGAAGTAATTCAAATTGAAAGTAAGGAGTTTAACTTCCCATTATATGATGGTTTTGACGAAGAATTATGCGATAGTGAAGGTAACCGCGTTACTCGTCAAGCGTTATCGTTTATTGTAGAGGACAATCAATCTGGAGACCTTGACAGGGTCATTAGTGACATGGTTGACCGTTACAGCTCTGATAGTACTCATGATATCTGGACAATGATGAGAGACGCACGTGACGCCTTTCAAGATGCAATAAGCGAAGGTATGGTTGTTGTTAATCCGGATGATATGAATGATACAATGTTAAACGCTTATCTGTATCTTTTAGATAGTGAGTTACAAGCAAATAGAAGTGAGATTCTATATAACTATATTGTATACCGTGTTAATAAAATGTTAGTGGACAAGCATGTAACACAAATGGACATTGAGGGTCTAGAACAAGAGATTGAGAACTATGCAGACGAGGCAGAAAGCAGTTATAGTGAATTTGATTACATGGATGATGAAATGTTTTCTCAGTTGGAAGAATTCATCGATTCATATATTGCAGGTCTTGAAATGGGACAATTCCTTGATAATCAAGATTGGGAAAATATCGGTGATGTAACTATCACAGAAGGCGCAATGTTTATTAAAAAGGATGAGGACACGGACAATAGTTATTATGTAGAACGTGTATCAGGTAACGAATTTGAATCATTCTATTTAGATAGCATGTATATTGATTTAAACGATGGTTGGATTAACTGGTATGATATTAACGAGTATGCGGGCATTAGCATGGATGCGGAACCATATGAAAGAATTAGCGCTTTAATAGGATATGACGGTATTGAAAACTTTAACCCTTCGACAACAGAGTGTAAAACGGCTATTGACTTATGCGGCGCACTTAGAAACGCTGGTGTTAATGTGGTATGGAGCACGGAGCACGAAGAAATACAATTCTAAATAATATAGGAAGACAAGCCTAATATTTAAAATAGGGGCTTGTCTTCCTATTATACATATGCTACAATGATTACAGGTTAAGAAATACAATACATATAAGGGTGGTAGATTCATATGACAATTAAAGAAGGCTCTAAGGTTAGTGTTAAAACGCAAATGGGGTATAAATTCACTGGTACGGTTACAACTGGTGTGGACTCTCGTACAATATGGGTTATCAATGACTACGAGGGAACAATGCATGTAGTAGACTTGAAAAACGACAAAGTAATAGTGTTAGAAGGTGCTTTGTAATATGTGTCAAGTGGTCTCGTTCACAAACTATAAAGCACACGGGGCGGTGATTGATGATAGATTTGTATATCACTGTGCAAACGGTGAATGTCATGCGGTTGCCTATCACGGGGAACCTATTGAATGTCCAGAGTGTGGCTGTAATTTAGTAGTAGAAACCTTTATAACGGATGAGGGTGTCAGTGAGAGTTATAAGGTAGTATAAAAAAAGTGTTGCAACTAGAAAATACATATGATACAATGATTATAGGTTAAGAAAACAAATACTTATAAGGTGGTAGTTAAATATGAAAAAGTTAAATGATGGTTTACAAGTGGTTCAAGAGTGTGTAATGTTCGATTGTCATTATAGCACTTGTGATGATATCCGTGTTGTAAAGGATTCAAACAATAATGTTACTGTTGCAATTCGTGTGGATAACGGAGAAACAATGTCAACACCAAGCGCAAACTTAACACCAGCGGAGATTGTACTATTTACAGAAACGTTAGTAAAGTTCTTAGAAATATTAGAGGAGGACAAACCTACATCTACTAATAAGGAAGTGGTTATATGTCCAGAGTCCGACAATACCAAGTTTACAGTATCCGTTAATCACTATGACTGTGACATATGTTTTGATATGTACGGCGATAGAATTTACCTCGACGTGTTCCAAGTACAGGACATTATAAACCTGCTAAACAAAGAATTAAAACATGTTCATATCTCAGAGCGTGTTATAGGGGGGCGACAGTAATGCAAGTCAAATTGAGACAAAGTAACATTGCGCAGGTTATGGAAGATATTAAGGAAGCTCATGAGGACGTTATGAGCGGGGCGATGAGGAAAGTACAGTGTGTGCAATTGATTGCGGATTGCAGAGAAGTCAAAATGATTCTAGTTAATGAATTATGGGAAGAAATGTACAGGGGGTTCGATTATAGTGTTTAACGTTAACGACTTTCAATTTGTAATTATTAGTAATGACTCACAGGCGGTATTCGGTTTGGATGTAGGGGAACAAAAGGAAGGCGCAGTATTAATGTATGACCTTAACGTGTACCTTTTAGCGGGTCTGGAGAACGGCGAATACGTTGATAGATTTAATTACTCTAATAGAGCCGAGGACGAGGCGAGGGCGGCATATATGGTTTGGTTCGCGTGGTCTAATAGTCTACGTGAAGAACTAGAGTTAAAAGGCTTCTCAATGGCGAGTAACAAGGTTACAACGAAAGTACAATGTTTAATAGAGGAAGCACAGGAGGCGTTAAACAAATGAGCATGAGAGGTAGTTTAAAAATGGTTGTGTGTATCGGGTTTATGGGTGGCGTAATCTGGGGAATGGCACAATTCTTAGAAATTATGAATTAATTTAAAATTAAGGGTTGTCATCCCCTTGCATACATGATACAATGATTACAGGTTAATAAAACAACAAATTAATAGGAGGTAGTTACATATGACTACAGATAGAATTCAAAAAGGTGAAGAAATGGTAATTATCAACACGAATCTTTTTAACAAAAAGTATAAGAAAGTATTAATGGAAACGGTTATTGTAACAGATAACCTGAGCATTGACGAAGGCGTTGTTGAGTGTAAATACACGGGTTACAATTTCAAAGATGACTTGACAGAAACGTTAATGTTACCATTACTAGTGTTAAAGCGTAAAAATCAGCTAAACGATGATGAGTATGATTTATATTTAGAAGTCAACAAAGATAAGTTATTCTCATCTAAGTCGACAGAGGTTGCAATGCAGATTATCAAAGAGTACAAAGAACATGGACATGTTCATAATAACCGTATAAGTGAACTATGCAACACTATTGCGGGGCTTTACGAGTTCGACAAGCATAATTTTATGTCTACTGTTTTAACACAAGTAATCACAATCACAAAAACTATGAAAGAGGGAAAATAATATGTATACATTAAATGATGAGTTAATCAAAGGTCAAGCATGGTATAAGGATGCTGTTGAGGTATTAGGTGAAGAAATCGCGGTAACTGTCGAAGTTGATGGATATTCTTATGATATTGATTTAGCGGAAAATTACCTCGGTGGTGAAGGTATGGAGGGCTATATAAGTGAAGTAATGGGGAACGTGGTCTATGACAGTGCGGAGGGCGTTATACTTAAAACAGTAGATTTCTTATTACAATCTAATAGCATTGATGATATCGAAATAACATTCTAGAAATAGGGGGTTGCAACCCCCTTACATATATGATACAATGATTACAGGTTAAGAAAACAAATACAAATTAAAGGATGGTAGATGAACATGACAAACGTATACGGAAAGACTGAATTCTCTGGAGAACTTTATGCAATCAATGAAGAAGAAACAATGATTTACAAATTAGAAAGCTTTAATCAAATGAGCATGAACAAGGATTTCGGGTTATCGGTTGATATGGAGCTTATTGCAGGTTATGACTATGTGGAGATGGATTACAGCAATAAACAAGGTTGGGTATCTAAAGAGGGATTTGTAGAAACAACACATAACGAAACATTCACATTCTATCCATTCGTAGAGACTTTAGCAGAGGCACTAAAGGAAGCGGGATTTAAACAACTGTCAACGATTGCAGGTATCACAATCCACCCGTTCGTAGGTGGAGAAGATGAATAGCCTTACAAATGGAAACGGTTGGAAATACTCTAATGAAAACTTTGACCGTAATACACTCATCGTTAGATGGTGGGTGTATTGGTCAGGGTGGCAAGATGAGCAGTTTCTGGAGTATGACCCTATAGAGTTTTTAAAAGTACCAGTTAAATATAAATGTTGGGGAAAAGGAGTGCAGGACAATGACACAAATGATTGCTTTCGATACTGAGACAAGCCCTTTTATGGGTGAAGGTTTACCAGCTAGAGCTATTACCGAGATGTATGGCACGGCGCTGGATTATGCGGCACGGTATGCAGGGTTTTACGGTTCATTACAAGATGTTGTATACAATGGTGATAGTTTACTATCTTATGATTATTGTGATGCTGAGGTTAGAATTTTAGCAGCGTACAGCGGTGTAGGAACTTCTAAGATTATAGCAGACGAACAGGAGCATTTAAACAATTATCTAGAGTGGTTGACAAAAGAAACATTCTGGTGTAACATGGTATTTGGTTGTAATCCTAGTGAACTAGCAGAAATGTACAAAGATTTAGAGTTTAAAAGCTTAGTAGCAATGTTAGGTACAACAAACTATTATAAAGGGTGGTCGTTATAATGACAGAGGTAATTTTAAACAACGCTGAAGAATTGGACAAGACTTTGTTTGTAAGTGATTTAATCAAATCGTTCCAACGTATACAGAAAGGTAAGCAGTTCCGTTTCTGGTATAGAGATGTGCATCATGTAGACAAGCCCCTAAAATCTGTTGATGGTATAATAGATATTTCGTCCTCGCAATCTTTCGATGTTAGGAGCGCGTTTGATGAGTTTACAAACATTCAATATCAAAACGTTGAACAAATTGTATACCTTGAGAAAAATTCTATATTCAACTTACGAAATGATTTGTTTAAACATGCTCTAGATATTACAGAAACCGCACTTTTTAAATACCTTACAAACATTGATGAGAAGCGTATATTGATTACTGTAATAGCTAAAGACAAGGATTACAAGATTATTAGAACTATTACGGGGCGAATCGACGTTGTGAGCGCGGAAAGCGAAGTGTTTGTTGTCCGACATGATGATTCACCTAGCCAGTGTACAGAAATTGGATTCGAGGAAGTTATGAGCATTCAAGAACGATTACAAAATGAAGACAGCCTTGAGTTTAGTTTCATCAATAATAACTCATGGAGGTCTACAAAATGACAAAGACGCATACGGGCTCTATGTGGGACTTTATGCCCACGTTAGACGAAAAGAAGACAATTGCACCAGCTCCGGAGGTAATCGCGCACAGCGAGCCTCTAGAGACTTCAAAAGGCGTTATGGATGAGCTTACCTTCAAAACTGATTTGCTAGATAAAGTTTTGTTGTCTTTAGAGGTTAATACAGTACGAGTTATATACAAAGACAACAGCAGCAAGCGGAATTATAGCATAGTGGACGGAGTTATACAAGGTAAACTTGACGGTCAGCTAATTGTTAAGCATCAAGTAAACTATGATTTGACATATGTCCACTTTGTTGATATTATTATCATTGCAGAGTTAGGGAATCATACATTTTATGACTTTGACAAGCGTTATCAAGACTATAGAGAAAAGGCGGGGGTATAATATGGCTGGACGTGTTATGGAGTTATCCATCCCATTTAATGGTGAAGGATTTGAAAAAACTGGTAAGATAGTGTATACTTTTGATAAGGATACTATTGTTTTCAAACAAGTATGTGAGGTTAAAAACAGTGATTTGATTTACACTAAGATTACTACAATTGTAGACCGTGTGCAATTCGAAAAAGGTGTTGACAAACTAAAGGAAAACAATTATGTGTGTTTCCGTGACCACAACGACGAAATTACAATATCAATCGACATTAAGGTTCGTTTAAATGATGGTAAACGCGAAATCGTAGCAGATATGCGCATGTATCACTTAGGGAAGAACATAACAGGAGAAGTGACTGTATCACTTGACAAATTCGAGTTAATGTGCAACGAGATTACACGCAACCAACGTATTATGGATAATGAACTTATAAAGGAGGTTGTTAATTAATGGTTAAACGGTTGACTGATAGAGAAATAAGCATGGTATTAGCTGGTTTTACACCTATTGATGATAATAAGGTATCATTCTCTTTAACAGTGGAGGAAAGCAATACCTTGTATTGTTCTCTCATTGTATATAATAAAGAATCATTAAAGCGTTTGTTTAATCCTTCCAGAGTGTACGAGCTAACATATGAGGACTTGGAACAACTTGTAGTATCTTTAGGACAAACAACAAACAACGATGTAAAACGTGTATGGGACATTCTAGAGTTTAATACAGCTCAACAACACCCCGTGGACGGTTGGATATCAGGAGGACGAACGCCCCGCGATGGTGGTTACCGCTTGTTTCTCATGTTAGAAAATGCATACGTTTACTTTGCTGGGAAGGATATTGAATACAATGACTGAAATATATCGTAATTACATTGTATCCAAGCGCATCAAGGCGACACCAGCAAACTTTTTCGATGCTGTGCTAGATTTACACGCGAAAATAGAGTTCATCAATCTAACGTATCGAGAGTATGACGGTGTACTTTATACGCACGTTTGCAGAGTCGTAGAAGTGTGTGACCGTGTACTCATCATTGAGCGACTACCACACGCATATGAGGTGGAGACAGGCGCACAAGCGGGAAAACTAATTGATACTATAGTAAAGATGGATGCTATTGTCAAACTAGAGAAAAGACAGTATGTAAATGATAGTGTTTATGACAAGTACTATACAGCGTTATGGGACGAGATGAACGACAATGAGGGATTAAATAGATTTACTGAGGACTTATAAAAAAAGTGTTGACGGTCTATTTCATGTGTGGTAATCTAAGGTTGTACTTAATTACAAGGAGGTTGCTACACATGAAAGTAGAGCGTTTAGAAGTATACGCAATGTTAGCCCTTGCTAGACATATTAAAGCTAGTATGGATTTAGCTGTAAAACATAATTGGAATTGTACAGTAACAAAGTATAGTTCTGTTGAGGTTAAAGACGCGTACCGTTATACAGGTGACGAGTTTAAAAGTATTAGTCAATTTTATGCGATATGCTACAAACTGAGAGATAAGGGTCTTATCTTCCTTACTGTAGGTAACAGGTATAATAAATCTTGGATGAGCTTTAAACATGAAGGTATCGACATAATGAAACAATATAAAAAAAGTGCTTGCAAGTAATATACATACATGATACAATGAAGTCAGTTAAGAAATACAAAAAAAAAATATAAGGTGGTAGTTACATATGAAAGAATTAAAAGCGGTTGTTGAAATGGTTAGTCTTGGTTGCGTCATCTCTGGTACGGATTATGTAAACGTTGGTGTTACTGCTGAGGAAAACATCTCAATCTTAATGCATTCTGATTACGGTGAAACGGTTGAGCGTATTGAGCGCCAACTAACACCGGAGCAAACAGCAGCCTTTACAGATAGAGTTATGCAATATCTATTAGCAATATACAATGATACGGGTGTTGTCGGGTACCTTATCGAGCGTGTTGTATATGATGAAGAAAATGATATTGATTTGCGTATGGGTCATAATGAAGAAGAACATGAAATATTCATAGAGCTTAACGGTGAATCTGTTGTCATTGTACTTGAGCAACTAGAAAAGATTATGGACTTAATCCAAAAGGATAGAGTTAAGGGAAACATTTCTTTCAATTAATTAAAATAAGGGGTTCACAGCCCCTTACATATATGATACAATGAAGTCAGTTGAGAAATACATAAACAATTAAATAAATGGAGGTAGTTACATATGAAAATCAAACAAATCTTGTTAAGTAATGGAACTGTAGTAGAAAAGGCTTTTCCAACTAAGATTGAGGATGTTACAAGCATCTATCAACTAGGTCTGGATGTTGTGGAGGAAAAGGAAAGATTATATAAAGCTATTCGTTTAGCTCCTACTGACATGCGTTACAATGAGTTTGTTAAGTACCGTAAAGCATGGGTTAAGGAAATCATTGAACTAGAAACACTTTATAAAAACGTGTGCTATGCATACCATAACGAGCCTTTACCTGAGGTTATGGCACGTAAAAATGAATTTTTCACTGTAGGAGGTGTTGCTCTATGAAACCAGCTAGTAAATTAGAATATGTAGCGGCGATTGATAAAGAGTTAATGTGGTTGCCTTATAGCATCCGAGTATCAAGGGTTTGGAACGGTGCAGACTTTTGCACAGAACAAAAGGCAGAAACATTCTGTAGTTTGTTAAGTCATGGTGATTATAAGAAAGCTGCTACAAAGTTTACTAAAGAAGAATTACAGGGTATTTGGTATTTCGCGCAAGACTAAACTAAACTAAAACAATTATAAAGGATGGTAGATTATAATGACAAAAGTAAATGAATTCCATATTGTATGTGATGTAATGGAAAGCGATAGCTTAACGGTGGCAATGAATGACAAAGGCATGACAAGCGTGTTCATGCATGTAATCTTTAATGAGGAACCACTTACAAAACATCAACTATTATCACGTGTTGAAACGTTACGCCTTATCAAAACATTATCTATCTGTATGTACGAAGATGTACATGAAGAAATTAACAAAGGCTATGAAATTAAGGATACAGTTGCAATTGTATCAGATGCAGCTAGAAAGCGCGCATACATTTATATAGGCGTTGACACTATCGCCTTGAATCGTACAACGTGCAGGAAACTTAGAGATGAGTTAGAAAGGGGGTTAAACGCATGAGACATCAAAAAGACGTTTCTATCTGTTTAATCTGTGAGGAGTTCAACAAAGATACATTGACCCTCACTAAGTCATCTAATACAAGTGATTTAAAACTTGAGTTTGAATTCATTAAAGATGTACAAGACAATAGACACAAGCGTATCAAGTATACAGTATTATTGGACAAGAAAGAAGAAAATATTCTATACGATTACATTGACGGGGTTAATATTGATAATAGCATTCGTTTCGATGATGGTACAAACGAATTAGAAGTGTCAATTGATAATTGGAACCATACTATCACATTTTCATACAACAGTAGTGACATTATAGCATCGCAAGACAGTAAACAAACGATTCTAGATTTGTTAGATTGGGGGATTTAACAAATGAGAAAAGGAAGCCTTGTTATTATACCAGCAGCAGAACATAAAAAAGTATGTGTAGTACTATACGTATACAAGCACGGGTTAACTGATGAGAGCTATGCAAGGGTGTACTCGCTCGATGAATGTTGGGAAACAAGTTACAATAAACAAGAGCTACGTATTATAGGGCAGGTGGACGAATCGCATGTATCAACGATTACTGGGGGTAGATATAGATGAGAATGAACTCCTATAGAACATTAGAATTGATTGAGTCGGCTAAAAAGAAAATAAGCATTGGATGTAGTGAGGGTGAAATGTCATTCGAAGACTGGAACAAGATAAATAACTATTTAGACAATGCTTATATAGGGTTGATGCGAGTACTAAATAATAAAGCGACAAAAGAAAGATTAGAGGACGAGGTATTATAAATGTTAGGTCTGTACAAGTCAGAGGAGATAACAAGTTATGATGTTATCATGAAAACACTAGCAAGAACAAGAGACACGCAATTCTTTATGGTAACACATATCAGACGTAAAGAAGGCAAGCCAGAAAGAAAGTTCCTAGTAACAACAGTGTACAAGCTACATGAAGTTGTATACAGTACAGCGTTAAAGGTAACACATATACGATTCATTGACTATGAAGGGCATGTATTAGTTATCCCTATGGAAGATGTATTGATTATCAAATCATGTATGAGTTAAAGGAGTATATACCATGACAAAGGAAAAAGAACTAGCAATATGTTTATCATTAGTAGACTTATTAAAAGAGCTTACAATCAAAGATGGTAAAGTCTACGTATACATTGTTACATCTAATTACGGGTATGACACAAATGACTTTGAAGGGGTATACAGCACAGAGGAAAAGGCAAAGGCTAGATGTGATAAAGCAAACAAAGACCTCGGTGGAAATATCTTCAGCTATGAAGAATACTATCTAAACGAAGACTAAACAATAACTAAATGACAATGAAAGGGTGTAGGTGTATATGATTACAGTAACGTTAATTAACATTATCGGTGGTACAAAAGAAAAGAGAGACTTCCCAAACGAGGAAGCACTAGACAAGTACTTGAAAAGAAAACCATTTATCATAGCAAAGAAGGAGCGATAAACAATGTATGCATTCAAAGGAGAAGAACTACAAACGATTAAACGCATAGCATTAAAACATATCTATCTCTACTTACAGACAGGTTACATTGACTATACAATTCATACAGACGGTGTAAAGGAGTTAAGCATCAAAGAACAAGTATGGATACAGAAAGCAAACGAAGCAATCAAAGACATTAAGCAACTCAATTGTAACTACAATAGCTTTGATGAGGCAATAGGCTGGATGCTTATACACATCAAACGAGAATTCGAACAAACACTAAAACAAACAACAGTATTCGCACATCCTTTAGAGGAACGTGTATTTGTAACAGTACCAATTGATGAGGCGATTACATTAATACAAACAGTAATAGATATCAGGTTAAACGCAATGAATAATAAAAACAAAGATAACGTAAAATATAACCATCCCGTGTATAGAGCAATTACAAAGGTATTAGAAGAACAAAGAGCACGTGATAAAAGAATAGAACTTTATAAGGAAGTGTTTTAAATGACAATTCGATATTATTCATCAACAATGGTTATGGAATGGCAAGAACTATTACAAGCATTAAAGGAAGAAGCTACACACTTTCATATTGTATACAAAGAATATAAGATAATGGGGAATGATTCCAAGGTGCGTGAGTTTATTACATCGGACTTAGTTAAACTAGAACGTATTATACATGATGTACATGAACAAAGTAATTCATGGGTAGAGTTCACAGGTAATAACAGTGAGACGTTAACACTTCCCTTGTATGAGATTGTAAACGTTAAAGGGATTGTATTGCACTAATCCTTTCTAAAACAACGAATAGCAAGCCTACTCTTAGAGCCTCAGGTTTTTCTCTGATACCCTGTTCATGCTAGATAGAGTAGATTGCATCCTTGTACACAAATGTATACGAGTATTACAAACTTGTACAGGTGTTTTAAGGTGTCTCACACTCCGTTACACGTCGTTTTACAAACTAACTGGTACAAATGTATTAGAACAACAAAAAAAGCCCTTCACGGTGTGTGAGGGGCTTCTCTGCTATAATGTGGGGTTTGCTAGTAGCTCACTGGAATGCAAGCGCAACTCCTAGTAGCTCACTGGAACAGAGCCGAAAATACTTAGTAGCTCACTAGAACGCATAGGTAACTACAGGGCTTGTCCATTTAGCTCATGAGCAAATACGCCCATCGGAGCTAATAGCATCATCTGACAATTGTCAGACAATTACGACAACAGGTATCTACAAAATGTGCATCGACCTGCTCCAACAGAATAGCACATTAAATGACAACAATACAAGCATAGACAAAATAAAAGTTTTTTATACATATTCTGACTAACTAAATATTCTGACAATTAGCAGCACGTATAAATATCACAGATGAGGCTATTTGTCAAGTTAAAAGAGTATTGCAAATGTTCTGACAATTTGATAAGGGCGAACAGTGCTAATAGTCTGACTGTCATAATAGTGTGAATTGTGCTATTGTTCGGATTATTCTAAATAGTCTGAACATTTAGATAAAAACCCTCGGGAATTATTAGTTGATTATTCTTAATTGTCTGATAATTGCGAATAATATAATAGTCTGACAATTATAATGTTCGTGTTATTGTAAATATTCTGATAGTTTGAATGTTATGAATAGTCTAAATAGTCTGACAATTGTAAGAGGCTGCAATAGAATTAACTGACAATTCAAAATATTCACGCAATTATGATAGTCAGCCTATTCTAAATATTCTGACAATTAGAACAGTCCAACAATTATCATTAGTGTGAATATTCTGACAATTGTTTGATAAGGAGCTGCTGTTAAATTATCTGACAATTCATACTATTCAAGTTATCATACTATTTCGAATACATTGTTAACTTGACATTTGCGTTGATGTGTGGTAAACGTGTGTGAGCTATTTGTCAGACAATTCAAATAGTCAGACAATTCTGACAATAATAAGATGACTAAATATTCTGACAATTTGTGAAGCCTTGGTATCACTGGGATTGGAGGCTATTTCCTCTGTATGGGCTGTTAGGAGGCTAGGTAATACAAATACTAGGGCTATATACTAGAATCGCTGTACGGGGCTGTGAGGGGCTTTAAAATAGATTTGACAAATAGATAATTATGTGATATGGGAAGTTATCAGATAATTCTGACTATCAGACAATTTAAAATCCCTATTATATTGCATAGGAGCGCGCATATGTGGTTATCATAGTAATAGCTAAATGTCAAGTTAATCTTATATTCTGACAAATTAACTGTTTATAATATTCTGACAATTTCGAATAAACTTTTATTTTGTCAAGGGGTTGTATTATTCGTCGATATATGAGATATTATAGGAGCAGCAGGGAAACACCTTGCTAGCATACATAACGAAGGATGGTAGATGAATATGACATACGAGAACGAATTTGAAATGGAACATGATTTTATATGTGATGATATTGGCGAATGCCTTAAGTGTAATGAAGATTCTAACAATTGCGAATGTGAGATAATTATAGAGGAGGAAGTTGAAATGAGAACAGCTATTAAAGCAGGTCAATTTGAGTTAGGTCAAGTGGTAGAGGTTACAATGATGTCAGGCAATCAATACAAAGGTTATGTGACTGACTTCACTGATAGTCAAACGCTTGTATGGTTAAACGTTGGCGGCGTATTAGAACAAATTAATATGCATCACGTGGTATGCGCTATGCTTATCACTGAGAAGGTAGAGGCTAAAGAAGCACCTTATCATATTGGACAACTATTATTCGTTGAATGTCCAAACGGATTATATTTCTCAGGTCGCATCGTTGATATCGGTCTTGATACTAATATTATTTGGGTTAATCGTACGACTACGGATGAGTGGGTTTTAGTTAACGTTGCTAAATCTCGTATTACTGTATTAGACGAGCCAAAAGAGGAAATCAGCGAGGAGTTAGCGAATGAGGTTAAAGCGGCTACTCCTGCTCCTTTAGATGTAAAGAATATTACTCAAATTAAAGGGGAATATAAAGAGGAGCTTGCAGAGTTATGGGAAGGCGAACCGGACTATCATGAAGTACGTGTATTTAATAGCGAAGAAGATGACACGGAGATTTACGACGTGGAGTTTGCTGCATACGATGAGGACGGGCAATACCTATTCTGCATTTATTTCGGTACTTACTACGATGAGAAGGAAGCTACTAAGGCAGCTCGTGCAATGAGAACTAAGCTACGTAAATACTATGACATTAAGGGTCAAGTATACACGTACGCATGCTAGACGGGGCTTCACGCCCCTTATAATTGTAAGCTCACTATTATATAGATAAAAGGATGGGATATTATGAACGCTAATATCGAACTTGCTATTATTGAACTCGAACAAATTGTTAAGCATGCTGAGGTTCTTGGTGCTATGTATAAGACTAGACAAACGTACTCAATTGTATTACCTGCTCATATGCACGTTCATATCATTGACGCTTCGACGTTTATTGACAAGGGCATGAAGGGCGTTAAACACGATATGGCACTGGTAGAGGCTACGTATGTATCAAAGCGTATTAGCGCTATCGTGTCCGGCGTAGTTAAGCAGGAGCATAAGACAGATACTGCTATTAGAGACCTGCAAAGAGCCGCTGAAGACTTGATTGAGAATTTGCGCAAATGGAATAAATAGTATGAGGAGGGGTGACCCTCCTTTATACCCTATTGACAATTTTTTTTTTATATGCTTACTTGACATACGGTTTGATATGTGGTATAACCCCGCCCCTACCATAAAACCATAAATTTGTCAAGTAGTATTTTACTACCGCTCTACCT